TCTATCATTCTTCTATTTTTTCTTCTAAATAATCCCAAACTAAATTTGAATACTCTTCGTATAAATCTCCGTCTTCATCGTCTTCTAAATTGAAGACCCCGTCATCTAAACACGTATCCATTACCTCCTCATGTTTTTCTTCAAATGATAAGTCCTCATCAATTGTTAAAAGGATATTATCAATGTCATCAATTTGTTGTTGTGTTAATTCCATTTTGTTTTTTTTATAATGATAGTAAATTAATAATTAAAAGTCCAGCCCCAATGAAAAAAGATATTATTATTCCAATCCAAAATACTTTATAATTTCTTTCAATCTGTTCTTTTGAACGTCCTTGCCATTCATTTCTATTCCATTTCATTGCCATAATTTTTTTTTAAGTAATCATAAAGATTCATAAACTCAACGGTTTTTTCTTTATTTAAATAATAAAATTTCATTTGTTTTGAGTTTAATCCATATCTTTTATCATGACCCAATCTATTTTCAACGTGCTCTATTTGAACATCCTGATTAAGGATTGATCCAATCGTTTTAATAATATCCAAATTTGTTACTCTGAATCCGGTCCCAATATTCATAACTCGGTTAATAACCTCATCATCAAACATTAAATCACAAATAACTTTAACATTATCATAAACATACATCCACTCCCTTATTTGTTTTCCGTCACCATAAACCGGAATTGGTTTACCTTCTTTGATTGATCTCGCAATAGTTGGGAGAAATTTTTCCTCAAATTGGTGTTCCCCAAAATTATTACAGGTTCTTGTAATTAAGTAAGGTAACCCATAAGTTCGGTTAGCAGACATTACCAACATATCAGATGCGGCTTTAGTTGCGGAATAATACGAACTTGGTTTAATTTCATTTGTTTCAGTTGCAGTATGATTAATAGAGAAATGTTCGTCCATGTCACCATATACCTCATCTGTTGAAATATGTATAAACTTTTTTAGTTTTTTGTTTTTTCTTGATATCTCCAATAAATTAAAAGTTCCTTCAACATTTGTTCTCACAAATGGTAATCCGTTTTTAATTGAATTATCAACGTGTGATTCCGCAGCAAAATGAACAATATAATCAAATTCACCTAAATCATCACTTGTTACATCACAAATGTCTTTTTGTAAAAATGATATATTATGTTTAATATTCTCTCTACTTCCAGCATATGTTAGTTTATCCACACAAATAACATCACATTCAAAGTTATCTAATAAATGATTAATAAATGCGGATCCTATAAAACCCGCCCCTCCTGTTACAACTATTTTCATAATGAATTTACTATTATTTGCGCTAACTTATATCCTGTAAAAGCCCCTATTGCCGCAGATCCAGGAAGTACTATGAATTTACCTAACATAGTTTCATATTTTTTTCTATTAACTATGTAAGAGATTAGGATATAATATATAATATAGTTAATTAAAACCATAAAGTCCATTTCCTTAGATACAAATACCACAACTGAATTTCCAAGTAACCCCCACATAAAATTAATGAGGGTTTCACGGATTAATTCGTTTGGTGTTGTGATTGCATCTAAAACTGTAATCTCAGTATCAAGACCTGTCTTTTTCGATTGTTTTGATGTGGTGTTCGAGGTACCAGAGGGCCTTTCTGAGGTCCTCAAGTTCTTTGTCTTTTCCTTTTTTTCCTGCACGACTTATATATTTTACTGTATTCCCTAAACTAAACCCTAATTCCCAAGCATCAATCACTTTGATTGCTTCGTAAGGGTTATTTTCCCCACCATAATGTTGGGGGTGATTTACTTGTTCTAATTTTGGTGTAGGACATTGACAAGGTCCTGTTCCACCACATACACATTCTTTATCCATTGTTTAAATTTTTAGCGTTTATCAATGCATTTTTTAATAGATCCGGCATTGGGTTGACAATTTTGTTATCTCTTTTATCAATGTAGTTTTGTACCAAATCAATTTCTTCTTGTGGTTCAATATTTGTTTTGGATAACATGGTTTCACCATCTAACTCATAATCATCATCCTCTCGGTATTCTTTTAATAATTCTTCGTTAGACATTGTCCCATACTTCTCACTAAGACCATTCATATCAACATCTTTATTGATCATACTTTTTGTATCATATAATAACTGAGTAACATCCAATGATTTAACAATCTCACGAATGATTTTGTATGGGTCAGCATTTGATCCTGGCCTACGATCTTCAACATATCCTTTCCATTCTTTTGCCGTGTCCTTAGGAACTCTAATTGACGCTCCACGATCAGACACTCCCCAACTGAATTTATCAATTGATTGTGTTTCATATTCACCGGTTAAACGAAGGTTATTATTTGATCCGTAAGCCTTAATGTGATCTTCGTGTCTTGATTCAAATGCGTTGAATAAAGACATAAAATATTTCTCATTACTTTCATTTCTCATTATATCAGTTGAGAAATTTGTGTGGAGACCTGAACCATTCCACTCACCGTGTGTGATTGGTTTTGGGTGAAGTTCAATATGGTAACCATATTTCTCCGCAATCTTAAATAGGAAGTATCTTGTCATCCAAAGGTCATCACCTCCATTTAGTTTCCCTTTTGAAAATACTTGATATTCCCATTGCCCTAAAGCAACTTCAGCGTTTGTTCCCGTAATATCAATACCGTACTCAAGACACATATCTAAATGTTCTTCAACAAATTCACGACCAACAACATTATGGCCAACACCACAGTAATATTCACCTTGTCCTTTAAGAATATTTCTTTTGTGACCCAAGATATTACCATTTACTTCCTCACGAATAAAATACTCTTGTTCAAACCCAAACCAAAGATCATCAAAACCATCAGTAATATTTGATCGTTTATTTGTTTGATGAGGTGTCCCATCTGGGTTTAATACCTCACATAAAACATAAACGGTACTGTTATACATTGGGAACCCTTGTTTTGTGTAGATTCTAACAGGATTTAACAAACAATCTGAATTACCGGTCTCGGCCTGATTTGTTGATGACCCATCAAAGTTCCACATTCCTATTGAAGTTTTACCATCTCTCAATTGGTCTTTTATAGTTTCAAAATCCACAATTTTAACTTTGCTCCTTAAGTTGGGTTCTGGTTTGTACCCATCCAACCATACATACTCTAATTTAACTTTCATTTATTTTCGTTTATATATTTTATTAATTCTTCCTTTGTTTTACCCTCATTAAATAACTTATAGACCTTTCTTGAAAATTCATCTCGTAAGAATGCGGCATCAACATTGAGATATCTCTCAATATTATTCACATTTCTTACAATATGTTCTTTGGTGAAAAATCTCTTATTGAACCCCATGAGATTTAAATTTGGGGGTTTTAGAATCTTTTTTAATTAGTTCTTCAAAAATCTTGTCCATATTAAGAATTTAATTGTTCCTTGTTTTTCTTGTAGTTTTCTAACATTTGAACCTGACCAACGTAATTAATCATTTTTCTCTTAAATAATGGTAAAAGTGTTTCGTTTATAGGAAATTCCCCATCACAAACCATTTCAAAAAGAGGTAACTTTGATTTGTTCTCTAAGTTCCATTGACTAAATGTATTAATAATTTTTGTTATAGTCAAATCGTTTTTTTTATCTGAATAAATTAAATTAACTAAAGTTTTACTTTCAGGTGATTTTTTATTAACGGATTTTATTTCATACTCCCAAACATAATGTATTTCATCTTTTGGGTTAACATAATAGAAATACCCTTTTTTATCCAAAACATTATCTTTATTTTTTTTTACCCTCATGTTAATACTATCAAAAACTATTTCCCAAACTGATTTGGCAATATTGAAGTATTCTAACATTCTTGGTGCGCTATAAGTAAGAATTTTCGCAAACTCTTCACCTTCTTCCGTATTTAATTTAGGTATTTCTTTTATCTTCAGATCTTTAACTAATAACTCATCGTCTATAGTTGAAAATTTCTTATCAGTATAGATGATTTTTTTATCTTTAATTAAAGTTTGGATATTTGCCAGATGTAATGACAATTCAATGAAACTTGGATATAGTTCCATGTTGTCTAATTTTTCTCCCATTTTTTGGAAGTACGATAGTAATTTATATTCTTTGTGCTCTTGATCAATAGGTTTTTCAAACATCCATTCGGTGTTCATTAGAAACTCTATTTTTTTCTTTCTTCCCATTAACCATAAACATAATAAAAATTTACTATTCTGTAAAGATATTAATCAATTCTAAAGACAATGTAGGTATTATCATTTATAGTAATTTCATCATAAGTACCATCATACGATGATAATACCCCATACCCAGATTCATCAATTAAATCTCTTTTAAGGGAATCTTTATCAATAAAATTAGTATATTCTATACCATGATTATCTAACCATGAAACAGGATCATCTTTTATTTCTTCAAGTATTTCATCAACTTTTTCATCAACATCATCATCATCAGGATCACCATCAGGATTATCTCTAATGAATTCAATATCGTCAGGTATATCTATGAGTCTTTCCTCAATCTCACTAATTCTCTCCTCAATTATATCAGATACTTCATCCCAATCAACATCTTTATAAACAGGATTTTTAAGGGTTGGGGTTCCGTTTATATAAACGGTGTGATTATTATCCGAAGTTAATTCGTAATTTATTTTATTACCTTCACCATCGGTAAATTCCCAATTATTATCTTTATTAACAACAAAAGTTAATGGTGGTAAAATACCGTATCTTATTAGTCCAAGTTCAATATTTAATTCCTCACTTTCAGAATTTAATTCCTTAATTTCTTTTTCTTGATATGACGATAAATCTCTTTTAATATCATAATTATCAGGATCATTATATACCCATTCTCTAACCGAATCTTCAAAATATTCAGCAACCTCATCACCATCAATGTGATAAGATAAAGTATTACGATCAAAATTATTACTCATATCATCTATCATATCACCATAATAATCATTTAAGGATCTATCGGCTTCCGCATATGTTCCAACAGCATATCTATTTCCATTAGTGTCATCATGTATAGATCTAAACTCATGCATATCCCAATGAGTTCCATCAGGTATTAAACCATAAACATCATTATCTCTATCTTCTAATTGATCTATATCATATTGTAATTCATCGTAATCATTGGTTAACTCGTCTACAACGTCAGCATCCGTTTCTACTTCTATTCTATCCTCAAGTTCTTTTAATCTTCTTTTTAACCCAATTAATTCTTCCACTTCAGGGTATGATAACTCATCAATTTGACCTTCACTAACCATATAATTAAAAACAGCGTGAGCCATTTCACCCTCGGTGTCGGTATCCATTAAATTCCATTCATCATCAATTCTTCTTTGGTCAGCATCATTTTTTTCTTTTTGTTTTCTACGTCTTTCAATCTCATCGTTATATGGTGTACTATAATAAGACCCAAGTTGGCCGTAATCAACCCCATTTAAATTTTCAATTTTTGTATATGGGATATTTAATTTACCGGTTACCGTTAATTCACCTAAACTTTTAATTGGTTTACCATTTAGATCTAAATTACCAACTACTCTAACTCTCTTACCTTTAAACATTGGTAATCTAGGTATTGCTTGTGCTTGATTACCAACAGAGGTTAATAATTTATAATATTGTTCCGGTGTGATATCATAATATTCATCATCACCCTCAGATTGTTCTTTTATAATATTCTTAATAATTTTTATTAAGTTACTTTCCGTAATTTTTACAACTCTTGACATACAACAATAAATATTCAAATATTTACAAATATAATAATCTTTAGATATTTATAGATAAATAAACCTAATAAAAACAAATGATTATGGGATGCGGATGTAAAAAAAATCAAGCACAAGCGGCACCTCAACCACAAGCACAACCTCAACCAGCACCACAAAATGCTACGGTTCAGGAATCTGTGAAAAAAATTGTTGAGAAATATTACAAGAATAAGTAATAGGTGTAATGCTATTTGTTGAGGTGGAGAATTATTTTTCCACCTTTTTTTATATTTATATATTAGTTATGGATTTAAAAGGTATTTTGTGGTCGTTTAATAATGGTGATTGGGAAGATATATCCCCCATTTTCAATAATAAAATTACGACGTTTTTAAAGTTTTTGAAAGGTAAAAACCTTTTAGATAGGATTGATGTTAATCAGATTCCAAGTGATGAATTTCCTGAAATGGAGTTTTTAGATTCTTTAGGTCTTTTAAATAATTTAGACTATGATACAGTACCTGATGAATTAGAGAATAAATTTCTCCTGTATAAATTATCTAAAGATCCGAAAGAAACTTTATCTTTTATTTGTGATAAAATATTAACTGATGTAGAGATAAGAGGTGAAGGAGATTATTATCTTCGTTTAAAAGATCGTGAAGAACTTGCGGAATTTTTTAAGTCTTATAGTAGAGACACATCACCTTATGATGTTGCAAAATCAGTTTTAGGTGAGGATTTTTGGGAACGATATTGGGATACAACCAATGATGTGTATAGTGATGTTATTGAAGTTTTAAATAAAGAGAACTTGGATGTTCTCTCTAATTACATACTTGAACATATTGGTAATAAGTCTTTATCAACCTTGGAATATGATACTGATTTTTTTGAGGGTATTTCAAACGAATCGGGTGAATTTACAATTACGGCGGAAAATATAAGTGAATTACTTAGAGATGAGGAATCAATGAAATTACTTCTAGATGAGGATCTTAACGATTTAAAACAAGAATTAGATTCACTCCATAATAACTCATATAACTCAGCTTATGAAAGTGAAATTTATGATGATGTTATGTCAGAATTAGAAAGATTATTTATTGGTAATATAACTGAAGAACAATATACAAGAAATGATAAAACTTATTATAGCCCATATATTAAAATACGTGATTTTTCTGGTAATGTCTATACATTTTTAACCGAATTTACCGGTACATATAATGATGATTCTCTTGAATATCATGGGTCATACACACAGATGATTAAACATTTAATGGATGATGGCTCTATGGAATATTTAGATTTTAGAATACCGGATTATCCTGATCACCGAGAAGTTGATAAAAATATAAATGAGATGTTAACCTCATATATTTAACTAAAAATAATTAACTATTTATATATTCATTTAAAATCCATATCAATTGTAAAAAAAAGGTATGAGATTAATAAATAAAAATTCAAAAAGAGGCATTGTTAATTTATTTGCCGATTTCATTTTATCTAAAATTGATAAGAATGAAAATTCAATAATACAAGTTTCAGATGTGGGATCTTTTTATGTTATAAATGGTATAACCACAAGTGAAACATTTTTAGACGTAAATTTGATTAGAGATGAATTTACCGAAAAATTTCAAGATATTTTAAATGATTTAGAAATTAAATCACTAAATGTTATTGATATTATAAAGTATAACCAAAAAATACCTAACATTGAGAAGGGTTGGGTTAAAGTTAATAAAATCCCTTTCATCGAAGAACCTGAACCTTTAAGTGAAATATCAATTAATTCAGAATTCCCTTATGGTCACAGTTTAAATTGTGGTAGATTAATGGTTTATTATACTCACTATATGTTTAATCAAATGTATAGTACAATTATGACCGATGAAGTTCAATTATTTTTTACAAAAAAGTTAAATGAGGATGAGGATTTTAATATTAAAGTCGTCCCTAAATCAGGTTTAGATAAATCTATTATCAAATCTTTAATATTAGATCTATTTGACTTTGATTTAGAGGACTTTAAAACTAAAGTGGAGGATTATGATCTTTTACAAGATATATTAGACCCTACAGGAGAAAAACCATATTTAATTCAAGATAGATTAGAGGACGTAATCGTCTTCTAATCCATCTTCAAAAAATTCTTTAATGATTTTAGCACCTTCATTAATGTCTTCAAAATCTCTCTCAGGAGCAAATAACTTAGTTGTTGGGTTATCTTCTGGAGATTCTATTAACATAAAAGCCGGAACAAATTCATTTTCGGTAACCTCAACGAATAAGTTGTATTCTTCCTCATATTCGTGAATATCACGATCAACATATTCAATGCCCTGTTTGTCTAACATTTCTTTCAACATATGACAAAACGGGCATTGTTTCATCGTAAAAAGTACCGCAACCTTATCCATTTATTAATTCGGTTAACATCTCTTTTAGTTGCCCCTCATTTAACATACCAACTTTTGTTTCTGTTACTTCACCACCGTTAATTACTTTAATAGTTGGGATACTTCTGATTCCTAATGAAGCACCGACTTCTCTATTCATATCAACATTCATCGTGTACATTTGTACATCTGAAGTATTTTCATTTGAGATTCTTTCAAAAATTGGTTTCATCATTCTACAAGGACCACACCATTCTGCCCAAAATTCAATAATTAACTTTTCACCTTTGTTAATTTTTTCTTGTAATTCTACACTCGTAATTTCCATTTTTTTACTTTAATTTTAATAAATTTTTTATGAAGAATTTTACTTCTTCTAATTGTTCAACATCATAATAAACTCTAACATTAAAATTCAATTCTGTTGATGTAATCTTAGATAAATATATATAAAATCCAGATCTGTGTTTGAATATCCCTTCATTGAATTTAATTTCTCCGTTATATTCATCACCATTAAGATATTCAATAACAAATTCCTTTTGGATCAATAATTCAGGGCTTAAAATGAGGTGACTATTAACTTTTATAATACCATATAATTTTTGGTATCTATTCTTAATAATCTCCAAAAAATCTTTTTCCTTTGTAAAATATTTATCTTCCATAATCTAAAAAAATGGGGTCCGTAGACCCCATAGTATTTACAACATAGCTTCAGCCGTTTCCCAAAGTTTTGTATTCACATAGTTTAAAGATGCAATATTTTTTAAACTTCGTAAACTTGACTTTCTACCAGTTTTTGTTTTATACTCAATACCCCCACGAACAAATTTTTCCTGTACAAGGTTGAATGTTGTCCATAAATCATCCCCCGAATCTTCGTGTCTCAAAGGTGTTAAAATCTCCTCAACATTTAATTCTTTCGGGATAGATCCCATAGACCATCTAAATTTAGATGATTGTTCAACAAAATCAATCTTTTCATCAAAAGTTAAGATTCTTTCCATCATTTTACCAACTGAATGTTCAATCTTAGGTAATTTTTTTGCAAAATTCTCACTCAACTCCTTAACTTCATCTAAGGTAAAAGAGTTATGACGAATATTAAATCTTTCTGAAACGGATGTCGGAACAATAAGTCCATTACTACAAACCAATCGGTAAAGACCGGCCCCTAAAGAGAAACCTGAAGTACCATTGTGTGAGTTACGAACAATTGCCTCAACTAACGTGTCACCAACTTTTGGTAATTGACCATTACGGAATTTAACTTCATGTAATGCATGAATTCCTCTTCCTGTTTGACTAACAGATGAAACATCCCAACCTTCTCTTTGGAAATACTCAATAACCTGATCTGTAGGTACAAAAGAATACTTGTTAGATAATTTGTTTGATGGTTCTGTCGCAAACACTGAAGGTGCCGCTTTTTTGATTAATTCTGGAGTGTATAACATAAGTATAAAATTTAATTACCCTACAAAGGTAATATTTTTTTTTAAACCTACAATACTTTTTGAAAAATTAATTTAAAAATATATCCCCAAATTTTGTTTTCATGATGTGATGTTCAATTTTTTCAATTGAACCTAACTTTTCCACCAATTCAGGTGCCTTCAATTCTAAGACAATATCTAAAATTTGTTGTTTTGTCAGAATAAAATCTTCACCATTTTCAACATTTTCTAATGACTTTTCTTTCATCTTTTGGAAGAATTCATCTTTTTGGGCGGTTCCGACTAAATCCATAAAGTCAGATGGGTTACTCTCAAAAAATGTAATCATCTGACTTATGTAAATCTCAACATCTATGTTTTTCATATTTTTATATTAAAATCCTACCATTCCGGTACAATGTGTTTTCATATCTTCAGGGAAGTGGATCAACCAGAAGTCCTCATCTGGTGTCATATATTCCTCTAATTTCTTAGGTATTTTAATATTTGGGTCAGATCCCATTATTGAGAAAAACTCCAAACAAGTTAACTTAGAAATTGATTCAGGTAATTTATCCAATTGTGAGTTATTAGTAAGATTTAAGAATGATAATTGTCTACAATTTCCAATACTTTCAGGAAGTGACTTAATCATGTTATCTATCACTAATGTTTTAAGTTCTGTAAATCTACCTATTGATTCCGGTAATTCTAAACTTATTGTGTCATTTGATTTATTTTCCATATTAATGAACTCAACATTGTCAGGAATAGAATCAAAATACTCATCAAAACCAAATAACGCAATGTATTTTGAAGCATCATCTTTAGGGTATTCTAATTGAACGAATGTTCCAGTATCTTTAGCAACTAATTCTTCACCATATTTTCTCTTTAATTGTCTAAAATATGGTCTCATTTCTTTGGTCTTAATTGTCTCAATATCACTCGACGTTAATTGACTTAAAGTTTTTGTAAGTAGTTTTTCTTTTTTCTTTGAGACATAGTATGACATTGCCCCATCTTTAAGCATTTTAACCATTCCTCCACTTAATTCAGTTCCAAGACCAATATATTTCTTTTGTAGTTCCTCAGGAAGGTTACCAAAAATTAAATCCCCATTTGTTATATGACTAAAATCAGGACCTCTTAATTCCATCCATAACTCAACCTCCTCAACACTACCTAATTCTTCAACAGGATCCGTAGTTTTAAGGTTGTATGATTTATATCTTTGCATTTTATCTTGATCCTCTGCTGTAAACGGTTTTGGTTCAAGATATTCTTTTTTACCTTTTAATGCTGGTACTTTTCTAATAATTTCATCCCAATCAATTGTTTGACCACCAGAAAATCTACCTGAATTTGTTCCGTCAGCTAATCTCATATCACCATATCTATCAACAAGGACAACAACAGCATAATTAACATCTGATTCAGGTAAATTTTTACTTATAACATAATATAATGTTAAATTTTGATTCAATCTATAATTGTAATAGTAGTTGGATGAACCTTCCCAAGATGTACACCATCTTCTATCAGGTGCGTGTTTTTTTCTAATGTTAATACATTGTTGTTTTTCCTCAGGAGCAAATATTAATACATTATCATCCTCATAAGCAATATTAACATCTTCTAAGTCAATATCAGGTAAACTATATTCATCCTCACCCATTGGTGTATAACCATCAACAATGTGTTCAAACTCATCAAATGTCATAAACGCACTTAACTTAGAGTTTAATGGGATAGATTCAAAATGTCTAACAAATCTTTTTACTCTTGGAAGAATAACAGTAAGTGGATCATCATCCGGATTATCCTTCATGAATTTTTCTGTCATTCTTTTTGTTAATTCGTTTTCACCATTTTCATCAAACTTACCAAAAAATCTATTAACAATATCATTTAATTGTGATGGAGTAAAATCGGTAACGTCTTTTTTGAATAATTTTTGTTCTGGAAACAATGTTTTTAATTCAAAATACTTCTTGATATTTGTTTTTACTAATTGTAAATCGGCACCTTTATGTTTTGTAACAAATTCTTGGGCCAATCCTTCAAGATCTTTTTTGGTTTTTTGTTTTGTGGATTTATCCGCAACAAGTTGTTTTAATTTTTCATAACTATGTCTAAAGATATCCTTATCCTCATTATCAAATGAAGATTTGAACCTCTCAAAATCAGAAATTACTTTTTTGATTTCGTCTTCGGTATCATCCGTCTCTTTTGTGAATTTATCCAATAATTTTTTTACCGTAGATTCCGGATACTCTAATAATATTTTCTTAACGTTAACGTTTTCTTTAACAATTTTTGACAAGAGTCCAACTAATTCCATAATGAGTTTTTTATATTATAAATATCTAATAAACAAAAAAAAATTAATAATTCATTATAAGTAATTCCTCACCCATATTTTGTTTTTCACCTTTTTTTGCCGAAGCTGCTTTCGCAAATTCTTTTGTTTGCCAAAGATAATCATTTTTTGGAAACCATTCGCATAAAATATCAAAATTATAATAAGATAGTGAAAATTTACCTTTCATACCTTTAAGAGTGTTCGCCAATCTCTCGTGATCTTCTCTATCAAAATCATGGTTGGAATAATAGTTCTCAGTTTTCCAATATGGTGGATCAACATAAAAATAAGTTGTTGGTGAGTCATATTTATTTATCACATCTTCAAAGTCCATATTCTCAACTTCTGTTATTTTAAGAAAATGTTCAATCCATTCAGGTTTTGATAACTTATCTCTAAAAGTAAGATATTTTGATTTGTATTTACCTTTTAAATCAATAAAATTTGATGTTTCAGGTTTAGACCCACTAAATACTTGTGTTAGAATATAAACATATTTAGCAGCAACAACATAATCAGTATCTCCCACAATAAAATCTTTACCAAAGATTTCCGATTGGAATAATTCAAATTGTTGTTTATATATCGGATCCGTAATTTCTTCACCCTTTTGTTGACACGGTATATTATTTATTTCAACTAATAAACGTTCAGGGTTTTGAATGCATTTAAATAAATTATAATTTAATGGGTTGAAGTCGTTATATACAACTCTTTTTAAATTAGGGAACTGTTTAAGATCCATATTAAAGAAACACCAAAACATCCCCCCAAATGTTTCAACATATGTTTCCATATTTTTATCGTAGAAAGGAACGATCCATTTCCCGATTTTACTTTTACCTCCAATGTATGATAGCATATTTTTTTAATATAAAAATAGTAGTTTTATGTTTATATGTCAATCAATAATATTTATTATTAATAAAAAAGAAAACATGGAAGAAGATATGAAAACTGAAGCAACACAAGTAACAGGATGTAGAAAATGTAACCAAACATCAGGTAAAACACAAAAATTTGTGTTTATTGCCGGCGGGTTAATGTTTGGATTATCAATTTATGGTTTAGTGTCATTAATATACGACATTAAATCTCTATTTTAAGACCTGTTAAACTTAAGATATTGATTAATTAATAAATCACCTTGTTGTTGGTATTTAAATCCTTTACCTTTAACTCTTAGAGGCATTGAGGTATCTATATTAATAGGGAATTTAATATTCATAGTTCCATCTGGGTGGGGTACATCAAAAGACCCTTTTTGGAAGTCCTCAATGTTTAGAAAAGCATTATAAACTAAATTTGGTCCTGACTTTTCAAAATTACCTTCGTTTATAGCTCTAATTCTTATAACTAAATTACCGTAACCACCATTTCTGTAATCACCAAGTCCTTGTAATCTTAAAAACTGACCGTCATCAATACCGTGTGGTAATTGCACATCCACGGTTTTTATTTCATTTCTCGCACCTTGACCACCACACGCATAACAAGCTGCGGTAGTTATTTTTCCAACACCATTACAAGTATTACAAGCAACCTGCATAATCTGAACAAACATACCAGATCCCATTTGTTTTACGGTATATCCTTGACCCCCACAGGTGTGACACACTTTCTTTTCACCACCAGTACCATTACAAGGATCACACTTACCTTTTCTATTGTAAGTGATTGTTTTCTTTCCCGATTTATAAGATTCTAACACACCAACATTCACGTCTATAACAGTATCATGAACTCTGTTTTGTTGTCTACGATTACCACCGAACATATTATTTAACATATCTTCCATAGACGCTCCACCAAATCCACCCATATTACCGAATGGGTTATTTTTCTGTTGATCGTATTGTCTACGTTTGTTTTCGTCGCCAATAGTATCATATGCCGTTGATATTTTTTTAAACTTTTCTTCATCACCACCTTTATCAGGATGATTTTCCTTAACTAATTTTCTATATACTTTTTTAATTTCATCTTGAGTTGCCGTTTCACTAACCCCCAATACACTATAATAATCTTCCATATTTATTTTAACTTATTTACACTTATATTTAACAGATATATAATAATCAAAATGGATAACTATATAATCGTATTGTTTAAAAATAAAACAAAAAAGAAAATTATCAAGAAATTCAAGACATTTGATAGAGCAAAAAAATTCTATGATAATTTACTCTTGGAAAGCCAATCAGTTATTTTTGGGACCAGAACTGAAAATGGTAAACCTTGCGAATATGAAATAGGATTTTTAGAGAGGGTCATTTCTCATAGACCATATTTTGTTAGGGATAAATTTGGTAGACAAATTAAAATTGATCTTGAGGATCCTGATTTTAACATAACTATTATTAACGAATTTAATAAAGAAGAATTAATTTACGATGTTAATAAATCAAAAAGAATAACCGTACCAACTATGTTAAAACAATACTTACCTAAAGTTGGTGTTAAATTGGTTTCTAAACTCAATAACAAAATTGTAATACAAAACGATGATAAGATATTTCTTTTTTCACTTAAAAGTGAAGATGATTGCGATAGGTTAATGGATTGTCTATCATCACATATGTTAAATGAAGGAAGGATTGATTGTATTTTGGTAAAGGATTCGTCTAAAGATCAGAAAAAGTATATGTATGATCTTTTATCTGAGAATGGTTATTCTAAATCAGTTCTTTACCGTAGATTCACCACCTATAAGAGATAGTAATTTAGAAAAAAACCCTTTCTGTTTTTTTTCTTCTTTTGGTACTTCTTGTTCTTTAAATGTTCCGTCTAATATAAACACCACCTCAACACCAGATAAATCTATTTTAAATTGATTATACCCTTGATCAATTTGTCTAAAGTTTGATTGGACTTTTTTAAAATCATCATATTGTAATTCAAAGATTATTACACTTTTCCCATTTGGGAATAATGTTTGAGTTGCGTCTGTTATTAATGCCAACTTCTCAATTATCCCATCAATACTTTTTTGATCTTCTGCCATATTGTTAATTTAATCTCTTGTTTAACAGGGATTATATCTTCTTTTTTTATTTTTTTAATTTGATCAATAAATCTATTTTTTTCATTTATTAAATCAAGTTGATCTTTTTCGATTTCATTATTAAGCCACTGTTGCATTCCCTCCAACCGGCTTGATGGTTTCTTCTGAGTCATCTAATTCAATTTTTTCTTCAGTGATTTCAAATTTTAAGGCTTGTAAGTTACCTAATTTTTCTTTTTCAAACATTTTCTTCAACTCATCAACTTTCAACTGAAATAATCTTTCTTTTTCTTCTCGTTCTTTGTTGTAAGCAATTATATTTTTTATATTTGATATTATCTCATCTACCGAATTTTCATCAAATTCAGAAACAAAAGAGAAAAATCTAAATCCTTGTTTTGATTTTTCATTTTCTACCACTTTTTCTTCATTGACATATTTTTTAGGTAATTTCCAACTTTCTGGAAACTCAATATCAAATGAAAGATATGTTTTTAACTTCCTAACAGATTGTAAATATGGGAATAATATTGTAAATTCCTTAAATAAGCTCATTTATACTTGTATTAAATATGTTATTAAATAACTTAATGCTAAACCATTGAATAGAATCTCCCTACTACTTAAAACCATTCTTTCAGGATTAACTTGTAGTAAGGAGATAATAAATTTGAACGTCGTTCTCATCAATAAGATTGCCGAGAAAACAAAAACAAATAAATATATTGTATTAATATTAGTCATTTTTTCTTGCTTCCAAAATCTCACCTCTAAGTGTTTGTAACAACGCTTTCAATTCTTGTGATGTTTTTCTAGCACGTGTACCAGCGCTTTTGTTACCACCGTAGAATTTAGTAACATCAACATTTAATTCTTCTGTTAACGTTTTAATTTTTTCTAAAGTTTCCATTGTGTAAAATAATAATTGTTTATTTTTATATAATCAAATCTAAATCAATAAATCCCGTTTGTAAATACTATAAGAGTATATTTTTATCTAACGATTTATATATACTTGAGATCATGTCTAAATCTGATTTGGTAAAAGGCTTCTTTCTGTCAAATACATCGGTGAAAAAAGTACCTATTGAATTTTTTATTTTATCCTCTTTTTGGTTATAAAATATTTCCATAAAAAAATCTAAGAAGTAATCAAGATGTTCCCCTTTATCGTTGAAGACGATGCTTTCTTTATTAAAATTTTCTATGGTTTTTTTCCAACACCACTGAAAGTGGTTTTTTTTATCGTCATCTGTCATAACGATTTTTGTTTCAGTTCCGTTATTATCATCACCTAAATATGTTTCAACTATTAAGTAATATAATGAAAACGTGAAATCATAATACAAATCCATCTTTTCAGGAATTATATTATTAATCCTAAACCAAATATCAACATCTTCAGGTTTCATTGGTTGAGTTATATAGTTAAAAAAATTCTCCATAGATTGTGTCTATGGAGAAATTATAATAAAGATATGTTATATGTAAATTATTGGGTCTTTTGGTTGTATCCAATTAAACTTTTCATTCTATTAAATTCTTCATTTAATTTTTCTGTTTTTTTATCAACACTCTCAAGTTTAATATTAACACCACTTCCAGAATTCTCACCAGTACCATCAGTTACAGGTTGTTTTGATTTTCTATATGCCGTCTCTTTTGCTTTATGGAATTTTTTAGCTTTTTGTTTTTTAACTAATTTTTCACCTAATCCAGTTTCTTCCGCATTAGCCCACTCAGGGTTATTACCAGTTCTTGCCGAACCTTTGATGTTATCTTTTACCCAATTTTCATCGTATTCAATCTCTTCAGGAACGAAATCTTCCATTCCAGGTCTCATATAATCATCTAAAAACTCTTTTCCACCGTCAGACATAACATATGCCTTTTTACTCATTTTTTCTAACTCACCGTTACCTTTTGGGAAATGTTTTGGTTCTGTTGTAAACTTTTCTTTTGATCCGTCTTTAGTATATTCCGTAATCTTTTTAGTGAATTCTTTCATATAATCTTCGTTTTCTTTACCCGATCCTTTATGAGCCTTTTCATATGCCGTTAAACCAGCCGGTGTTTGACCTTTTTTAATATTATCTTTTTCTTCCATAATAATTTGTTCTATCATATCAACAATTTCACTTTCAGTAAATAATTCAGAATCTTTACCTGACTGTAATCTATATAATACTTCTTCTTCTAATGAAGAGTTATCAGTATATTCTTTATTGCCAAGTTTAAATTTGCCACCTTTTGGTGTATGTCTTAACTTATCCGTAAACGCATTACCTTCTTCCATTTCTTTTTCAAACTCCACTTCATTTGTTTCGCCTTTCATCATGTCTGAAAGTCTTTGTGCTTCACGAGGATCAACACCCATAACTGATGCAAGACCACCCCAATCTTTATCCATTTTTTCTGCTTCAGGACTCATAGTTGATTTTTTTTCACGAGGTTGGTTTTCTGCGGGTTGCGGATTTTTACTTCTATTTCTAAATTCATTATCCATAGCTTCCATATCAGATCTGTGCATCATTGTATGTGGGTCAAAATCTGAGGGGTCGTAACGGAAACCAACTTGGTTTTTTTCTGACTTTGGTGTCTCCATTGGTTTTTCTTTTCTTCCTATAATTCTTTTTAAAAAATTTTCATCAATTTCAGAATCGTGTTTTCTTTTTACATTCTTTTTTCTTAACATTTTAAAATCTTCGGCATCAATTTTACCGTTACGATTTTTATCAATATTTTTTTGTTTACCTAACAATCTTTCGGTAATTTCTTCAATATCAATTTCATCAAAATCATCCAAACCTTCATCAGGTACTAACATACCCATCATATCGTCTTGGAATATGTTATGTTGAGTTCCTCCTTGTGGGTAATTAGTCCTACCTTTATAAGATAATTCTTTTCCACTTTCTTCTCTCTTGAACTTTTTTGGGTTGTATTTATATTTTTTATCAACTTCAAGATCATCTAATCCAATTTCTAATACTTCACCATCTTTCATATAACCACACTCCATACATTGCCCTTCAACCATAGGTGATCCACATTCGCAAGTTTCACCTTCCTCAACATAATCAAATGAAGAACCTGGTTTATTAAATTTTAATTTTTCCATTACTTCATTTGCTTTATCTTCTAAAGTTTCATTGAGGATTTTTTTCAATAAAACATCATAATATTTGTTATCTTTCATTTTCTTGTTTTTTTATATAAATATCAATGTTTATTCAATTTTTCCATCTCCAAATAAATTATGTTTCTAATATAACTCTCTGTGAGACCATAAGATTCACTTATATTTGATATTACCTTCTTTAACCCTTCATTTTCAAAGATTTTAAGTGCGTTAATATCGCCCTGATTACAATAAGGAAATTTTTTACACTTTTTCTTAACTTGAACAAACTTACCTCCAGGTAATTGTGTTTTACGGCTTGGTCCCCAATCTTTTTTACTAGTTGACTTCGCCCACATCTTGGGAGTTGAGTATTGACCTGATGATGAGGTACTAGTACCTTCTTTTGTTTCAACCTTTTTAGGTCTATTACAAGTACAATTTTTTTCTATGTTTTTACATTTTTCACAATATTTCTCTTCTTTCATTTCTTTAGAGGAAAAAAGTTGACCTGAATATGCTCCGGCTGATACCGCCCCCATTTCTTTAGGTTCCTCTTTTTTACCTTTTGTTACTTTCAATAATGAATTAAGAAAATCATTAAGATCTTCAGGTTCCTCTAACATTTTTTTTAATTCAACTTTTATTTTATTAGCGGATAATTTTTTGTTTTTTACTAATAATAAAATATCTTTTAAATCACTCTTATCTTTAAGGTAATCCTGTGGTTTTGTTTTTTTCTTCTTTTCTTCTTCTGCCATTGGTTGGAAATTTTTTCTCTGTTTAGCCAATTCGGTTCCAGTAACTCCCAAATCGGTAGCATTTTTATTATATTCTTTATTAAATAAATTAATTAAATCCATTATGAACTCTTAAATTTAGATTCCCAAAAACTTCTTTGCTGGTACATTATGGTATAAAATTCCCTAAATGATTTAATTATTAATTCTTTAACATCTTTTTCCAACTTACCTTTTTTCATCTCTTTTGAGATTCTTTCTACTAATTTGTCCTCAAATTGTTTGGCAGTAGAAGATCCCAAGAAATCTTTTATTTCTTTTTTAATAAGTGTTTCAATTTCCCTTTTATCCGCCTGAGTTAACGCCATTTTAATTAGATATTGTAGTATAGGTTAATACCCCAATAATTACTCCCGCAACTATTTGAGTGATTGTATTTTTTCTTTTTAATTTCTTATTCTCCGAAGTTAAATCTTTATTGATATTATCAACTATTTGAAATTTCTCGTTTGTTTTTTGAACTATGGATTCACTCGTCTTCACTTTCTCCTCCATTACATCATTAACCGATTCCAATAAAACAATCTTTTTATTTAACTGTACATTTTCCTCTTCAGATAATTTAAGGACTGCTGTTGTGGAATCTAATCTATTTAAATCTAACATGATTTGTTTACCAACTCTAAATGGTAAACAAATTTCTGTAGTATCTTGACCAAATGAGGTAAACACCACAGAAAAAAATAATATTAATAATAAGTTTTTCATATTTTAAAATTTGTATCTTGATCGTAATAAACTATCAATTTGTTTAACATCAGCGTTTTTAATTTCTTCACCTTTCTGTTGGTAGTAGTTATTAACAACTTCTTTTTTTATTTTTATGTTTGTAATTACAGAATCAACTTTTTCAATTTCTTTATTGTATATCTCAATTTTAACATCTAATTGTTTTTGATATTCAATCATGTGATTAATATCTTTATCAAGTTGTTCCAATCTTTTTTTATCTTCATTAGACATTCCATTGTCTTTACTTGCGATGTCATAAATCATTACACCAATTAATATAATTAAAATTGGTGTGATAATGTATTTAAAATTTTTACTTAAGAATTCTCTCATGACTCACTAACTTTTTTTCTCATTGATATAATTTTAGCCCATTTTGTTTTGAACTTATCATAATACGACTTTAATTTTGTTGTCATCTCACTAAATTCATCATCAAGTTTGATCATGGTACCATTAATATACACACCATTTGTTTCTCCAATTGAAAAGAAAAATTCAATGTCCAATTCCGTTACTTTTCCTGACCACTCAACATTTGTTGGGTAAAGATTTAATTTATTAAAATCTGCCATTTCAGTAACATCTTGTTTGAACTCATCCATGCTTTCCTGAAACGCAAGTTTATCATCAGTAGTTAGTTGTAAATCACTTGTATCTTTACTATGAATGACCATTATGCCTCCAGAAATTCTATATGCCTTCTTTTTGTCTGATTTTATATCATCAAACTCTTTTTCATCATCTTCAGGGTTTTCCGCGGTTTCGTATTCTGTATCGTCCTCAATTTTATCTTCAATATCTTTCATGATATTTATTCTCGCCTCAGGATCTTCAACAGGTTGTTCCGTTAATAAACCATATTGTTTACGAATGTCCGTTGACTGACTTTCATTTAATTTTTTAGATAAAGCTCGTCTAGAAGCCTCAACCAACATTTTTATTTCGTCGTAGTTATTCATTGTATAATTGTTTTATAAAATATTCAAAATTAAAAGCCGGAGTAACATCAGTAAAATCACTATCAAAATTACTTCTCGTTACAATACCTTCAATTTTTTCAACACCATTTATTTTTGTGTTATGTTCAACACTTACTAAAGGGATTGACGTTTCTTTTGTTATTTCAAGACATAGTTTAGCAGTTAATTTTAACTGTTCCTCAACATATGGTTGCCAAAAGAAATAATCTCTCCATTTTCGTTCAAAAACCTTTTGATTATAAATATCCCCAATCCAATTAATGTGTGAATTTTTTAGTGGTTCTTTTTCTAACCAACCTAAATTCTCTAATGAAATAATAATAGAATTCTCATCTACTTTTTTATTACCATTATATTTACCGTATTCATCATTCTCTAATAACTGTAAAATCTTACCATCTCTAGTTACAATATAGTTTGGTATTTTATCGTATTTACCGTTATATCTATATTTTAGTGATTGCAAATAATCCTTTACGTTTCGGGATGTGTTGGTGAGGATAATTTGTTTTTTGTTTTCGTTCCTCCCCTCCGATTGGAAGTTCCCGTATTTCGTTAGTTCATCCAACATTGTTTTTAGTGTATCTTAATACTTTAGGACCTTCTTGGGTCGTAGTTGTGGTGGTATCTTCAATTATTTCTGTATCCATATAAACATCATCCGATTCAAACAATTCTTCAAAATCGGGAACAACCTTATCTTTTTCTACAATTATTTCAACAGGAACCTCAACTATTTTTTCAACTTCTTTAATAACTTCAACAGGAACCTCAACTATTTTTTCAACTTCTTTAATTATTTCAACTACCTTTTCTTCAGGAACTATTTCCGCATCATCTTTACGTTTTCTATTTGCTTTAAACGCTTGGTTGGTCGCAATAACTAAAGTGATCGCCAATGGGTCAAATACGAAGATCAAAATCAATATAAATAAATTAGCCACTTCATTAAGACCCCATCCACTCAATTCACTCACATATTTAATTGCTCCAAGTTCATTACCTTCAATCTCTTGAGATTCCATGTCCAATATTTGTATATCTAACTTTGTAATACTATCATTCATCGAATCAATCTTACCTGATATCACATCTCTGTTATCCTGAGCCGTTTTTAATTGTCTTTCAAATGATTGTCTATTAGCATTATTTGCTCTTGTAACAATTTGACCTGTTTGTCTATCAACCGTTTGAGTTGTTGTATTACTTGAAAGACCATCCCTTAACTTTGAGATGTCCTTATCAAGGATAGTTTTTTCTTTAGTGTATTCTAATTTGATTTCTTCAAATCGTTCTTTTTTTACTTCAATGTTTTTGATCTTTTTATCATTGATCTCCAATTTAGCAATGTTTGATTGGAACCCCGTACTTAATAACCCGTATATCCCAATAGATGTAATGACTGACAAAATAATTAATGCCATTGTTAAGTAAATTTTCAATGCTCCATATGTTTCTTTCCATTTATCGTGTAAATAAGTCGCAATCGCAATTTTAGATACTTCTAAAAATCCACCCATAATAATAACAGGTATTGCAACTCCAACAAACACTATTGATAGACCTACCACACTATAATAAGCCGCGGTTGCCGATAGTCCCAAGGCACAAAATAATAAAAACCAAGGTAAAAATTTTTCTTTCATAATAATTGTTATGTGTTTATAAATATCAATAATAAGGTATTTATAATTATATGTCATCACTTAGGAATACAATATTGAAACATTTATTAATTGAAAAAGTTATCGGGAATATGTCGGTAAGTGTAAATTCTGATTTTTCAATTGAGGTTGACAGGTTAAATCATTCGTGGTCAAGAAGAACTAGACCTGATTTAGAGGGTAGAGGTGAGGATTTAACCGGTAAATTTAGTTACGATTATAATCAAAGAGAAATAAGTAATTCTGAAATAAAAGAAATCTTACTTAAAGCAAAAAATCAAATAGCAGAAAAAATAGTATCCCACGAAATAAGAACAGACAAGAGATTTGTTGTTAAATCTTTAAAGTGGGAAATTGCTATTGCAATCAATCCTATACAAACTGATGATTTGTCTTGGTCATTAAAGGTTGTTACAGTTTTTAGAGAATCAAAAGAAAATCCATTTAAAGTCGCCGATTGGCAGACAGTTATATGGGTATAAAAAACCCCCACCGGTACCAGTGAGGGTTGTGTTTCATCTTACCATATAGATAAGATTGGGGAGTTTCACCCAGGAACCTCGTGTCCCATTCCGCCGAGTTGTATGGGTAATCTCGGTTCAACCCATTTTACAAATAATCAAATAATTCAGAACTATCATTTCGTAATCGTCTCAACGCTTTTTCTTTTATTTGTCGTACTCGTTCTTTTGTTAAACCAAAATCAGATCCGATGTCTTCTAAAGTTCTTGGTGTTCCTGTCAAACCAAAGTAATCACCGATGATTGATTTTTCTCGATCATCCAAGACATCCAACAAAGTCATCATCTTTTCTTTTAAAATGTCTTTAGTGTGAAATGAGGCATCAGGAGCATCCGCATCTTGATTAGCAATCATATCAATAAGGGTATCCCCTTCTTCATTGATTCTCATATCTAAATCAATAATTGATGGTAAAGTGGAAAACTTATCTTCTAACTTCTTACCGGATTGTTCTAATTCTTTCTTAGCTCTATGAAGGTCCTGAACAACATTTACCGGTAATCGTATTGTTCTAGCATTATCATTTAAGGATTGGATGATTGATTGTTTGACCCACCATACCGCATATGATATAAATCTAAGGTCTTTTCCCCAATCAAAATTCTTGATTGCCTTCATTAGTCCGTAATTTCCTTCGGCAATTAGATCTTGTAGATCTAATCCTTGATTTTGATACTGTTTAGCAACAGTAATAACAAATCTTAGGTTACCCGTAAGAAGTTCTTCCTCAATTTGTTTTCTCTCTCTTTCTGAAATCTCGTTTGATTTCATTTTAACCGCTAACTCACGCTCTCTGTCGGGAGTCATTACTTTAATTTTTCTGATGTCTTTAAGGTAGTGGTAAACTTCGTCTTGGTTAATGGGTATTCCTAAGTTTTTGTCCTTCATTAATTAATTTTGGATTGATTGTGAATAATTATCTAATTTTTCTTTTTCTTGTGTGGAGAGTGATCCAACTCCAGTTTGTTTAATTTTTTCTAAGATCTCATCTATTGTTAAAGAACAAACATTTGGGTTTGTTCCCGCAAAACTTTCTTTTAGAAATTCTATGAAATTTGGCGATATTTCCCCCTCATCATTATCACCTCTAACTTGCATAAGATGTTCTAAATGTTCAGGATCCATGTTTGACGCAATTTGTTTTGGGGTTGGGATTAAAATATACTTAAATGGTCCTGTCTCTTCAATGACGATATCAACATATATTGACAATTCCTCTAAAGACATTTCGGTAATAAAATTAAATACTACGTGTGATGGACCATATACATATTTTATTTCATCCGAATCAACAATAGGTGCCAATTCTTCCGCAATTTTGTGAATTTCTTCTTCGGTTTTTTCACCTTCCGAATAATAAGCAAAGAGTAAATACTTCATATTTTTATGTTTTAATTATTTCAACAAAGATAACCAAAAAAATAGAACTTGTACTAATTTTTTGGGTATATGTACTAATTTTTTTAGGTAATTATACTATTTTTTAGATATTTTTTAGATTAAATGAGTAGTTGCAAGTTTTTATAAAATTTTCCATAAATTCTACATCAATCTCACCACGATCATTTGTTGGTAAAAAAATATTTAATTCTTTCAACCTAGTTTGACTGGCTTTTCTACCGTAATTAAACCTATATTGTTCATAATTCAATATTGTTTTTAAAAAAAACATACTGAAAATATTAAAATCAAATTTTGGTGTTAATTTTTCAACGTGATCTGATGCCAAAAAATTATCTTTCTGATAGGAAGTATAACCCAAAACCGCACTATCAATAGTTAATACACCACCTAATTCGGTAAAATAATTAGTAAACTTTTCAACACCGTTATTACTAGCCTGAGTTGTCACATAAGGATAAGGTCCAAATTCAAAATCTTTTATTAAATCCGGTTTAGTAGTTTTAGTCCCCGTAATAGTAAAAATATCAGTAAGTTTATAAAGTTCCCATCTTTTTTCAAAAAGTGATATATCATCTTCTAAAAGTTTTTCCGAGGTAACACCATTTAATATTTTACTTTTGAATAGATATGCTGAATAGTCATGTAATTCATTTTCAAAAAAATCTTTAGTGTAACTTTCATAATCAGTAACTAAATATTTTTCAACTGACCATTCACTATTTTTAGTTATACATTTTTTTACTGAAACTCCTTTTTCTTCTTTTTTATTTAAAAAATTATTAATCCAATTATTTTTTATTTTTCCCCATCTATTAAAATAATCTACTCTTCCTAAATTTTTTCGTTTTACAAATCCATCGTCTTTATAATAACCAAAAAACACTTCTTTTTCAAAATTATGAGGTATGTTTGAAGTGAATATCATTAAACATGAAACTACCCCAGCGTTAGAGTTGTAAAAAAGCTCATCAGGCATAGATAAAACCCCTTCTAAAGTGTGGGATTCCAAAATTTTTTCTTTTAAAAATTGTATTTTTTTATCTCCTCTCACCGCACAAGACATCGGTAATAAAGCAACGCATTTTCCACCAATTTGTAAATTATTTAGATTGTTTAACACAAATTCTAATTCTTCTATATCATTTTTTTTATCAGATTTATAAGGGGGATTTAAAAATCCAATGTTTGGTTTTTTTTCTCTAACCTCATCAATTATTTTTTCATCAAAACAAGAACCACTTAAAATATTTTTAGGAAATGATTTATGGATTATAAAATTACAAACCGCCAAAGCGTAAATGTGCGATTGGTATTCAACACCTACTAATTGATTTTCTTTCACGTATTTAATTTTCTGCTCATCACCTTTACAATCTTCAACCATATATTTCATTGAGGAAATGAGGAACCCACTTGTTCCTGTACAATTATCTAATACTATACTTTTTGAATTTACTTGTGTTAATTCACAAACAAATTCAGTAATGTGTGGTGGTGTTAATACAATTCCAAGCCCTTTATCTGAATTTGAATAACTTAAAAATACATTATAAATCTCACCCAAAACATCCCTATATTTGTAGGTATCAACAAAACTTTTAATGTTTTTATCTATATTTAAAATTATATTTTTTAAAACATTTTGTTTAGTACACAAACTAACATCATTAAGAATAAAATTAAATTGTGAATTAACAAAATCTATTTTATCATTTGATAACCCACTTTCTTTTTTTATGTAATCACATACATTAGAATGTAAAAATTTAGATAATTTTGATGGATCACTAATAAATTGATAAGTTTCTTTAAAATCATCAACATCCAACCCCATTAAAATAGCACTTAATAAAAGACTTCTCTGACTTTCCAATATTTTATTTGAATGTAACATCAAATTTAATTCATTAGCGTAGTTTCGTAATTTTTCATAATCTTGAGATATTACCACCTCATTTTTTGTGTAAAATTCAATATATGATTCAATGTCTAAAAGTTTATTACCAAGTATTTTTATAGGTTGCGCACTTTTTTTTGGTTGATAAAAATGAGTTATTTTAGAATTTTCAATACTATCACCACTAATAGCAATTGATATTACATCAAATTCTTTAGAAAGAGCATTTGAATAATGTTTAACTCCATCAATCGCATATTTAACTTTATTTAAATCATCTTTATCATCCCCATGTAATGATGTATCACCTTTTAATTCGGTAATCAAAACTAAATTTAAATATTTATTAATTGTTATAATGTGTTCAGGTCTACCCAATCCATTACCTCCTGTTTTTGACGCACCATTAAGTAGATTATGGATTCTATCATTATCCGTTTTTTGAGAATCTATAGTTCCAATTTTTTCAACTTGGGTATAAAAATGTAACCAAACTTGATTTTGTAAATTACTTTCGTTTATTCTTTTCTTTTTCATAATTATAAATATAATAAAGAATTTATTTCTTAACCATTATAGTAAGAATTTATTTCTTATAGTAAAGTATTTTACAATACTCTTGATACATTGTTTTCTTTTGTAATTTTAACGATCGTATCCCCCCACTGACTAATCATTGGATTGTGACTGATAAGGAACACTTTACCAAAGTATTCTTTAATTTTTTGGAAAAACTCAGATACCATTTCAAGATTGTCGTTTGATATTTTACCGAATACCTCATCAAAAACCACGATGTTTGGTTTCGGTAAAGTACAGATCTTACTAAGGACTGATCTTAACGCTAATGATGCGATTGTTCTCTCATATCCCGATCCTGATACCATTAATTTTTCAATACCAGTGCTATTATCAACCATTAGGAACTCAACCTCGTTTTTATCATTAATTCTAATCTCTAATTTGAAATAACAACTGTCTTCCATCAATCTTTGGAGTTCGGAGTTAATTAACGGCATCATTGTCCTCATAATGATTTTTGATAATCCGTTTTTACCATACGCCTCCAAATAAATTTTGTAGATTTTTTCTCTACTTTCTTCAGATTTGATTTTTTCAATCAATCCTTTGTTGTTCTCAATCTTCTCATTCAACGATTTAATTTGATATTCGTTATTAGAAATTTGAGAGTTTTTGGTTTTTTTGATGTTTTCAAGTTCATCTAATCTTACATCCGCTTTGATTAACATTTCGTCAATCTTAGTGTTCTCTTTGATCTTGTCCTGAACTTTACCCCAACTTTCCAATTTACCCTTTAAAGTACTAATCTTAAGGTCACAACTTTCAATACTTAATTCATACTTCTCTTTGATAAGTTTGTTTTTCTCATACTCATCAAAATCTTTTTTAAGTTGTACAAAAGCTTGTTCTTTGTTGGTTAAATCCGCCATTAACCCTTTTTTTTCGTCTCTTTGACGGATAAAGTCGGCAAGTTGACTGATTTTTTGTTGGGTTATTGAAGCGTTCATTAACTCAATTCCACAGTGTTCACATTTGATACCATCACTCACAGAACTCTTCAATTTCTCAATTTCATTGATCTGTGTATCAAGCTCAATTTTCAACTTAAAAGTATCGTTATAATCCTCCTTAATTTTATCATGTTGGTCTTCGTGATAAAACTCTTTTGGTTCAATAACTTTAAGTTCTTCTGCTTTCTTTTGAAACCCTGTTTTTTCTTGTTCCAAAGAGTCAATTTCCTCTTGAGTTTTAGTCGGGTTCATCAAACTGATTTCATGGTCAATATCTCCATGTTTTTTCTTTAACATATCATCACGATATTCTTTCCCTTTTAGGATTTTCTCATCAACATCGTCAATCTCTGTTTTTAATACACCAATTTGATCATTTAATTCAACGATTTGAGTATTGTAAGATTCGTTATCCGTTTTTAACATTTCAGAATTATAAATGTTAGATAATTTTGATTTATTAAATTCCGAATACACCTCTTTCGCAACTTCCTCTTTCCGTTTTAAAAACTCAAGCCCCATAAAACGAGACAACACTTGACCTCTTGCCGTTGGTTTTGATTCCAACAATTCTTCAAGGTTTGTTGCCGTAGTTAAAATGGTCATAAGGAAATCTTCCTTTGTACCGATGGAATTCTTAATGAACGCCTCAGTTTCCCTTCTTTGTTCTCCTGTGAAGTTTTGTAAACTCCCGTCAGCTAATTTCTTGAAGAAGTCCAACTCTGTTTTAACATTCCACTCACCTTTCTTAGAAAGTTTTCGTTCAATGTTTCTAACAATAATGTATTCTTCCCCATCAATTGTGATCTCACCTTTAACCGTTACTTTGTTTTTGTCAGTAAATCGGTTGAAGATTTCTTCTGCCTTGGTTGTTTTTGTTGTTTCATTAAAAAATAAGAACATTAACAAATCCACAGTAAGAACTGTTTTTCCCCCAAAGTTTGGTGGATTTGATTCTACAACTACAACTCCGTTGCATTTATCAAAATCCAATCTTTGGTTCTCACCATAAGATAAAAAATTAGAAAATTCAATATTTCTGATATACCATTTCTTAAATTGAGTTGTCTCAACTTCTTCCTCGGTCATTTTATTCTCAACCATCGTATTAATTCTCAATACATCATCCAAGTAATCGTTATACCCTTTTGATTCTAAGAATTTTTTCAACAAGTCAAGTTGGTAATTAACATCCGCAACGTTAACAGATACATCAATACTTTGCATTGTGTCTTTCTCAACGTTTTTAACTTTCGTTAATACATTGACATTAGTCGTGTTATACTTCTTTTGGAAGTAATGTTTAACACTCTTAATCTTGTCTTGTGTGAAGTTCTCAGGTACGTCTTCCCACACAACTTGTATTGATGGATTTTCAAACGTAGAGAAATCTAAATCTTTTATCATTATATTGTAATTAAATAATTTTGGGGGATTAAACAAATCCATTTTATTTTTCTAACTCAGAGATTTGTTCTTCAACTTGTGGTTCATTAATCTCAATAGTGTCAACAACTTCAAACCCTAAATCTTGACCATTTAATTCAACATTTACATTCTCATTGTTTTCCATTGCCATTTTTTGAGCCTCAAACATTCTCTCAATCGCTTTCTTCATTGCATATTTTTCTTGTGCAATTTTTCTGTTTCGTTTTTCAACTTTTGCTCTGTGTGCTTTTGCCGCTTTTCCCATTTTGTTATTATTTATTTAATTGTTATTACTTGGTCTATTTTCCTCAAACCATTCAATTATCGCATTTATGCCCCAAACTGAACCTGCCGATAACATTCCATCAAAGAATACGGAATAATATTCATTAAGTCCAATGAAATGTGAAATTGGTGAAAAAAAAGTTAAAGAAAGGAAAAATCCAACCCAAGTTCCCGTACATAACATACAAGAAATTAACTCAGACACAAATTTAAAAAATGGTCTTGTTAAAAACCATCCTTCACTCGTTCCCGCTGTTTTAATATTATTTCTCAACCCATTAAAGATTGAACCGTACACTAAAATTGTGGTCATCCCATATGCCACAATCATCCAAATTAATAATTCTATCATATTCTATTGTTTAAATTTGATCCCCTGAGAAATACCGCATTGGTTTGTGACGAGGTATTCTCAAGATCTCGGTTTATTTTTTCTAATTCTTTAATTCTTTCGTTTTTTGTTTGCAGTTCTTTTCTTAAAACCTGTAGGGTTTCCTGCAACATTCCCATTTTATCATTTGAGACCTCAACTTCTTTAAGAATCTCCACCTCTTTGATAATTTCAACCGGTGGTTTGTCTAAAATTATGTCTAAATTACGTCTAAGTTCGTCTAATTCTTTATCCTTTTTAGACATTTCATTTTCTAATTGTTGTATTTTTAACAACAATTCATTTATCTGAGAATCATCTGTTTGATAAACAATTTTCTCAACTTCTTTTATTACTTCCCTACTAACTCCCTCCCCTAAAAAACCATATTTCTTTATATCAAACCCTTGTTTGAAGCAGAGGTATATGAAATTATCAACATCTTCAATGTTTTCAGATTCACAAAATGCAGACACCGCCTGCATTGTTTCTTTCTTAAATATTTTGGAGTTTTTCGGTTCCATTCTCAATGTCCTCAAATGATTTTATGGAGAACTTTAAGAACGGTTTTGGGTTTGGTAAGTCAACATATATATAATCTTTCGATACAACATCATATATACCGTACCCATGTTTACCAATACTTTCACCAATGTTTTGTTGTATTGGACTTCCGATCATGTAACCTTTACCGGTTTTAAATTTAAACTCTTGTCTTTTGTGTATATCTCCGCACAAGACAGTTTCTAATCCGTTGAACTTATCAACATCATACGCTTCTTCACCAAAATCAAATCCAAGGTCGGTTTTCATCCCTTGTATTGGTCCGTGAAATAACCCAATTTTAATTCCCGTTGCAACATTCAAATCAGGTGGAATGTTACCTTGATATTGAGAATATACGCACCAACTAATATTTTCATCCTCATAAACCCCTCTATCTTTATAATAAAAGATATTTTGATTATTAAGTGAATTTATAATTGGCGATAACGCATCCAATCTTTCGGTATTATTCACCAAAAAATCGTGATTACCAGGGATTATAATTGTTTTAGCAATGTAAGAACATTCCTTTAATAACCAACTCACCATCTCAATGAGTTCAGGTGTCATTTGGTTTTTAGAATGAACAAGATCTCCCGTGAATACAATTCTATCAGGTTTTAATTCTTTCCATTGACTAATTGCAACCTCTAAAATTGATCTGTATTGATCATGGTCTTTGAATAAACGGATATGTAAATCCGAAAAGTGTATAATTTTATTAATCATTTAATTGTGTTTTTGTTTCGCAAGTTATTTCCCAAGGCGGACTTAATGGATCTTTGTTTGGAGAAAATGGATTTACAGGAACAGGAATTGGTAGCCAATCCGGTCGTTTTTTTAAATCTTCTAATGAAGATGCGTCATCCTTAACTTCCTTCATTTTTTGAAGTATTAATGTAATCTCTTCATTCCTATATTGTGTCCAATGTCTATTGGTTACAAACCCATCTAACCAAAAATAAAATTCTTTATATGTCATACTAATTCCCTACTATATAGGTTCGCTAAAATAATTCTTGCTAATTTGAAATCTTTTGATCTATTTAACTTTAAACCATACGCAAGCGATATAGTTTTTAAATAAGGATAAGCCTCGCTTATTGTCATTTTACCGATTTCCATTTTAATCAAATAATATGAAATCCTCATTCACAAAACCACACGCATTACACATATAAGTTGGGAATGGTACGATTGTGTCTTCTTGACTTCCTGTTAATAATTTTGGTACTTTTTTTAATAGTACCACCTCTTTAAAGTACTTAGATCCGCAGTCATCACAAGTAACTGTCGGTTGTTGTTTAAGGTCAATTCTAGGTTTTATAATATCATCCATTTAATATATTTTTTACGTTTATTTTTTCAAATATTGTTTAACATCCATCTCTAAGATAGTATTAATTGTCTTTTTATCAACTCTATGTTCAACATACTCTCTTTCTTCTGTAATCAACACAATAATACAACCTAACAATGGGATATTTTCATATTTAGAACCTTCCAACATTTTAAGTAATAATTTACCGTATAGTGGTAATTGTGTTTTATAGTGACCAAGAGCATTGTCGGGAAGATGAGTTAATGGTTTTTTCATCTGTTTTGTGAACTTATTTATTTCAAAGTTTTTTGGTTTGTTTGTTTTCCAATCGGTAATAAGAATACCAACTTGACCATTAACACCAATAACTAACCAAACTTTATCAGGTTGTCCTGTATACCCTAATTCAGGGTGTCCCAACACAATCTCAGTATCAAGTAAAACACATCCTCGTTCTTTAAGTAATTCAATATAATTTTTACCAGCAACGATCATAGTATCACTTTTAACTATTTGTTCCGCATCACAATTAAAAACAGGTTGTCTAAGTTCTTTCTCAAGACCAAACTCATTTAATACGTGTTCTTCTAAAAAGAAATGTGAACGAGATCCAACATTAACCGAGTATTCACCCGCAGCCGCCCATTCATCTAACAATCGTTGTTGCTCATAAGGATCCCCATTTGCTTTTCTGTATGAAATACCTTCAGCATCAAACTCCTCATAGAATGATTTTAGAACTTTTGACACCGATGGGAAATCATCTCTTAATTTACCATCAACATCTATCATTGTATACTTGTGAGAATCCTCCTCAAAAGTCAAATTAAGTTCTTTTTGTTTCTGAGATATGATTTCTCGTATCTCTTTTGCAACTTCTTTTAAATCCATAATTTTTATTTAATCTTACAAAGATAACATATTTATTTGTTAATCCCTAATTTTTACAAAAAAATCTTCAATTTTACCTCTTAAATCACAAACATCCTTATCTAAGGGTAAATGAACGATTTTTATTCTATCGTATAATTCACCACCATTTAACTCACGATACAGTTTAACCGCATTATCCCAAGCATCACCATCAAGAGTTATTATTATATCACCTTTTGCCTTTGTATAGATTTTCTCAAATAAAACTTCCGACATATGTTTACCTAACATTGGGATTGAGTTATCTAAGAAAAACCCATCAAAAACCCCCTCTACCAGATATATGTCTTTATCCCAATTAATTAACCTTTCGTTGAATATGATTTTATCTTTTTCTGCCTCAGGGTTTTTATATTTAAACCTACTTTTTGGATCCCAACTTCTTGCAATATAGTAATTTAACTCTCCTTTAATATCATACGATGGAACAACAATTCTACCTAAATGATCTCCACGATCACAAAAACCAATGTTATACTTTTCAATAATTTCATCAGTTATACCTCTATTTTTTAAATAATTATACGCCTGTCTTCTAACAGGATACACTGGACTTGAGTCCTTAAATAATGTAAAACCTTCAGGTAAAGTTAATTTTTTTGTTCTTCGTTTTTTTGGTTGTATAGTTTCAGGTTTTAAAACATTGAATAGTTTTTTTAGTTTTTTATTACCATACTTATCAAACAATTTACCTAAAGAACCATGAGTTCCATCAACATCACCACATGACCAACACTTATAAACGTTATTTATATAGTTAATTTCTAAATTATGTTTATTTCTACCCTCATCGCACACAGGACAATTAAAAGATATTTGACCTCTATTTGGGTAATGTAATCCATGATCACCCAAAAGGTCCTCCAGTAATTCAACTATTGCTTCGCTTTCTTCCATTTTTATTAATATAGGTAAAATAAAAGAACATATCAACTTCACAAGTTTTTAATAAGTTCTATATTTATAGATATGCCAACAAATATAACAATTAACAACGTTACGGGAGCACAACCATTTGATGTTTATGTGTGTGATTCACCTATAACAACTTGTATTTATGTTTCAACCATTAATACGGTTGATTTACCATATAGTTTTGATATTCCGGTAGTTTATGCAAGTTTAACCGAATTTGTTGTAAAAGTGGTAGATAATAATGATTGCATCGTAACAGATACTTTAAATATATAATATGAGTTGTAGTACAGATATATGTATTAGTAATGCAGGGATATATGATGATACATATACCATTGATGGTCTATACAATAGTTTAGATTACTATACGGGAGCCACAAATGGTTACTATATTTTTTATTCATCAACCGAAAATAGATGGTGTTTAGCCGCTAACTTAGGGGATCCTTGTATTTTGTTTGGTCCAAACCCAACTTCAAGTAGTTGTCCCGATTTTTACTCATCAATTTTATCTGAAGGAGATTGTCCACCAACTCCTCCCACACCGGCACCTTGTGATATTGATTTTAATGCGGAATTTGATTGTGATGTTGCTCCATCACCAACACCCACCCCAACTTCTACTCTAACACCTACACCCACAATGACTCCAACCCCAACTAATGTATGTGGTGGAGTTACCTTAGATGTAACCGCAAATACTTATTCACCAACCCCAACTCCAACACCAACTAACACACCAACACCCTCTTCACCAATTGATAGACCTTGTAATTATGATGGTGTAGCTAAATTTAATAATGTTGATGGATTTATTGTTTGTGCAACAAGTAAGAAGTTTGAAGATTGTTTTACGGGTATTGAATATTATACAACTCAAACTTTATTTGATTCAAACGGAAATCTACTTGTTATTGGTGATGTTTATGGTGGTTTAATTAATGGTAAATCATCATGTTTTATTTATCAAACAATTGTTGATAATATTAGTGGTGGTGATAAAATCACAATTACCACAGAATACGGACCTTCAAGTCAAGGTAGTTGTTTAAATTGTATTCCAATCACACCAACACCAAGCGTAACACCAACAATGACTCCAACACCAACAAAACCTTGTTTATGTAACTCATATACAATATCAAACTTTGATAGTAGTGCCCAACTTTCAGTTATCACATTTAATGATTGTTCAGATAATAGATTAGTAGATTTAAGACCAGGATCAATGGGTTGGCAAGCTTGGGGTGATAGAATAGTTCGCATTTGTTCATCTACAGTACCTACAATTTCAACGGGTAGCGCAATAATTACTAATGTGGGAGTATGTTGTAATAATGCTATTTGTACACAATATTTATTAACGAATAATTCACCAATTAATGGTCAAACATATATTTACACCGACTTATCAGGATTATCATCATCTCAAACATTAAATGCCTTCCAAAGCATAATCATTAATTCATTATCAACACCATATTCATTATTTGGTGCAATAGTTGTTAGTGAAACGGGATCCCCTTGTTTTCCAAGTCCAAGCCCAAGCCCAACACCAACAATGACCCTTACACCATCTTTAACAAGTCAGCCAACATCTTATGAATGGACAAGTGGGTCTAATTGGTGGTCAACAGATGTCTTAGCGTGTAGTAATTATTTCTCATTTGCAAGTAACGGATGGACAACTTCAACACCAACACCAACTATTGGAACAACATTAATAGATAATGGTACGAATTTACCTGTTTCGGGACAAAACAACCAATGGATTGCCATATCATCAGTTTCCGCACCAGGTGTTGTTATTTATGCAGTTGAGGTTAACTCTTTCGGTGTAATAAATAATGTAGTGGTTTGTCCATAAAAAAAATATCGTCTATAAAGACGATATTCCAAATTATCGGTATTTTACCCGATATTATTGCCAAATACCTTTTGATCTCATATACCCTAACACACAGGTGTAAGCATCGGTTTGATCAAAGTTTTCTTTCTTAAGAGTTTGATTTTTAGTATATTGCCATTGGATTTGCGGTTCTCTTTTTGCAACAAGTTCCCATATAATCATTTTTTTATCAACGTCTTTTGGTAAACCTCCAAACAATACGTGTTTCTTCTTATCGTTTTCTTTAACTAACTCAGGGAAAGCAAACTTCCTTGAATTATAAGTGGATATAAATTCAGGAACTATACCAATAATATCATATATGGTTTTACATATTAATGTATTAAATCTTAATAATGTTTGAATAGTGTAAATATTGTTAGAATTAAGTAATGGTTCCTCAATGATCACGCTCACAATCCCTAATTTCTTATACTCCTCCAATTTTGTTTTAAAAATTTCAGATTTAAGGATTAGTTCTAACATTTTATTTTCCTCAGTATCTTTGGATTTAGGTCTTGGGGATACGTGAGTTAATTCTAATAATTCTTGTGTCTTGATATCAAATAACGCCCATCCTATGGTTTTAGTGGAAATATCTAACCCTAAAACTTTAGGTGAGTTTTTAATTGGTGTTCTCATATAATAATTATTTTATAATAATATAATTAGATGAATATAAAACTAAAGTTTTTATTAGAAATCAAACTTAACTAAAAATTGTTGGATACCTTGTCTTAAGACAGGTGATTGTAATTTTGAAACTACTAACACGTCTTTTTTATCATCCAACAACGCTATTTCAGTAATATATGATTTTGTTCCCGGTGTCCAAGTTGGGTTAGATGTATTTTGGAATTCAGTATAATTTAAATTAACTTTATACATTAACTCATATATAGTTGCCTGAATGTCAGTTTCAATCCCACCGTAAAAATAATATTCATCCCCAAAGTTTAATTTTGGACTTGTATTACCAAGTGGTGTTAAATCAATATAATTATTTAAATTGTAATAAGGTGCCGAATTATATAATGATTCTGTCACTATAAATGTAGTTCCCGTTAATGCATCTTCAGTTATATAACCATTGATTGTGTCACCACTTATACTATTAGTAAAATCAATCAATCTCCAATTAGATGGGTTAGGTCTCGTTCCTGTTGGTACTTTTTGAGCCAATACTTCAAATTTTGTAGCATAAAACCCATTTGGTATATCACAGGTAGGACATAATGTTGTTGTTGTGGTAACAGGACTATTATATGTTGTTGTTGTTGTAACAGGACTATATGTTGTAGTTGTGGTTGTTGGATTATAACCAGGTACAACTAAACAACCAAATTCACCAGCAAATCTTATTGCAACATTCTTAGATGTATCAGGATTACAATCATTATTGTTACCTGTAATTTGTAAGTAATAATTACAATGTAATGAATTTGTAAATCCATAATCATTTGTTAAACGATATGTGATGAACATAGTTTCATTGCTACCCGTTAATATACCATTTATTGTAGATGAGGTTGTATCACATATGTTTGGAGTAATTAACGATACTTGTGGTGCCGGTAATGTCCAATTTCTATTTGATTTATAAGATAATGCGGCAACAATCTCTTCATCGTCAATAATAATAGTTTGACTATCAGGGAAAACTTTTCCTATTCTACTTGGTAATCCATTATCATTAGGGTGAGTATCCCATAAATGAAAATATCTTAACCCCGGATTATTCATATCATTATTGACATTTGATTCCATATAATGGACTTCAAATAATCCTTTACCATCAAATCCCGGAGGATCTACCCAAAACGTATCACCAAAACAACATTCAGGATTTTTATGCCACATAATCCAAGGAATATGTAATTTAAAGTTTCTTGCTTGACCTGTTGTATCAGCAGGGTTGGATGGGTCATACGGTTCTAACGCAAATTTCTCACCATAGAAGAAATCAATTGTTTGGTTAGTATAATGTATAATCGCAATTGCTTTTTGTTCTTCAGGTTCAACTTTAACTACCTCATCAAAAGAATTATAATAATATGTGTCAGTAGTTTCAGCACTTAGTGTTGAATTTACATAGAATGTTTGCCCTGAATTTGAATTATAACCAAAATACTCCTTACTTCCAATATAATTTACGGAACCAAAATAAGTATAATCTTCAAATTGAGTTGATAGTAATCCCGCAGGGCTTTCAGTCCACGGAATATTCATGTTCCAAATTTTAACATCAAATTGATCAACATCACATATTGTCTCATAATTAATAACATCATTATCCCAATGAGGACTAGGTGTTATACTATCATATAAATCAGTCATTGTTTTAGGGTAAATTAAAGCCCTGAAACAACATTCGTTACTTATTAACCCAAAATTAGGAGTTGTTCTATCTAATGTTATTTTGTTATCACAAACCGCAACTATTCTATAAGTTAAAATAGGATAACAACTATACATAGACATTAAACAAACAGGATCCGGTGGCGCCGGACATTGTCTACTTGGTGTTGGTGTTAGACACTGCGTTTTAGATGGTGTCGGTGTTGGCGTAGGACTAGCACAATTAATAGTTCCGCTAGTCGCCGATGGTGTTGGTGTAGGAGTTGGTGTAGACCCTTGAGATGCCGTTGGTGTTGGTGTCGGTAAGTTAGTGCAACTACAATTATGACAACCTAAACCATCAAAATATATTGTAATAAAATCCCCAACTTCAAATGTCCCTATTGTTGAAGTATTACAACCTGAATATATTAATGTTATTTCATTTGTGCCATTTAATGACAATGGATCCACTAAATAATTAGATGTTTTTACATAACTATTACTGGTTAATGCGCTCCAAGATATTGTACTTGCAGTTGTATTACCTGAGAAAAAACCTCTAAGAGGAGCCCTATTAAACACATTTTCAACTGTTGAGTCCATATAAGGAATCCCATAGGTATTTCCCACATTTCCATCAACATAATAAGGATATTTAACGTTTTGCTTATTTGATTTTGGTACACCATCACTATTTTGACTACCAAATGGTGGTATCAAAACAAAACTATTTGCCTGATTATAACTACTAGAAACTTTATCGTACGATACCTCACTATCCCCAATTTGGAAATATGATATATTAAAATTCCCTTGGGACATTTTTAATCTACCTGTATCTGTCACTCTAGTGTTAACAAGTCCTGATGTATTTTTTATTATATAAGCCATTTTGTATATAAATAGTTAATTATTGAGTTTTTGGTGGTTTAGGATTAACAACTCTTATTGTATCACAATCATTATTTATCCTCACATTATTAATATAAATGTAATATGATGATGTTGCCACAAAACAATGTGGTGTAGGTAAAACAGGTGATATTGTATTTGTAAATGAACCATTTATAATAGTTCCAAATGTCATTGATAAACCAACCCAAGTAAATTGTTTTGTTGTGTTATATTGGAATGATCCTTGACAAGGGAATGGTTGTGGTACAGGTGAAAGTTGATTTATTACAGGTGGTGGAGTATAAGGGACAGGTGACCCATTAACATTTAGTGTTACCACATTATTATATGTTGCACTTGAAGGTTGAGGTCCGACATTAAACGTATTTTCATGTATAACATCAAAAGTTACCGTAGTACCAATTGGTAATGATGGTGAAATACTAACTCCAAATGTGTTTCCACCTAAATAAGACATAGTTAATATATAATTAACCGAAGCCGTAGGTGCCGATAAAGTTGCGGTTTGAGTATATGTGAATCCTGAAGCATCTCTAACATACACAACATATGACCCTTGACATAAATCATTATAAATTGTTGTTGAAGCATATGTATTTCCCCCATCTATTGAATATTGGTATGGTGGTGTTCCTCCGAATGGTGTTAAAATTAAACTACCATCACAACCACATTCAGGATCATTTACACGTATAGTTAAATTAGGGGTACTCAATAATTGACACAACCCTAAAACAGCGGTTATTGATAATATTCTATCAGGTAACGTAGATCCTAAAGAATCCCACCCACTTAATGGTGGTGTCGCAGGATTAGTATTAATTAATTGACCTGTTGTCCAACCAGAAACTTCCCATTGATTATTCGTTTCATTCCACACAATGCCTAACCCATCTGTCGTATTTGTCCAAGTTGGGTAGTTACCAATGTAATCATTAAAATCAAACTGATAATATTCAACATAAGAACTCTGTTTATTACCTCTTATTATTGTAATACATATATCTTGATAAGAAGGTAATGGTGAGATATTTGTTGTTGTAGTTGTTATGATTGGTGTTTCAGCACTTAAAACACAAGTAGTATAAGCAGTGAAATCACCATAATAATCCGTTACTATTGAATTGTATGAACCAACCCCAATATTACTTAATGATTGAGCTAACGATCCGTTTTCCCAAACAACCTCATATGGTGGTGTTCCTCCTGTTATACCTAATGTAATTGCCCCGTCAAATGAATCTTCCGTTGTTGGGTCAACAGTAAAACATTCAACCCCAAGTGGGAATATAGTTATCACAGAACACTCATTAAGAGGTTCAATTGGCGGTACGGGTGGTGGTATTAATGTTGTAGTTGTAGTAACAAGTGGTGATATAGTAGTCGTTGGAGTAACAGGACAATCAGGACAATCACCATTATTAATAACTTGAACATCCCCCCCTAAAACTTTAACTCCCGTTGAACTGCATATTGAGATTGCACTCTGATAAGGTATGACATATGGCGATGTTTTATTCTCACCACAACAAGGTGTAAATTCAACAGATGTTTTTACATTTGTTGATGACTGATTTGTTACTAAATAATTTGCACAACAACTGTGGTCAACAATACAAGTACTACAATCATCATACGATGTACTATCAAAAACAATAACACTAACATTTTCAGATCCCGCAACCGAACATGAATAAGTATTTGTGTCACCACTACTTATTAATTCGTAACAACCTGATTTATAATTATTGGGATTTGAAGATGAAATTGCTTGGTCAAAATATAAAGTGTCACCAATTTGATAAGTAATAAATGGATATTGATTACTACCATCAAAATCAATAATGTCCCCATTACAACAACTTTGAAAGCAATATCTTATGTTTTCTTTACCTAAACTTAGTATAGTAATAAAAGGCGCAGGTGATACAACACTATTACCATTAATATAATAAACCACATTTGGTAATAAATCCAATGTTTTATTAATCGCATTACCATCAATAAATGTAAAATTATTGTATATATTTGGACTTGTATTCTGTACCTGATATATTATCGCCATTTAAGTTATTTGTTTAATATATAAATAATCAATTTATTGTTTTTTGAATGAATGATTTCATTACTTCAATATATTTTATTGTTGTACTATTTTTTTCAATATAATCAAAATGTGATGGGTTCTCTTTTAATTTTTGAATGGGGTCAATATTAATGTATTCCCCCTTATAAAACTTGGTACCTCTTAAATTATCTGTAACTCCAGCCATATGTAAAATAGGTCTTTGTTCGTAAACTGTAATATCATCAGTTGCCCAAGAAAAATTAAGGTCATCAACAACTTTCGTATTATAATTAAATAACCACAAATTCCATAATAATGACCACATTTCGGCAGTCCAAAATTGTATCTCACCAGGACTAATTGGATGTCTTTTATGGTAATCATGCATTTGTTTATAAAGTGGGACGCAATCCATATAAATTTTTTCCCAAAGTTCGTATGTCATATTTTTCAACAAATACTGACCACCACCTGAATTTTCTTGATTTAATTTTATTGTTTCCACATCCAACCCAACAATATTCGCCATTTCTTTTAATAATTGACCTTTTTCTGATTTTGGGTGAACATTCTCATACCTTTTACAGCAATCCATAATATAATTGTACCCAATGTAACCAATCGTATCCGACAAATAACAAGTATCGTCTTTCATTAATTTATCAAAATCAGGTAATTCTCTAAAGATAATATCCGCATCATGTAAAAAGAAAGTTTTACCATATTCGGGATGTTCGTACAACCATCTTGATATTAAATACGGTTTTATACTCGGTATATAATTTTTACCAATTCTATCATCATAATAAAAATGTACATTAAAACCATAATCACATAATTCTAAAGCACCTTTAGATGGTTCTTTTTGTCCATTAGTTAAACCAAAAACGACGTGGATTTGACATGGGTCGATACCTTTTTCAATAAAATTATGGGTATATAGTTTAACCTGCCAATGAAAATAAGGGACATCAGGTTGTGCCGTAACAAAAATTATATCTTCCATAAATTAAAAGATACTAATTATTTTTTAAAAGTGTATTTTATGCGCTACAAGGATAAGAGGCAATACAAAGATCACAATCAACGTATGATAATCCACTCCAAGTTAAAGTTATTGGTTGTGGATCCACTGATTCCACCGTATAACATTGGAAGTCGTTACCAACTATTACAGTTCCAATAGATGTTGATGTTGGTAATAACACCCATTCTTTAGTTACTAAATCACAACAATAGATTACCGCAAAAACCGAAAAATTACCACTTGGAGTTGGAGTTAATGTTAATGTTGGAGTAACCGTTGGTGTCATTGTTAATGTTGGAGTGACCGTTGGAGTAACCGTTGGGGTTTGAGTGTTTGTTAATGTGGGTGTAGGTGTATTTGTTTTTGTCACACTAGGTGTTAATGTGTTTGTCTGAGTATTTGTTGGTGTGTTTGTTGGTGTCAACGTATTTGTTGGTGTTGGTGTTGGAGTTTTTGTCGGAGTGTTTGTTGGTGTTGATGTCATAGTAGGACTTGGTGGTGGGTAATCACACTGAACACAAGAAATATCATAATTAATAATTAAATTAACAACAACTTTAGCATCCGCTAATGTATTGAATTTAGTTTGATTACAATTTTTATTAATATCCTTACAATCATTAACGACCGTCATTTTATTTTTAGTAATATCTATATCAACTTCTCCAATGTCAGGATACGATAATAACATACTTTTAACTTCATCCGTCCATTCAGTGTCTGTTGGGAAATCATATATACTCGTTGATGTGTAAAATAAGTTTTGTTTTACCTCACCATTAACTATGGTTTCAATAATAAATTCCCCACTATTAAGAATACAATTAGTATCATTTTCAGTTAAATCAAAAAACCCTTCATTATACATTTGACCTATCCCTCTTCTACCTTCAATTCCACTATTAACAAAATTAGTATCACTAATATTATAAACTTGATAATTTCCTAAAAGTATTGTTCCATTTAATGTTGTTGTTTTATTAACCACACATCCAACACTATCAACCACTTGTAATGTATAAGTTCCCGCACTTAAATTAGTAACCGTAGATCCTGTTTGAGAATTGACATTTGAACTCCAATTATATGTAAAAGGTGGTGTTCCGCTACTAACCAAAGCAGTAATTTCACCATCATTTCCATTAACAGGTTGTATAGTAAATAAATTACAAGAAACAGAGCTTGATGGTCCAACATATGATGTTGTTGTTTGAGAACATCCATTAGCATCAGTAACTGTAACAGTATAAAACCCTGAAGGTAAATTATTATAACTGTTAATTGGAGAAACCGCATATCCCGTTATTTGATAACTATATGGTAATGTTCCACCAGTACTTGTTAATATTTGTAACGTTCCATTATTTAAACCACAAGTAGTATTAGTTGTAACCGCAGTTATTGTAAATAAATTAACATTAACAATAGTAGTAGATCCTGTATAAATACAACCGGAATTATTATCAATTAATATCGTATACGTGTCAGATGGTAAATTATTAAATGTCGCATTAGTTCCTAATGTAACCGTATTAACAGTATTACCTGAAGAATCTAATATTGTGTATGTAAATGTACCCGTTGGTGATCCTGTATTAACTAATATATTTATTGATCCATTACTACCACAATTTGAGTTTGTAGATGATATAGACGATACCGCAAACCCATTTGGAGTTATTAACGATACCGATTGAGTATCACTACACAAACCAGCATCTTTAACTGTAACCGTTAATGTTCCGGAAGATAAATTTTCAAAAATATATGAATTTGAAAAAGTTATAATTGTATCACCATTAGACCCTGAGAAAAAGAATGGAGCCGTACCTCCAGTCACCGTAACTTCAACCGAACCATCACTATTAAAACAAGTACTACCTGTTGTGGTAAATGAAGATATACCAATTGGTGGTACATTATTAACGGATGTTCCACTAGTTGCAGAACAACCCGTTGAATCAGTCACAGTTACATTATAATAACCAATAGTTAGTCCTGTCGCTGTTGATCCTGTCTGACCATCACTCCAAATATACGTATATGGTCCAACACCTGTTTGTCCGGTAACAAATATTTTACCCGAACCACCAGCGGCATTACAACTAGCATCATCAACCACATAAAACCCATAATCTAAGGTTGTTGATGTTAAAATAATAACACTAGCACTTGATCCCGTACACCCGGCCCCATCATCACCAATAATATAGTAGGTACCCCCAGATAAATTTGAGAATGTTAACCCACTTGTTCCTGTTGATCCGCTGGTTATATAACCATCTGTTGTTTCATATAAGTATCCCTCAGCATAACCGTAAAAAGGTGAAAACCCAAATGTAATCTCACCATTATCAATACCACATATAGTATCTATTTCAGATTCTACACTTATTGTTGTGCCCGACGATATTGGTATATTTAAATATATTGTATCAGGTCCCGGACTTATACAAGAATCCTGTATTGCCAAAGTATATGTATCGGCAGACATCCCACTAAAATAATAAGTTGTGGTTGCCGCAGATGTTGGTAATAATCCTGTTGACGTAACTTCATAAACAGTATAAGGAGAGGTTCCTCCGGTTATTTCAATATAAATTTCACCAACGTTTGTATTAGTACAATCGCCAGTTATATAAAGATTATATAGTATTTGTCCACAACTCACGGATTACATAAAATATCAAAGTTTATCCCAACATTTAATTCAAAGTTTTGGGTAATATCTAACGGTAAACAATTATTGTTATATATTGTTATAGTTTGATCATTAGTATCAATAATATAATCCAAACCGTAATCAAGTAAACCGACTAAAGCATCATATAAACCATTAAGCCAATCGTTTGGTGTCGGAGCACTTAACGATGGGTTTGAATAACCAACCCCATTAAAGAATTCATATATTATTATTGGATTACCGTCAATTCTAATATCTATATACCAATCACTCTCTAAAGTATTTAATAAACAATCATTATTGATATCTACATTATTATTATTACCGTAGGTTGTTAGAGAATCCCCCAATAAAGCCCCAAAAGACGTAATAGATGGATTTGTATCCCAAGGATAAAGACCTATTATTGTTTGTTGTACAGGGCAATCATATGAAAATATTTGAGTTATTAATTTACAAGGTTTACAAGGAACCGGTATAATTTCACAACCTCTTTGTCTTCTCCACACAAATTTTTGTCTATGGAAAATAGAGTTCTCATATTTAACACCAGTATTCCATATTGTTGTTGCCGGAATCATTTGTTCCACCAATCTAATCCAATAGTCACCCATACCATCAACATAATCAATCATTGTTTGATAATTAAAATTATCATTACGAACATTGATCGCCTGTTCGGATTCTAAATATTTCCAATATATTGATGATAAAGTTGGATACCCACTTGTTTTACCATCGGTCATAAATTGTCTATTCCTAACATTAATCATGTTTTTCCAAAAAGTTTGGGCAAACTCAAAAAATGTTTTTTGTTTTGGTCTTGGAACAATAACTGTCCAATCTATACCCCCTCTATTTGGATATTCAATATTAGGGTATGGATTACAATATGTAGGATCAACATAAAACAATCCTTGTTCAGGAATCGGATAGTTATATCTTCTCGACATTGTCCATACATCATATAACAACCCTTGCGCTGGGTTCATAAATAAATCAATGTTCTTAACATTTATAACTAATCTATCATCAGAAACTCCATAATAAGCATTGAAATTACCATCAAAATTTTTTCTTAAATACTTCTCATTATCCGTCCAACTTTTTTTGTTATCAACAGTTTTTCTAAGATTAAACCCTAAATTCATATAAGGAAAACTACGATATCTTTCTAAATATTCTTGACCGTAATTAAATGGTAATAACTTAGTTTGGTAGTTAGGGTTTGCGCCCGTAAACACACTATTAGTTAAATCAACTTGTTCCGGCATTCTATGTTGAGGTGTCGATTCAAACCAACCCCCACCTATTTGGAAGAAATATGTATCGGTTGGTACCGGCATACTTGGATATCCAAAACTATCAATTGGGTAATCAATAAGTGTTAAAGTAACATCTTGAGTTACAGTTGTTGTTGTAAATCCTGTGTATTGAACGCCCATAATTGAGAATAGATCGTTTGTATCTAAAACAGGTAATTCTTGAGAATATGTACCACCGGATATTTGAGCATATTGTATATCAAATTGTCTTAAGTTAATTTTTTGATCGGCAACATATACGTGTTCATTAAATTCGGTTAGTGCTTCAGGAGCTCCAACCATTCTTAATAATATTTCAATTGATTTTCTCGTTCCTTTTGATTTGAAAAGGAAAGCGGAATTTAATATTAAATTTCTAAAATATTGATAATTTAATTCCTCAGGTGTTTGACCTTGAGGTAATCCCGTAAACGCGTTACTTCCATCACTAAATACAGAACTTAATAATTGGTCATTAGTTATAGGAGATATGTTTATATTCCAACCTAATGTTTGAGCAAGATTTTTAAGTAATTGTGAAGGTATATCATTTTTAACATTATAATTTACAGAATTCATATTAGCAAGTGCCGTTATGAATTTTCTTGTTTCATCAAAACTTCTACCGTAGATCTGTAAGATCTTCTCCATCTTTCTATCAGGAGTATCAAATTCTTTAATTGCGTCTGCAGTTAAAAATCTTGTTATTAGGTTTGTTTTATATAAATCTATATATTCAGCAATATTATTTAATTTTGTTAAATAATTTGTGAATTTTGGTGAAACAATATCTAAGTTCCACGTTCCATTTAATGGGAATATTGCAACCTCCTGACTATATGAGTATGTACCATCTTCATTCTCAACAGGGACTTGGAAATAGGCACTATATATAGGAACCATATTTCTATTAAGTAAGAAGTTTTCAACTTGATCTAAATTTTCGTTAAAAACTTTGTTAACATATAGTTGTTTTGGTCTTATTATGAAATTATCACTAATACTTGAAGCATTTAAAAATGGATTACCATTAACATATATTTTAAATACAGTATCTGTTGGTTGTGCCGGTATAAAATCAGAAACAGGATATTCAACATCATTAAAAAACAATGAATATTTTAAATATTGTGTTGTAAAGTTTCGTAAATATGAAACTGGTATTTCTCTTAATTCTAAGTTTCTTGTTGCATTAACGGTATAATCAATACCAAATGGGTTTCTAATAACCGAAATTGGTATTTCAAAATATGTCTCATCTTCCACACTATTATAAACCGCATTTTGAACTGTTATTGATGTAACAAAGTTGGGTTGCGTGCTTTGTATATCTAATGCTCCCGGAAAATAATTAATAATATTTGTAACAGATGTCGATAACCTTTTAGTTAATGAACCAAACATAGTAAAGTTTGTTACCTGACTTAAATCAAAATTAGGATAAACTCTAAAATTATCTGTAATTAATTTTTTTGATTCTTCAATACTATTGATATCTAAACTATCTAACGATATTGGATCCGAAAATGATCCTATTGAAAAGGTTCTGTTTTGTTTTTCGGAAATATTTGTGGTAAATTCAAAATTTGCTTGGGTAAGACCTCCCCCATCAACTAATTGGAAACCAACCAAGTTGTCTGAAAAGGTTCCTTGCCCACTGGCAGGTTGAGGAGGACATTTATATGTGTTTACCGCCATTATGAAGTTATATTTGAGAAGTTTTTACTAAAATCAATATTATCACCTCTATCTTGTCTTACCTCATATAATAAATTATTAAATTGATCTCTAATCTCGTAAAGGTTGTATTGTTTGTAAATGTTGTTATCACTATCGTATATGGTGTATATACCATCATCCATAGATTTAGTTTGATTACCATATAGAGCAATTGCTAACGTTGAGATGTCATGTTCAACAATTTCAATTTCAACCGTGGTTGGATTGAAGAATGTATTTGATATAATAATGTTTTGATCAGGTTGACCAATAAATGGTGTTGCATTTGGTTTATTGGTAGGTGATGAAGATGGTGATAGAGTACAAAAAATTAAATTTGTTGATGCTTCCACATATCTATATCTTATTGCCTTTTGACTCGTATTTGTTAAATTTTCAAGAACAGGTTCACAATAAAACGATGAGGTTACAATTCTAAAGAAATTAGGTATCTTAGTTCCGTCAGAATTTAGATACTCAACTCTAAACCCAACTAAACCTTGATTAATAAATTTGTTTCTAAAATTAGAAGGTACGTTATTAATATCAATTACAATACCTTTTACATTTGGTAATGCAGATAAAATACCACAATCAAGAATTTTAGTTCTGATTTCGGCAGGTCTGATATATAAAGTGTAAATCCCTAATTGATTAAATTGATCTGTTGGTAATTTAAGATTGTATAACCCCCCAAGTATTTCAACATTCGCATTACCACCAGTAGTCCCATTATGGAAATATGGTCTTAATACTGTACTAGCATTTAATTTTGTTAGTACGAAATTGTCTGTCTCGTCTCTTGATGGTGTATAATTTAAAATTATTTCTACGTCATCAGGGCTCACATCTGCACTTCTTATTGTTCCGTAATTACCTGTAGCCACAATTATTATTTTTTAAAGTTTGTTTATCGTTTAAATATAAATACTCAAAATCATTGTTTTTCAACATTAAAAAATCCATATCCATATTTTTCTAAATCCCCAACATTATCTACTTCACCAAGTCGTTCAACAAATTCTAATGCCGAGTTTTTTCCTCTCTCAACATACACATCTGTTTGTACTTCGGGTTGATCAACAACATTAAGTAACGCCTCATTTTTGGTTATTGCAGATAATATTAAATCATTCTGAGTAAAACCAGATGATTCAACAATGTATATTGTTGTTCCATCATTATAATCATAATAAAGAATATCATTAATTGTATATGCAGTGTATGTATTTGTTGGATCTGGACCCCAATAAGTCCCCACAGATTCCGATGAACCCGTTACTTGTATGCCTAATTTGAATTTCCCACCAAATAAATTATACTTTGGACCATACACAACCAAATCATTTACGTTTGATTGAGTAAATCCGGTTATTACAAATGGGACGGTCGTATAATTTGAACTTATATAATCATTCACATCAGTACCTGAGTCACCTGAAAAAATATAGTCATAACTGAACGACGTATTCACCCAACTACCTCCCGCAGGTGTAAATGTTGCAACACCATTAGGGTTTAATATAGGAACATTCGTAAATGGTACCGTAACCGTTTTGGTAATTACCGATATACCCCATGGTGATGTTGCCTTTAATGTAATTGTGAATGTTTGGTTAACCACAGGATAAACGTGAGTATATTGTGTTGGACTTGTTACGTTTTGTATTGGTGACCCGTCACCCCAATCAACAGTATATGTGGAAACAGATAAAAACTTCTTAAATTCCGTATCCGAAGTATTATAAAAATAAAAAGTGTAAGGACTACCTGTTGTTGCAGAAAATAAAAAGTTGGTTATAACTTCTTTTTGTAATATCGCACCATCAAATACCGAATAATACCCTATATCAGTCGCAACTTCAGTTAAAAGGATTGGAACGGTTAAACCAGTTAATAATGATTGACCGTTTGTCCCCCCTGATAATATCTGAGACATCCCTGAATAAACCCCCGTAAAACCTGTTAATGTTGTTGGGGTTACCGATGTTATTGAACAGCATGGGTCGGCACTATATGTATATTCGGTATTACCAACATACACAACCTCCACAATGTCCCTCTTAACATTTTCGGGTGATATTTTAAAATAATATTTTTGTTCTTCCATCTTATGGGTTTACATATTCATACCACATTATCGGGAATCCGTCAATCCCAACCCTCTGTGTTAAATTAGAAGTCGCATAAACTTCATACGTTTTATTTGTATAATCCAAATTAACCTTATAATAAAAATAATCATTAGGATTAAATGTAAATTTGTTTGCAATATTTGATTGTGGTGTGTTAGTCATTCTCACATAAACACCTAATTTCGCATCAAAAAATTTAGCACTCATATAAAATTCACTTATATTGATATACACTTGTTTTCTTAACCAATATATGTGAAACCCTTCTTTATCACCAACGTAATCTAAACTAAATTTTGGTCGTCTTATATCAACATTTGATAATAAAGAAGATAAAGATGCCGTCTGTGTAAATCCTTGTTGGACGGGTAGGATAATTGTCAAATACAATACTTGAGTTTTTTCATCATCAGTATCATATAAGTCCAATTTAAAAAATGAATTGGTAAATGGTTTTGTAAAATAATAAACCTCATCAACCGTAAAACCCTCATCCAAATAACTATTATTCCAATTCGTACTATTAACTAAAGGTGATGTTATTGGTACTGAATTATCATAAAAATAAAATTCATAATTTATATTTGTTCTTTCAAAATTTAAATTATCAACATATTCATTATGTGAAAATTGGAGGACCTCAAAATCATTAACCCCACCAACGACTTCTTTAACCATTGTAGTTTGGTAGTCCTCAATACTATCATCCCTTCCAAGAAAATCCCAATTCATTTCTAAAGGAATGTTTAAATACTGATCATTCTCAGGTAATACTATTTTATATTTATTCACAATCATCTACAATTGGTTCTGCTATTACGGTTATGTCATCAATACCAACATTACTTCCTTCAGGTATTATTCTAAAGATGGTATTTACAAATGGATAATGTTTACCATTTATAAACGGATAATCAACACCAACACCATCATTATCAACAAACCCATATGGATATATATCTCTCCATCTAAAACTATTTGATAAGTTTGAATAAAAAGCATAATCAGGTATGTTAACCACCTTTAACGGATCACCTTCTTCAATATATGTTGAATATCTCCTTAATACTATCGGATCGTGGGGGTTATAATAATACCCAAATTGATTCGATTGTGGTGCATTAGTATTTAACCCAAAATATGTTTGATTAAACGTTATTTTATTATTATATCTTGAGATAACTCTTTCTGTTTGTTCATAATCATTCCATTCACAATAATCCCCATCAATTAAATCACCTGATTTAAGATTTTCAGTATATGTAAATGGACCAACAGGTGGAACCGTTAAACTATTATATGTACTGGTCGGTAAATTTGCATTCGATAATGGATTTGAAACATCCCACCAAGGATTCGGGATTGAGTTAGCAAGGGGTATATTAAAATTCCACCCTTGTTTTAATTTATTTGTCCACCCAAAATAACCTTTCCATATGGTCGTAAAAAATAATTCAGATATTGGTCTATTTTGATTATCCCTAAGAGGTTGAACATCAACATCAACATTAAATGATAATGAGTAAGCTTGTCCACCTTCTTTAACTGAGGATCTTGAAACCCCATTTGGTGTTAATACCGCAGTTTCAAATTTAGTTTTAGGGTTAAAAATATTTTGTTCAAATCCAGCTTTAACCAAAACCGCATCTTCAGCATTTGTTAAAATTTTATGAACCCTTACATAATATTCAGATTTGGTTTCATTAAGATTACTTCTATTAATAACTCTTTTAAAGGTTCCAGTATTACCATTATTAAATGTTGTACCAACATATCCAATATTATATATATTAAAAATGTATTCATCACTACCAAAAGCCGGATCCCCCAAACTAATCACTTGGAATATATTTGTATTATTATAAGTTAAAGATAATTCAACAAATTCATTAATATTTAACCCGTGTTTCATTGGACATCTAAATGATATAACAGGTCCAAAATCATCATTACCTTGATTAATAATAAAAGGTATTCCATCAGATGCAACCCAAGCCCAACTTGTTGATGTAGTATTATCAATAACATACATTTGTTTATTTGGGTCATTTTTAAACGCATAACTCAAATAATGAGTCCAGTTATATGTACTTGCACTTTTGTTAACAAAATTTATATGATTATTTGGCGGTACGGTGTATCCAACAACATTATTATCAGTTCGTATAAAATCAAATTCAAAATATTGTGGATATCCTTCCCATAAAACAGCCGGATTTGCAACTGCGGGTGGTAAGTTACCACCTGGATATGCCGAGATCGTATTACCAATCGCGTTAGTATAGTAAAGATTATCTCTGTACGGGATATAATTTGTTGATCCCGTATATTCATTTTTAAATATTATTGAATATTTAGTCACCGGTCTAAAAATCGTACCCTGTTGTCTCTCATCGGTAAAAACTTGTTGTAAACTTAAATCAACATTTCGATCAAATTCAATTAATTCTTTTTCGTTTTGATTCAAATCAACATTTACAGATAATACTGTATTTGGAGATGCCTTGTATCTCAATGACCCTAAAACAATTTTTGTTGTATCATTTACTCCCATTATATTTCCGCTGTATCAATATATTTTTTTATGAATCTATTCATTGCTGTTTTTCCGTTATTTAATCCAAAATAAAAATGACTTGGAGCTCCAACTAAATAAACATTACCATTTACCGCAAGTGGTGAACCAGGTATTGTTGGTGAAGGTAATAATGTGTTTTGATCAAAGTTAGTTATAAAACCTTGGGGTAATAAAGGTAATGCATTGCCAGGTTGTAATGCCGGTGTCGTAAAATAAGGGTCAACACTATAATCTAAATCTTGATATCCTTTTTTAAAGAACCCAATACCACCACTTTGATTAGGGTTTGTATACCAATTGTTATCTTCAGCACCAAAAATAACACTAGATGGTTGTAATATCCATTTATAGTTTGGTACAACCTGAGTTTTTGGGTGCCCATACGCATCTTGTAGTAAAGGAGATAAATTGTAAATTTCAATACCCGGTGTTAATTTTCTTCTATAAGCATAATCAATGTTGGATGATCTATAAAATACCCCAAAAACAGGTCTACTAGCCGGTGGTGTCTGACCGTCATCACCAATGAAAATATCAACGTTACCGTAATTTTCATCAATAAATGGGTTAATTCTAAATTCAGAATTGATTGATAACGCCTGAGCAAAATCACCATCTATTCTATCACCACCTCTATTACTATTAAAGAATTGTGTAATACCTTTACCTTCTGAATTATTACCACCAGTGGTTATAGGTATCATAACTTGTCTAAAATTCTCATTTAATATTCTAGATAAAAACCCTAATTGTATTATATCACCATTTTCATTATAACTAGTTGACCTAAATTGATCACTCATATACCCTCTGAAATTTGGGTTATTACAAATTTCACTTATATATGAATCTCTTGGACCCATATCTAAAATTGTAGTTGGGAACATTATATTTTTATCGTTATATCCAGGTTTAAAATTAAGAGTTAACCAATTCGCCGGTTGTGATACTTCTTTACCAATAAACTCTTGCGAATTATCACTCCATGGAGAACTTCTATAATAAAAATTGTTACTTATATTATTATAAACCACAATATCTCTACAATATTCATATTTAGGTGTTGATGCATTAGTAAGATTATTTAATGGATATATTGATCTTTTATTGAAAGACGGCATATATAACGTACCATTTATCCAATTATTTTGGAATGTTTGAGCAAAGACCCCCCTACAAGTTGCAAACACTAATGTAAATCTTGTTTTCCATTCCATAAATAATCTAGCGTCCGCGCCATATTCAACAAGATATTTTTTATTTAATAAACAATAACATCCTTTAGTTACTCTATCTTCAGGTATTGCACATTGATTAGCAGGTATAACCCCGACATTAGTACCACTACCTGAATAACATTCTAAAGATATTAACCCATCACAAGTAAGTGTTTGCGTTAATCCCGTATTACCACTAAATTGATCTAAATTTCCTGTAATATCGTAATTGCTTTCAAAACTATTTGTCTGTTCACTTCCAACACCATCGGTTTTGTAATAACAAAATTTATTGTTTTGATGTAACGCATAAGCCGTTCTATTACCGGGAGCATTTTCAACACAAGTTGATGTTGGTAATCTATCACTTCTCATAACTATTCTACTTCTATTATTAAAATTAACACCAAGTAATGTTGGGTATTTAAAATATGCCGTAGAATATAACGCAAAAAACTGATTACTATTTAAAGAGGTAGGATAACCATAATCATCCTCAGAAGATACTTGACCATAAAACATACCATTAATATTATATGGACTATTAAACGATGAGGCAATAAATGATCCACCACCAATATAATCCGTTTGTTGTCTTGGTAAAGTATAATTACTATTCGCAATTAACGTCTGTAAAGTTGCATCTAAAGATCCTTTGGTCGGGAACCCGTTGACAGGTATATATCCTGTTGCAAAATTATCATCTGTTGATAAATAATAATACGGTAATGTAGATGTAAACGCAGTGTAATTTGGATTTCCGGGTATTGCAGGACTAATATTAAAAGTAAAGGAAGGGAAATATAAATTATTAAACGTATTTGTTGGTGTGTTATGTGTTAGTGGTGCAGATTGTGCAGAATTGGCAATAGGTTTTATTGGTTGATTTAAGTAATAGTCACCAGTTATTGACAATCCAGGTTGGTTCCATCCCGTATATCCAAAGATACGAGAAAGATCATATCTTATATTTTGTTTTTCAGTGTGTGGATCAACCCCCCTTACAAACATAACTACCTCATAATTTAAACCATTTGATAAACTATCTAAACAGTCAAAGTAATTCGCATCAATTGCCGCAACACCACTCACATTATTATATGTGAATCCATTTACCGTTGCCGGTGGTATAATAGGAGACGATAATGAAAACGAGGATGGTGGAACCTGAGAAACAACTGAAGGATTACTTATTGTATACACAATTTGATGCCTTAAAAATCTTTTAGGAAATAAATTAGTATTTGAAACACTAGACATATTAATAAAATCAGAAACACTCACACCTGTAATCACTTGGAAATACTCCATATCGGTTGGGTATTTTAGGAAATCATCTTTAATAGAATCAGTTATTGTATCACCTGTTTGTAAAATATTAATACTAACTGAGGATGTTTGCCCATTTATAGGATTCGCATAAGTAATGTTAGACGCAATAGGAACAACATTAGATGTTGTATTTGGTGCTGCAGATAATATTGTTGTTCCCGTTACCGCATTATTACCAAAACTATTTGTTGTTGCTCCCGTTAAGTTTACTTTTCTTGATATCACAAGTCCATTATCAAAATTAGGGTCTTGGAATGTAACTAATTCACCAATACCTAATTTTTGTGCTGTTCCCGCATTTGCTAAGACAACAACGATTTGATCGGTAAATGTTGGTTGAGTACCTAAGTTATATGGAGCAACACTTAATTGGGGGTTTACCGTAGTTCGTATTATGTTAGAACCACCACCTGTTCCGATATTACCAAAATATTTATCTCTAGTATTAAATTCATTTAATTTTTGAGGATATGTCTCACTTCTTGGATACCCAAACCATCTATGATCCAAACCTGTTGTTTTTTCAGCGGCAAATAAGAATGGTTGTGGTGCGTGAAACTTATTAAACGCATTAGGATCAGTCGTACTTGATAAAATATCAAACCCAGAAAACAATCTTCTAAAATCAAGAACCGAATCCACAACAATATTACCACTTATTTCATCATCTACAACTCTATTAATAAGTGATTTATATTGTTTGTTTGTTGATAAAGATGCTCCCGCGAAAAAATAACCTTTGTCATTATCACTACTATCTTCACCCGGAAAGTTATTTAAGTTAGGGTGATTAACATCATAAGCCGAAGATAAATTGACAGGAGCAATAAATGATGTTGATTGAGCATATTCTATTCCACTATCATCCAAACCATTTTGCTGTTCTTCTATACTTGCATTAACTGAATTCTCATCAATATCATCATCTAACTCAGCATTACCACAATCACAATCACAACTTGTACATTCAGGATAAGATAACATTGGTAATCCAATTCTTGGGAAATTTGTTATTTTTATTAAATAAATCGCAGTAAAGGCAATAAATGCCAACGATAATGCCAACTTAAATAACGCAGATAAAAGTTGTGCGGCAATTCTTAAAATAACTCCCGCATTAACTACAGGACCACCAGGGACTGCAAAACCAGTGGTGCCCTCTAAAATTGAATTCACAACAGTTATGCCTTCTTGTATTGCCTGATAACCAAAATAAATACCTAAAACCACTAATAGATATTTTAAAACCGGCCAAGACCAAGCCACAAAGTGAGCAAGGAATAATATCACTAATATTGGTATAGCGAGGATATTAATTAATAAATTAAATACAAAAAATATAAAATCAAAATTTCGAATTATATCATTAACAGGAAATGTATTAACCGTAGATTTACAAGTTCTATCGTCAATTTCTTTAATCCCTAAATGTTTTGCTCTACCAGCACCTTTTTTGTATCTATCTAAAAACATTGCCGTGGTATAAACTTTATTGTAATTAAATTCATAAAATTTATCTTCACAATCAATTGCCTCTTGTATCATTTGTTGACCAACAACCGTTGTATTATCACCATAATCATTCCAATCTAAACTAAATGCATATGATCTTAAGGCATTAAATGTGGGTTGTTGATAAAATGTATAATTAAACTCAGTTAACGTACCAGGGTTAACAGGAACCACATTTATTGTGATAGTTGTTGGGACAACCGTTATTGGAATACTTTCCAAATCACCAAAATATGGTATACCGTTTAATAAAATTGTAAAACTTTCAACATTAATTTTATTATCTAAAACCAATCCTCCTGTTGAGGTATTATTTAATGGGAATGTTGCGGTAAGAGTACCATTAGGTAATGTGAACTGATATTGTGTTGTCGAATAATTTATTAATGGATCAACAGAAGAGTTAATCCACCCGTGTTCTTTTATATTAGGAACCAAATAATGACCTCTTAAATATGAGTTTTGTAATCCCTGCTCATTTTGCCACTTAAATTTAAATCTATATTTACCTTTAGTTGGAATACCTTTTTTAGGGTCGTTTGACAAAACTTGTTCCCCAAATTCATTAGTAATAATATAATTTAAGTTCATTGGGACGTTTATTAAAAAAGTTCCGTCACCATCAATAAGTTTACCATCCTCATCTAATTCATGGGTTTCAAGAATTGGTCTACCATCTTGATCCACATCAATAGTTTGTCTAATTGTTAATATTTGACCGGGTCCTGCAATTAATTCACATAAATTACCTGTATCATTTTTTGGTCTACAAGTTGTTGCCCTAACCGCATCATCATCGGTAGTTGAAATTAATGATCCCATAAACACAGCATTAGGTTTTATGGTAATATTCGCACTCGCAGTTAAATCAAAATCCGCTCTTGTGATACCTAATAAACAAATTTCAGGTTCCCCCCATAATGGAGCAACTTCAATGATCTTATTTAACGTTACAATCTGAGGTAATTCGTTAAGGTTTGTAGATGTCTTAAATTTAGATCCGTTAACTTGTGATTCAACAGCTACACCCGAATCTATTAAATCTTGTGGTGATAATGAAAAACAACCTATATCCGATAGGTCAACATCCATTAATATTGTTTGGGTTCCCGTTGGGACTCCAAAAATCATGTAATCCCCACTATCGTTTGTTCTTACTGAGAATTTATAATACTTGTCATAAACCTCAACATAAGATTGGTCTGTTAAAATTTCTTGTTTAGATGGGAATGTACCTGTAGCTGCGTGTCCTGTGTATGACGGTTCTTTAGGTAATAAGTTATATCTATATCCATCGGCACTTACATCAGATAATGTTTGATATGGATAAAGTTCAGATATTATTGGGTTGTCAATATCAATGTCGTCAATTGGAATGAATACCGAAACTCTCGCATTTGGTACTCCATACCCATTGTTCACCAATACCCTTCCGATTATAACACCGTAATCAGAACACATTCTATTATATATGTCACCCTGATTAATCTTTAAAGATAAAATCTCCAAAAATTCAAAATCCTGCTCTAACTGAATATTAATTGTCTTCTCGGTACCAGGTGTTGTACGTATTCTATATGATTTTGGCATTATTTATTCTTTCTTGATAAATAGTTTATTTCCTATTTTCAAAAAATAATTCTTTTATTTGAAAAATAAATTATCAGGCGAAATTAATCGTTTTAAAGTTAAGAACATTAACGGTAATATCCTTATTTGGATATCTAATTTGATATATTTGGGTTGGTTCCGCAAAGATAGTATCCGCAATTAATTGGATTTGTTTTGTTGATGCATCTTCATATGGTTGTGATGTTTGAGAAGACGAATATTGACCACCAACTTTATTATAAACAAGTATATTGGATATTGAAATAACTCCATTTTCACTTTGGATTAATCGTCGTATTTCTGAGATGTAAACGTTTTGACCTAAACCTCTAACCGCAGGACTAAAATACGAAGTGATTATATTAATGATCTTAGCAACAACAGATCCTTGATTTTGACTTGAGTCCAAAATAACGTCAACATCAATTGCTAAGTCAATAACATTAGCGGTTTCAACAGAAATGTAATCATTTATCATCCTATAATTAGATAAATAATTTGCAACATTACTTTTAAGTGTATTTGAAACGACTTCAGTTAAATTACCGGTGGTATCGTAAGATAACATCTTAATTTTAATTTTATTATTTTCTTCAACAATAGATACTTTACCGGGAGCCCCAAACTGAGATGGCATTGTTCTCAATGCAGATTCATAATCATTTATGGTAACCGCCCTATTTTGTGCAGCAAAGTTATATGTAACGTATTGTCTAACTTCTTCAGTTGTTGGAGGATTGGACCCTCCAATTGCCGCAGTTACGTTATTTACTCTAAGTGAATTAACAACAGTTGAATTTATTGATTCCGATGGTCCGTTCACAAAAAATGAAACTGTACCTATTTGTGTTATAATATTAACCCCCAAGTTTGTCGCTTGTCCACCACCCACTCTGTACTGAACAAATAACGTAGAGTTTGATTTTAACGCACTACCTAAAGCAAGGTTATTAACATACTTATTAAGGTCAAATCCTACCCCGTCTCTCGCAAATTCTCTTAACTGTTCATCAGCAGATACATTTCCACCCCCAAACGTTAATTTACAAAATCCTTCAGGTGTGAACTCACTAATGAATTTAGTGTTCGTTACAACATACTTACCAACTTTAATTCCCGGTTGATCTGACGGTTTTGTTGGGTCTTCAACAAAAACTCTATCTTCCGCCAACGCTTGTACTTCATACCATCTATTTTCCAAACCTAAAAATTCTTGGTTTGGTGGTGGTGAAGTATATTGCGTCCCATCTTTAAGTAAGACACTTGTAATACCCAAAACATTTTTCTCAGGTAAAAATAATTCAAAGAATGGTTTAACATCATTTGGTGTTATAACTCTCTTAAAAACTTTTGTTATACCATTAACAACAACTTCTCTTTTTGTGATTGTATAGTTAATGATATTATTATTTGAGTCAAAATTTGGCACCTTTACCCTATTAGGTGATCCTTCAGCATTAGTTGGTGAAGCGAAATCAATATCATAAACTGTTTCAAATGGTTGCCCTGCACCATTCACTTGGGACCCTCTTCTTAATATACCACAGTATCTTAAATCTTCTTTATCACCAAAAGCCGGTACAGTTATGGAGAAATCAACTAAAGCCACGGATGGTCTTGATCCTGGTATTTTTAATCCATATGTTCTAGCAATATTATATACCGATGATTTTTGTTGTGCATATTGAAGAACAGTTTCCTGAATACTTCTGTCAATTTGGAACTGTAAGTTGTCTGTTACCGCAGCATTTAAATCTAACAATACTGAGAATACACCAGCATCGTTAAAGTTTTGAACAAGATCGGGATAATAAGTTCTTGTGAAATTTATAAGTTCAGTTCTTATTCCCGCAAAATCTCTCGTTGTGTACGATATTTTTTTATTTGCCATATACTATTAAATATTGATAATTACAAAATCGCTTGAATTGAAAGCGTTATTAGTGTTTCTATAATCAATTCTTACTTTTGCCGTGTGTTCTAATTGAGCAATGTTTGGAACCGTAAATTCTTTCTCACCATATTGGTTTATATAAGTACCTTGATTTTCTTCCCCCATTGATGCGTCAGTAATCTTAATACTAGTAATTAAGATTCCCGGCATATATTTAGCAACCGAATCCCTTATTTCACTTTCTATCTCACTAAATGTTGGACCATCTAACGGTTCAAAGATATATTCATATAATCTTGATCCAAAATCGGGTAAAAAATATCTTGTCCCTTTTTTACTTAATAATAAGTGTACAAGATTACTTCTTATTTCCTCATCACTATCGTTAGAAGTATCTAAATATCTACCAACGAACGAATCTCTAAACGGGAAATTTATACCATATGTTATTCCATTTGCCATATTCAATAAATATACTCTCAATAATTTTTGAATAAATACATTACAAAATAAAAAATCCCGAATTACTCCGGGATTTCTTTGATGATACGCGATCCATCTTACGATGAACATCCAAAACACTCAAACTCTGAACTATCAGGTTTTGGTGGTAAATTCATATTTGAAAAATCAACCTTTGGTGGTTCAGGTGTTACCTTCGGTTTTTCTCGTTTACTTAAATCTAACGCTAAGTGTTTTGCCCCTGTTGAAATTGCTTTAGTTCTAACATAATAACATAAAGTTTTCAATCCTTTTTCCCATGAATGGAAATGTGATGAGGTAATCTTTGATAATGTTGGGTTAGACATATAGATATTCATTGATTGTGATTGATCAATAAATGGTGCTCTGTCTGCCGCCATATTAATTAATTCTTTCTGTGAAATCTCCCAAATTGTTTTGTATTTAGGAATTAAGTGTTCGATTCTTTTTACTTTCTTATTGTAATTTTTATCCTCAGGATCTAAATAATTGTTAAAGTTTATGTTTTGAATTGATCCCTCATTCATTATAATTTCATTCTTTAAATCTTCAGACCAAATACCAATTTTCTCAAAGTCAGCAATCAAATATTTGTTAACAATCATAATTTCACCACCAACAACTCTTCTATTAAATAATGCCGAGTGAGCCGGTTCTGTCATTTCAAATGAACCAGTAATCTTAGCTGAAGATGCTACCGGCATTTGTGCCGTAAATAAAGAATTACATACTCCGTATTCTGAAACGTCATTCTTTAATTTATTCCAATCCCAATATCCGGATAAATCATTTTCAGTTAATCCCCACATATCATATTGGAAAATACCTTTTGACATTGGAGATCCTTTGAAGAATTTGTATGGTTTGTATTTTTCTTTTTTACATAAGTCATTACTTTCGTAAATCGCCCCATAATAAATTGTCTCAAAGATTTGTTTATTTAGAGTTTTTGCCTCCTCGTCAGTAAAGATCATGTCAAGTAAATAGAACACATCCGCTAATCCTTGTGTGCCAATTGCGATTGCTCGTTGTTCTAAACCACCTTTCAATCCTTTTTGTGTTGAGTAGTTATTAATATCAACAACTTTATTTAAAGTTCTAACAACTTTTCTAACTTCCTCAAATAACAATTGGAAGTCAAATTTATTATTTTTAACAAAGTTTTTCAATACAATAGATGATAGAGTACAGATTGCGGTTGTTTCTTCATCGGTGTACTGATAAATCTCATTACAAAGGTTTGATTGTTTAATAACCCCAATATTCTGATGGTTTGTTTTTCTATTTGCACTATCTTTAGAACACAAATAAGGAACTCCTGTTTCTACCTGAGATTCAATAATCTTAGTCCATATTGTTTGAGCCGAAACTTTTTTACCTAACCCCATTTCTACGGCTTTATTATAAACTTCTTCATATTCTTCACCATAACATTCTTGTAATGGTTTCAATCCAGCACTAATAATATCATTAGGACAGAACAAATACCAATCTGTATTATTTTTTACCGCTTTCATGAAATTATCAGGTAACCAAAGAGCGGTAAATAAATCACGTGCCCTTAATTCCTCCGCACCTGTATTCTTTTTAATATCTAATAGATCAATAATATCTTTATGCCAAGGCTCAAGATAAATCGCCGCAGATCCAGGTCTACGTCCTTGTTGATTAAAGAAACGTAATGATTCATTTACAATTTTAAGATACTTTAATAAACCACCAGCATATCCACCTGAACTTGAAATTCTACTTTCCTTACTTCTAATATTTGACATTGATAATCCAATACCCGCAGCGTCTGACGAGAATGTTGAAATATCAGTTAATGTATCTAACAATCCTTTTCTTGAATCTGAATTGTTATAATGCAAAACACAAGACGCCAATTGAGGTACTTTTGTACCTGAATTGATCATAATTGGTGTTGCTTTAGAAATTAGTTGGTTTGATAATGATTTATAATATTCAACCGCTTCAACAAAACTTTCGGTAACCCACAATGCAATTCTCATATACATATGTTGTGGTCTCTCTATCGTAACCCCATTAGGTCTTTTTAATAGATACATTTCTTGTAATGATCTCCAAGCAAAGTAATCAAAATTATAATCATTATCGTGATTAATTACAGCATCAATTGTATCTTCACCATATTCTTTAATGGTTTCAATTAATTTATCGTGTATAATACCATCACTATAAAGTATCATCATAGTTTCAGAAAAACTAGGGTTAGTTTCTTTATGGTATGATGAAATAGCAACTGATGATGCTAATCTTGAGTAATCGTGATGACTACCAGTATATGAAGCCGCAATTTCATACACAAGTTTATCTAATTCTTTTGTTGTTATTTCACCCTCAGTTGGAACTGAGGTAATAACCTTAATAAAAATCTCGTCCGAATTGACATTCAAACCTTTTGCTGCTCGTTTTACACGATTATAAATTTTTTGTGGGTTAAATGATACATTATCCCCATCTCTTTTAAGTATTTTAAGTGACATCATATATTTTTTATTTAAAAATCTTCTTCAAACGTGATAGTTTCGTTCAATTTTGCTTTTTGATATTCCATCGTTCTTGATTCAAAGAAATTTCCTTTGGTTTCAACCGCAATTTGCTCCATGAACTTAAATGGTTGTTCTACATTAAATTGTTTACTACAACCAAGTTTAACAAGTAATCCATCCACAACAAACTCCAAATATTGTTTCATTAAATTTGAGTTCATTCCAATTAGTGACACAGGTAATGATTCAGTTATGAATTCTTTTTCAATCTCAAGAGCAGATAGAAGGATTTCTTTTATTCTTTTCTCTGATGGTTTTTCATCACAGTGGTTATTTAACAAATGTATCGCGAAATCACAATGTAAGTTCTCATCTTTAAAAATTAAAGAGTTAGCATTACATAATCCCTGCATAATACCTCTTGATTTCATCCAAAAAATAGAACAGAATGATCCCGAAAAGAAGATTCCTTCAACCGCCGCAAATGCAACTAATCTTTCTTGGAATGATGAATTATCAATCCAATTTAACGCCCAATTTGCTTTCTTTTTAACCGCAGGTAAGTTCTCAATTGCATTAAAACACTCATCTTTTTCTTTTGGATCATTAATATAAGTGTCGATTAATAACGAATACATTAATGAGTGAATGTTTTCCATTGCTAATTGGAATCCATAGAAGAACTTAGCCTCAGGGTATTGTACCTCTCGGTAAAAGTTTTCAGCTAAATTCTCATTAACTATTCCATCAGAAGCCGCAAAAAACGATAATACGTTCTTTACAAAGAACTTCTCATTATCCGTCAATTTTTCCCAATCACGAATATCATTCGTTAAATCAACCTCCTCAGCGGTCCAAAAAGCCGCTTGATGCATTTTGTAAAATTCCCAAATATCATTATGCTCAATTGGGAAGATGACAAACCTATTAGGATTTTCAACTAATATTTTTTCCATTTTCTTTAAATTTTTAATTATTTTTTGTTTCGTCTTTTTGTCTTTGTTGTCTTTTTTCCAACAATTCTTTAACTCTTTGTCTTTGTCTTTCTTCTTGCTTTTCTTCTAATCCCAAGAATGTCATTGAACTTTCGGTGTCTATTTCCAACATTGCATTATCAAATTTACAATTCTCAAATACAACCCCATCATCACCTATTCTTGATTTAGTAATTGCAATAGTTGCCAATTTCATTTCTTTTTGTTGTAAAGTTTTAGCCACGGAAATGATAACGTGTCCAACTTGTGCTTTCTTAATAGATCCACCCATCTGATCCGTTGTTACAACCTCAGAGGAGATAGAACTTCTATTACCTTGTGTTGCGGTCCACCCAACCAAATTTAGTTCGTGACACATTGCCTCAAATGCTCTCATTACAGACCCTTCACTCTTCCATTCATCACCTAAATTTTTATCAGGAACAACACAATCAATATAATCAAGTAACACCATATCAATTTTCATCCCATCGGCAATCATCTTTCTAATTTGATTTTTAATTTGTAACATAGTTACGGTATCTGATGGTAATTTTTTCATGATCAACTTGTTTACCATTGTATCTTCAATCTCCTTAACTCTTGTAACAACCTCATCTCTTTTTTCTGACAATTCGTCAGGATGAATCTTTGTCCAAAGTGTATAGTGTTTTCTTTGAATTACCTTTGGATTGTCCTCAAAAAAGATCTGTAACACATTATTTCCTAAGTTAAATGCGTGGTTCGCAATCTTGGTTAATACCGTTGATTTACCCACACCTGTTGGCGCTAAAATCACACCAATTTCACCTTTAGCCAATCCACCTTTCATTAGTCGGTCAATCCCTGGTATACCCATTGGAATTGGGTGTCTATAATCGTCATCTAACACTTGATCAATGTTAGAAAAAACGTTTAAGATACTTGTGTCTTTTTCTCCAACTTGTAATGCGCCTCTAACCATTTCTTCAAGAGCATCGTAGTTTTCAAATTCACCACCATCAATGATCTTTTGTGCCTTATTCATTACCTTTTGTAACTCTTGTTGTTTACAAAATTTTAAAGCCTTCTCTTGAACGAAATCTACTCCGTCAATAGGTGCATCCTTAATTTTCTTGATTGTGTCCAACACAACTTTGGATGCTATTTCTTGTTGTAATTCAGATTTTGTAATCTGTTCTAATGTTTCAAATGATGGAGTATGATTGTATTTTGAATAATACTCTCTAATCATTTGTACAATTATTTTAAAGTATTTATTCTCAAAATAATTGTTCTCAATCACATCAATAATTGAGTGTGAAAAGTCCTTGTCTAGGACCATTTGATTTAATAATTGTAATTGGAATACATTCCCCAAATACTCAAAATTTTTGTTTGTCGCCATATAATTTTCCTTCTGTTAGTAAAGATAAATACTATTAGTTTTGGATAAATTCGGGATAATAAAAATTAAAATTTTTACCTGAAAAAATGTCAGTCAGGTCACTTAGTATGCCTTTTAGTTGCGGGCGTAGGTCTACGGTGTATCTTACCTTTGGTGGGTATAGTTTAGCGTCAAAAGTTCTCTGACAAATTGTCATATCCCCAACCTTAATATATACATTAAAATTTTCAGGACCGTCCGTAATTGACGTATTTAACATTTCAGGATTCTCCCCAATTTCATATTGATTGTCTAACATATAGACAATACTTCTCATCTTTAAACTGTTCTGAAGTTTTTGTGTAAAACTACGGATATAGTCATAAAACTCTTCAGATTTGTGAGCGTTTCTATTAAAACCTTTCACATTAAAAAATCGTTGTACTACGATATTATCATTACACATTAACAAGAACTCTACTTTTGTTACATCTTGATCTCTCATAATTTTGTTTTTACTTTTTGTTTCTAAATTTTGTTTTTTCTTTTCTTGATAATTTCAAGAATGGTTTTAAAAAATTAACCCAATTATCATCTCCTTTTGGGAGGTATTTGAAGAATCCATCTTCCATCATCATTCTAATTAAGTTTCTATGTCCTCTCCCGTCGGGATCCATCGACTCTGATTGGTACATTTCAACTAATTCTTTTCCTTCCTCAGAAATCAAAGGGGTGGATAAATCAACGATCTTTTCATTTACTACAAAGAATTCATCACCAAATATCCCCTCCTTTGTTTTCCCACTGAGTAAATTCTGTAAGACAACAACATCTTTATTCTCTTTCAGTAATTCCTCACCTTTTGTTAAAATATCGGTAAAAGAAACCTCTGAATCAAGTATCTCAGGAAAAAACTTAACTAAAGTTTTCTCACCAAGATAAAAGATACCATCAATGTTGTCTGAACTGTCCCCCGTTAAGATCTTAACAGTTTTAATATTATTATGTGGAAACTCATAATCTTTAAGTTTAATTTTGTCTCCGAATTTATAATATCGTTTTGCTTGGGGGGAATAAATAGATACCTTTTCAGATATCAACTGAGTTAAATCTCTATCACTTGAGAATATCGTTTTTTCTTCTTCTGGAGATACTTTACAGTAGTGGGCAATAAGATCATCGGCTTCCGAATTTTCCGTCTCTAATTGTCTCACAAACATCTCTTCAAGATATTGTTTAACTCTTTGTTTCTGATTATTAAAGGATTCTTCCTTACTTTCGTTTTCTAAAGGATTACGATTGAGTTTGTATTTTGGGTATAATATTCTTCTCTGTGATGAGCTTGTTTTACTATCCCAAAATACAACTACTTTATTGAAGTTTGTTTCTTCTAAGAATTTCCGTAACGTATTTAAAAAGTGCCAAATACCACCTACGTGTTCACCTTTGTTAAAAAGATCACGTGCTCCGTGAAATCCTATTTTTAATAAATTGTTACCGTCAACCAATAAGGTTTTTGACATTTTGTTTTACTTTAATTGTTACTACTCTACTTCTTCTTTTTCTGTTGTCAAATCAAAGTCACCATCAACTCCGATTATATCTTTCCAATAGTCAGCATATTCTTTTTTATACTTTTCTATTGATGCTTTTTCTTCTGTGGTGTCTTTACCCGGTAAGAATCCGTGTGGTGTTACGATAATTCGTCCATCCTCAAACCCAAGTCCGTTGATGTGATTTTTCATAACTGATACTTTTGTTCTTGATGCAAACTTTACAGTTCTCTTGTCTTTAGTTGCCGTAATTTTTGTTGTTCCAGCACCTTTTTGATTACCAAATAAGAATACCAAAGAAGAGTTTAACCAAATTGCCTCACCACCCTTAGCTTTGATCTTAGGTTGACCAAATGGGTTGTCAGGTAATTCTACCCAAGGTTGATTAACAATGATTAAGGTATTTTCATATTTAGAATCTGCCTTACGAGATCCTGAAATACGTTGGTTGATACCCATACCAATTTTGTCAGCCAAAACACTTGCATTGTGTTGTTTACCTCCTTTACCCTCGTAAGTCATTTTACAAGGAACTGATCCAACTGAATCCCACATAATACAAAGTGAGTAATCTAATTCACCTTTTTCTTGTGCATCCAATAGGTCGTTAATGTAATCTGTAATTTGTTCAATATAACTAAAGTTATTATTAAACAAGAAGAATCCGTCCCAAGTTAATTCACCCGTTTCTTCATCAACCACTTCCTCACATTCAAACCCCATTATTTTTGAGTGTTCAAAGGACCATTTTTGTTCGGTAATAATGAAAACAGGGAGAATACTTTTCTTTTGAGCATCAACCGCAGTCTTAATAAGTGCGGTGGTTTTACCCGTATCGGAATGACCTAATAACATATTAAGGTGACCAATAGCAGGTCCGGGTAATCCTACGGCATCCAAAAATTCAGGACCAAGATCAAAAAATCTTTGTGGTTTATATTTTGCATCCGAAGAGAATTTTTTCTTCAATGAACTAAAATCTGTTTTCTTAATTGCCATATTAGTTGAAATTATATTTACGGAATGTTTCTAAGGCATTCATTTTATCTTGTGCGTTAACCATTTTTTCAACTAAATTGTCCATTTCCTCAATGTGTTGTGGATGTTCTCCAATACCAACAGGATTTGTAAAATAAACTAACAATGTTGCTTCAGCTTCCGCCATTTCCGAACGATATTTTAAGGTCAATGCCTCATACATTTTTTCTGAAATCTTATTCATTTTGTTAAAATTTTTTAAATAATGGGATACCCACAATAAGTAAGTATCCCATTAAAAGTTAATAAATTATTTAGAATGGTAAATCCTCATCTTCCTCGTCGTTAGCCTGAGGATCGGATATTTCATTATTAGATTTTGGTGTTGATCCACCCATAGATACTTCAGATTCGTCACTGTTTGAGTAGATGTATTTACCCGCATCTGTATCCCAACGAGGAGTTTCCCCTCTTGCAATTGCTTCAAGATATTCTACAGGTTTTTTAGAGTAAACGTCTTCCCAAGTCAATTCGTCATTAATCCAAGCGTTTGCCGTTTCAGGATCCTCATGAGTTGGTGTTGGGTCATCATACATCACAGTTTGAATTACCGTATATGTTGCACCTTTTGGTGTCTTTGCCTTTGTAAGTTCAAGGATTAAGTCACGACCTTTGTCAGGATCGGTAACGTCACCTTTTGCTTTCCAAATTGGAATGATTTTATCAAGGATTCCTTCTTGTTTGTAATTGTGTTTAAATCTCCAAAATTTAACACCATCTTCTTCGTGATCACGGTCAATAACTTTAACAATGTAAAACTTACGAGCTTTATATTGTGTTGCTAATTGTTTGTCAGATTCACGACCTGTTGACATCAACTCTTCATAAACCTCATTTAAAGGTGAACGTTCGTTGTCATTTTTTCCCGGATCGTAGAATTTCTGCCATTTACCATCAACATTAATTTCGTGGAACCATACTTCCTTAAAAGGAGATGATCCATCAGTTGTAGGTAAAATACGGAGTTTTCTTTGTCCTTGTTTTTCGCTGTCTTTAAGGATTGCCGCGAAATACTTTTTCATTCTTTCTTCTTGAGACATTTTTGAAGTGGAAGAAGAACCACTTTGTTTTGAGTTCTCGTACTGAGCCAAAACCGCATCTAAAACATTGTTTGTCGCCATATTATATATATTAATTAAAAGTTTACAGTGTAAGTATAAGTTAAATAAAAGTAGTAGTCAATAAGGTATATTAAAAAAAGATGAGGTGTCTTTCAACACCTCACACATCACATCATTTCGTCTTCGTTTTCGTATTCACTAAAGCTTCCTTTAATTTCACTTGGGGAAAATTCCTCAACTTCATCGCTAGTTAATACGTATTCATTTTTTCCTGTTTTTTCCATATCATCCATTTTATCGTCAAAAAATTGACTTAATTTTTGATTAAATGGACCTGAATCTAAACTTCTCAATTCTAATTTTTCTTCAGGTGTTTTAGGTCTCATTTTTTCAATTTTAGTTTCTAAACTATTAACAGTATTAACTAAGTTATCCATCTCACCTAATTTAGTTTCAAGATTTTTTAATTGATCAAAAAGATTGTTAAAATATTCTTCTTGCTTATCCGCAAATGTTTTTTGTGTGTCAACTAAATCTGTAATATCTAACTCCTCAGTTTCATTACCAACTTCTTCAACATCAGGATCATTTTCAATATCCACAGGTTGGGGTGTTGGTTCGGCAGGTGCCGGAGGTGGTGGGGGAACCGCAGCGCCAGCATCAACAGGTGCCGGAGCGGCTTCTGCTGGAGGTGGTGGTAATTCACCTTGTTCCATAATATAATTATTAATACTATTATGTCTTTTGATTTCTTCTAAAATTTTTTTATCTATCGCCATCTTAACCGTTTAATAATTGTTTAATCCCCGATTTAGTTTCAACTTGGATTTTTTTATGTGTATTCATTGTATTATCCACACGTTCAATTAAACCATCTTTCATTCTTATTGTGTAACAATCACCAGTATCTAAATCACATACTTCTTTGAATCCGTTACCCGCATCTTTTTCTGACATTCTTGTATTCTTTCCAAGATAGTTGTCTAAAATTAATTTTGTGCTCATAGTTTTTTTATTATAAATATCTAACAAATAGAAAAAAACATTATTTTACTTTATTGTTTTAACAATATCAAATGCCTCTCTGAATTTATTTTCAATTGTTTTTTTATCTTGTTCCGTCATTTTATCATAAACATTATCAGGTTGATTTACCGGCCAACGTAAAATAAATGCTTTTGATAATGCCTTTATTTGTTCATTTTCTGTAGATAATGGTTGATTTTTTATATACGGTACTTTCTCTTTAAATTTAGAAATAACAAATCTTACAAATGAATTGTCGGTATCAAAATTAACAAGAGGTATATTTTGAGTCGTTCCTTGATTAACACAATAATAAGTGTTACCCATTAATGCGGCTGAACCACCATAAGATACATCCAATCTTATTGATCCATAATTGTGACCATAAGATTCAAACTTACCGGATTTATATGAGTCAATATACATAATTGAGAATATAAACGCTAACATTATTGTTTGATTATCTGTTGTAATGTTCGCCGCACTCATTTCTGTTTTTATTATATCAATCGCCTTAGTTAATGTTAATGTTGTTTTAACCGGTGTTTCATTAGTGTAACTACTGTAAGCACTATTTAATTTATCCGAACAATTTTGATTAGACGTTAAGGTTCCATTACCATTATTTGCATTATTAACAATATCACTTTGTTCCTGTAGTATATTACCCTCAGATTCAATTAATGCCGATTCCTCTTTTTGAATTTGTTCTTTAATTGTTTCTAAAATTTTAGTATTTAAAGATTGTAAAAATTTATCAATAGCCGGAATACTATAGAATGGTTGTCTTTGACCCTCAAACTCAGTATCAAATCCATTTTCACTTATTCTATGAGATACTTTCATTATCATATATGGACCACTAAACATTGGAACATTTCTTAAATTAAAATACATCATAGGTTGTATCATAGCATTACCCAACATATCAATATTACATTTATAACTTCTATTTCTATAAAGATTATATAATGAAACACTTTGAGTTGATTCACTTCTATTACGATTCAAATTAGCCATTTGGTTTAAAACCTCTAAAGATTCTGTTGTTGGTGAACCAGGATCTTGAGAAATATCAAACTGCTTGAATATTTGTTGGTTTTGGGGTCCTATATCAACATTAAACCCAACAACTTTATTCGACTTATCCCAATCAGTTTTACCATTTAAATTATCAAGTAGTGGGTTATCACTTGCTCGTCTCAAATCAAAAGCATCATCTCTAAAACGATAATCAACGTTATCATTTAACGCTAAATGTTCACTAGGTTTATTTGCATATAAACATAAAAACTTTGAGGTAGTATCTCTATAATCCAAACTTAAAAATGTCCCGAACAATGAATTTGCAAATTCTAAAGTACCTTCAGGGTTTGGGGTTGGGTTTTTACTTGCGTCTTGTACGTTATAAAAATTAGCGTACGCCGGTAATGTAAAATAGGTAAAATTATTTTCAGTTAATATGGTCGTAACCATATCTAACATACTATTACTATATTTTGCGTATTCTATTAAATCTTTTACTTTAAAAATATCAGCATATATTCTCTGTCCAACATCTCTGCTTGCTCTATCAAATAATAATATATCCTCAAATAATGTTTTTGTTTTATAATCATTACCCGAAATAAATTTATCATTTATTGATTTGAATGTGTCCCAAAGTTCATATCTACTTTGTTCACCCTGTAAATCGGATTTAACATTTGTTCTATCAGGCGTTACAATAACATTTGGCAATTTATTTCTCAATCTTGTTAATTCCAAATCAAGAACAGTATCAATATAATCTTCATTTTTATTCAAATAATCATTCATTAAAGAATAAAACTGACTTTTAGTAATATTAGGGTTATTTAATTTTTGAGTCGCATATATTTTTATAATTGGCGCAAAATCAATAACATTTTTCTCATTAAACTGAACATCTAAATCTATAAAAAAGTCAGTAATATATGATCCCGTATTTTTATATTGTAATTGAGGGATTTCAGAAAACCCGACATAAGTTTCCAACGCCTTCCATGTTTGTGGATTACTTGCTTTTGATTGGGCTAATGTTACCGGACTTAATGTTCCTTTTGGTAATGTATTTGGTGATGATTGCTTATAACCTTGGTATGTGTATGGATCCTGTATATATTTATTTGAAAATGTGTAGAACAATTTTTTATTAAAGTTGGATGGATTACCATATTTCATAATAACCTCGTAATCCATAAAACCAGAAAGATATGTTTTAAATGATTCAATCTGAGCGTTTTGGATTTCCTCAACAATTGTATCATCCACAGTTGATGTAGGTTTAGTTACCTTCATCATCATTCTCATTAACATTTGGAAATTTTTATATGATTTTTCACTCTCAGTTTCATTTTCACTTATAGATGTAATGATACTATCATAATCATATACAGATCTACTAAAATTTAAAAACTCAATCTCTAAAATATCTAACGCATCTTTATCAAAAGTTGTAAACATTTCATCTAATTTAGAATAATCATTAACATTAGAATTTATTGAGAAGTTTTCTTGTGTTGTACCACTATTAAAAATTTGTTTTAAATAACTATCAGGTTCAGGAGATACAACTTTACTATTATCATAGTAACCATAATTAGGTGCTTTCCAAAATAATCTTACCGAACCATTATACATTGCCGAATTACCAAGAACCTCAGTTTTAATTGTACCATTTGAATTAAAACATTCGCCTTTGGTTTGATTTATTAATCCCCCAAATGATGGTAATGGATAAATAAACGTTTCATCAGGTGTTTTTACATAACAAGACCAAGGAGTTAAATTTAATGACCTACCATTAGCAACAGGATCAAAACCATTTGGTTCATTTATTAATGATTTAGTGGTTTTAACCATATTAAGTTTAGTATTTAACGCCAATTGTATTTCCGCACTTGTGTAACCAATTGAATTTGGATTTGTTACAAAAAAGTTAATTGTTGGTCCTAAAACATTAGGAACAACTGTAGTACCATTTGGTAATTGATTAGGTGTAATGTTATATCTACCAACACCCCCCGTTGTTCCACTAACTTGAGAAACTATTGTGGTATTGTATTGTAATCCTGAACCAGAAATTACCATACCGTCAATAATCTCATTTGAGTTTACCGTTAACACTTCTAATTGATTGTCGTTAACAACCGCACACGTACCAATTATCTGAACGTTTGTTTCAAATAATTGTCTCCCTTGATAAAAGACGTTAAAGTCGTCTAATGTTTTAGGATAAAATCCATTATTAATGATTGTTTTGGTAAATGTGTTTACACCAACAGTCGTACTTACATTATCTTCTAATACAATATCTTGAGTCGTACCATTTAGTGTTACATTATAAACTTTTGTTGTGGCACTATTAACAGGATCATAATTGTATGAATAGTTAAAATCTTGCCAAACATCAGATAACATATCATTTCCGGTATCAACCCAAGTTTTATATCTATGCCAAAGGGATCCATATTTCAAAACCCAAGCGTATGGTAATTTGTGAATTGCACCGAATTTTTTAATTGTAGACATAATATAACTTAACTCATTGGTTGTGTTATTCGTGTCATCAACTAATTTATATCTTTCTTTTAATGTTGCCAACGGTAAACTATTCAAGAACAAATACGCCGCCAATTTATATGGGGAAAGATCACCGCTATTATACCTAAAATTATAAACCCCTTTTTGTATTGCGTTTATGAAATAGGGGGTATTCAACATAGATGTTGTTTGATCAGAAATTAAGTTGTTATTATAATTCCCATAAAATATATTCCCCTCGGTTATGAACTGATTCTTTATTTGTCTATTTTGATAAAATAATTTAAGGTCGTCATTTACAACTGTTTGATTAAAAACACTATCAATATAATTTAAATTGGTTATTGGTTTTATAACTTGATCCTCATTAAAATTAACAATTGATTTATTGTTGAGGTTATATTTTAATACATCCGAAGTTTTATATGTTGATTCTGGATTTTGTAATATTGACCCATTTGCCAAGTAATTTTTATCCCAATTCAAATTAGTTAATGGATATAAATCACATATGTCATATTTTTCAGGAACATTATCAATCCCAATATATTTTTCAACTAATTCGCTATTCTCCAAACCAACATTTGGTTGAGATACTTCATTACCCAATATTTTACCGTCTAAAAGTTCAAACGGGTTTAATGTTTCATTTTTGATATATGTCGTATTAAACTCACCTCTAATAAAATTTTGCCATGATTGACCCTCCCCTTGATTGGAGATGTGTCTCAAGAAACCTAAATAAACTTGTGAATTAATATTATACTCTTTTAATTTTTTTGTTAAGAATGGATTATCATCACCTAAAGCTTGTATGATATCCGTAACCTCAGCCTCAGCAGAATAAAAACTCATATTATATATTTTTGAGGAATCTCTACTTATTAAACTATAGAACGAATTCAACATTAATCTTTCATATATCTCATAGAAAAATTTAACCTCTTCAGTATTTTGAAAAACTTGATTAGTAATTGGGAACTCAATTGCATTGAAACTAAACCTATTTGGTCTCGTTAACCCATTATTTGTATATTCAGGATCAGGTATTGGTAATTCTCTTTCTGTATAACCTTTAATAAACTCTTCAACAAATTCAACCTCAGGCCATATTTCAGGAACAAACGCTCTTAATTTACTTGCTAATACAGGATCACCAGGATATTTTAATTCATATTTTTCACCACCATCATTTCTTGTATTCTCAACAATTAATTGTGGCCAAGGATATATTGGAGTATTTTGTTCCCCATCTCCTTTTATATCAACACTTGGTACCGTTGAGTTGCTTCCAAAGACAGCATCTTTTCTGTATGGGTCTTCTCTTAAATTCCAAGCCTTTGTATGAACATCATCCATTAAACGTAAAAACGCTTCACCCTGAGCAAAGAACACCGCAAGAATATTTCTCATAGTCGGTGCAAATCCAATACCTGTTGAGGTATCACTCATTTGGTCCGCCAATTTAGCAGTCAATTCTTCTTCAATTGTCTGTCTTATTGTTTGATATTTTTGTTGCATTGTTTTAGTAAAATCCAAAAAATATCCCTTACCATCAAATTGAAAATTTTTATTTTTTTGGAACTCTACTTTTAAAGTTTTTGTAAACGCGGAAACCTCAGATGGGTTTCCAGGTAATTCCTTGTTTGTTCTAATATAATATGTTTTATTTATATTAATATCATCAAACTTTGCCTTGCTAATACAACTTTGTATGTCAATTTTATTAGGTATATAATTAGGTTGATTAAGACCAAGAGTTTTGTTATTTGCAAAAGCAAGATTAAATTTCTTAATTAACCCATTAAGTTCATTTAATGGTGCGGTTTGTTTTGCCGGATCATCTCTATATTCTTTTTTCCATTGATACACATACTCACCACTATCTTTAAGGATATAAACATTTGTTTGATCTAAATATGTTTTCATCCAAGAATCAGGAGTATAGAAAAATACATAACCCTCATATTCGGTTAATTGTGTTGAATAATTATTTAAATCATTTAAGACATTTAAATTAGTTTTTTTGAAACTATCAATAATGTTTTTAATGAATCTATCTAACCTATATTTTAATTGTTGTATTGTTATTTCAGGAAAGTTATCATCAATTAATCCTTTGGACTTATATTCAGAATATAATTCTTTCATTTTTTGGTAACCTTCACTTGCAAACGTTTTAACAACCGATGTCGAGTTGTTTGTACTATTATTTGGTTGTGTTTGTTTTGTTGAGACAATTGATTTATACATCAATGGAGTTCCCATCATTGCACCAAAACTAACGTGAGACATAATCGTATACTTATATGTCTTCATCTCCAATCTAACTCTAAAATTACCTGTACTTGGGTCAAAGGATGAACCAAATTTTTCCAACATTAATGGTAATCTAACCGCTTTACCCAAATATCCTTTTATTGTTAAATAAAATAATGGATATGGGAATTGGAAAAACGCAGCATATGGAGAACTATTACCCCCCTCAAATAATGATCTACCTTTAACATCCTCAAGGGTAATATCAATCGTAGGTACGAAATCTAAACCACAAGTATAGTTTATTTGTGTAATACCCAATAATCCATTATCCACAGCACCGGGAACACCATTAGAAACTAAACTTTGACTGAAATAAAAATCATCGGGTTTGTCAGGACTAACACTAACCGATTGTCTTGGTTGATTTACTCCTTGTCCTGTTAATGTGTTTTTTCCCGTTAATTCGTCTGTCCATCCATTATCTAAAAATTTTTTAAAACCAGGATTTAAGAAATTAATCTTACCAACCGAAATAGTTCTAACTGAATCACTTAAAGGAACACCTAATGCTAACTTTGTTCTTGGTAGAACTGAGCATTCTAAATTCGCATAGAACACAAGATTTTCGTGATCTATAAGACGTTCTTTTGGTCTACCTTCTTCATCAATAACTTTGTTTGGGTCAATAACTGATATGTTTTGGTAGTCAAATTCAACTAATATATTTTCTCCGTTATTTACCATAATAGAATGTATAATTTTCCAATTCGTTTTTATAATCTTGTAATGAAGTTAGTAATGGATATGGAATAGTCAATACCGCTCCGTCAGGTATGTTAAACTCAAAACCTGTATATTGGGGGTTTGCTTGTAATATTAACCAACCAAAAAATGGTGAGTTATAATGTTGTTGCGAAACTTTATCCAACCTTGAAATACCAACTTTATAAATGTATCTTTTGTCCGATGATTTTGATGGTAAATTAATATATGGAACAACGGTTTGTTCTCCGTTGACCAAGAATGGACTATATCTATTATAATACTGTAATTGCATTTTAATTAAATTTTACTTTACCATTGTATTTATCATCTTTATTCAAGTTCTGTTTAGAATATAAATTTTTAATTCTATCTACTCCTGTTGAATACCCAAGAGCATCTTTACTTGTAGTATAACCTACTTTAGCCTCAAAGGGTAGTATTTCAAAACTTTGGAACTTTTGGTATTCGGGACTTGATTCATAATCCGCAAAAGCTTTATCCTCATTTGCTCTTTGTTCCACACATTTCTTTCTATAAACATCAAACTTATCTCTTAATTCTTTTTTCAAAGAATCAGATGATTTTATTTTATCCAATGAAGTTAAAATACCAATGAAAGTATCGTATTTATTATTATCTAACATTATATCCGACATTACCATGTAGAACCTTTGATCTTCTTTTGTTGTCCCTAATGGTTTCGACCAACTATCCGGTAGATTCCATATATTTTGAGTATCACTATATTGTAATTTATAATCCATTATATAATACGATGATAAAACATCTAAAAATTCTGTTATTGTTTTACCAACTTGATTTGTATAAACATCTAATATTTTAGTTGTTACAGTAGTCGCACTGTCACCAGTCAAAGAATAAACTTTAGGTTCTCCCGTTTCTAAAAGTATACCATCAAATTTTGATATAACAACATCTGTTTTTCTAAACGTATAGTTAAAATTTTCTTGATAACTTGTCGCCTCGTTTATTGGTCCGATGACCGCATTATTTATTTCAGCGTTTCTCGTACCCAAAATTTCCTCCATTTTGTTTCTTATTTGTCTTTGTTGAGCATTATTAAAATTGGAGTTGGGTTCAACAATTTCCCTAAGAACAGGTGATAAATCATCTTTACAATCTTTTACTGCCTGATCAACAAGATTTTTAACTAAATTTTCAACATTATCAGGTTTCCCATAAATTTTTAATGGGGTATCGTTTTGAAATTCACTAATGTCCCCATCAAAATATTTTCTTTTTAAATTAACAAGTTGTAATATTCCGTAATTACTCACATCTTTTATACTTTTTAACTTATTATATATCGTTGAAAAGAATTCTTTTGTTCCTGTTGATAATTCACGAATAAGATTGTCATAATCAATCTCACCAGTTTCAACTGTTCCATCATCATTCGCAGTAGTACTTATAATCGAACCAACAGTTTGACCTCCTCTATTTTCAACTTCGTTAGGTATGTTATCAACTGTTAAAGGTGCTGACGCTGAAGGGACAAGTTTACCAACTACTTTTTCGTCTCTCTCTGATGTATCCTCAGTTGCAATTGCTCTTTCATCATAAATCTCGGTATTCGCATAATAATTAAACGATAATGCATTTTGTAATTGTTCCACAGGTCCAGCTAAACCACTACCACCAATAAAATCAAAATTTAAAGAAACTTTCGCAATCATAGGTTGCACACCAATACCTTCAGGGTTGATATCAAACACTAACGGATCATAAGTAATACCAATACTATTTGGTATGATTTTAGTGTGGTAGAAGTCACCAATTCTTAAAACTAATACAGGTGGAGCCCCAAATGATGTATTCAACGCATCATTATGTTTTGGTCTCCCATCAGGTCCAATAACAGGTATTGTTTGACCCGGTCTCATACATTGGTTTAAGAATGTTAATCTTGCATTTAAACCTTCAGGTGTTGTTGAGTGAAATGCCGGACTAAAATATTTAATCTTTTCCTTAATACTATCATACACCATAGGGTTATTTTCCTTTATAACCTCAAAATAATCACACTCACTAAATAAGTATCTTAATATTTTTTTAGAAATACCTTCTTTAAGCTTTTTAATTGGATCAGGTTTTCTCACAGGTTTAATCCCCGGTGGTATTAAATCAACTTTATTAATTGTTGTATCCGTAGTTACTACATCAGTTTTATCAGTTCCTTGAGCCGGATCAGTAGTTGTTGTGGTCGTAGTTGGTGTTGGTATATTTACTTCTAATCTTGATAAACGAACTCTTCTACAAGCCATTGCCGGTATTGAGTACCATTGTGCTGTTGAATTTTCGGGACCATTAGGAGTTAAACTTATGTCCTCACTACAAGTAACCGATTCATATACCCCATCTTTTGTTTTTGGTATCGTAATTTCCTCACCATTAGCATTTTCAATAAATGTAATTTTTCCTTCACCCTCTAACGCGGATATGGTTTTATCTCCAATTGTTTTTGATCTAAACCATTGTAAAACAGAATTTATTCTTCTCTTAGATAAGTTTCTATTGTAATTAATTTTAGCAGGAGCGGAAGCCGAACCTTGTAATTCAATTTTAACTGTACCATTTTTTTCTACAATTATTTCTTTTAATTTATTTAAAAAATCGGTTTGAATTGTTTGATAATTCCCAATAATAATATCATTAAAGAACTTTTGAACAACACTTTTATTTTCATATTTTTTACTACCTGTATAAACATATTCAGGTGGGTTAGTTATATATTTAGTCCCTTTTACTGAAAGATATTGGTTATACCAATAATCATATGGTTGACTTGCAGTAACTGCGTTGGTTGTGTAACCTTCAGGATAATCATTATCAAAATAAAATGAGTAATCAATAAACTCCTGAATACTTTCAATATCAACTTTTTGTGTTTCATCCGTATTTAGAGTATCATTTTCTTGATTGTCAGGACCAGGTTTACCACTATCCCCACCACCAGGGTTACCACTACCATTTGTACCAATATCAGTTGATTTATCCTTACCAATATTTGAATATATTGATCCTAATTCTTCCTCAGTTAATCTTGGTTCATTTAATAATTGTTGGTAGGTATATAACTCACTAGTTGGAATAGTATTAAACTTAGCAGCTAAATCATATATATCATATTTAACACACCCCGCAAAAAATGAATCAATTATTGAATCAACTTCTTTTGACGGTCTATTTGCTAATTGTTTTTCAATTATAGTATTCATAGCTGAAGGTGTATCAACAACTATTTTCCAACTTAAACTACCACTTCTTGTTGTGTTAGCGTAAGTATAAATCGGTTCAGGTCTACCCAAAAATTTAGTCGGGTTCCAAGATGCCCTTACATCTTCGTTAAATGAAATATCATACGGTGGAAACCACATAATTCTACCTCCATTTGGTCCTTTCTCACAGGTTGGTAAGTCATCGTAGGTATATCCCGGTTGATCTGATGTTCTCCACGCCAAATTCTCTAATGAGAACATATATTTCTTAACTTTACTATCAATAATATTTGTTGATCCCGGATTCCTTAACGGAGCAATATTTAAGTTGTACGTATTATCAAGAACGGAATTATTAAATTTACGACCAGATGTTGTAATACCATCTGTTTTCTGTAAGTCAGCATATGTTAAATATGGTGTATCTTTTTGGAACACACGACAATATTCTCTACCAACTTCTATTCCATCAATTCCAATTACATCCTCACCCGTTGAACTATCATAATAAGCAATCACTTGAGATCCTTTTGTCATTTCTTTATATCCATCATTGAATACTTTAGAAACTTGGTTCATCGCATTACCTGCGTGTTTTAATCTAGCCGCACCTGTTACGTTATCAGCCGCGTTAATAATTCTTTGGGTTTCATCTAAAATTGATCCCCCTCTAAATTCAATATCGGTGGATAAACTTTGATTATATGAATTTTGTATTTCATTAAATTCACCATCAATGATTTTAGGATCACCTCCCGGTCCAACTTTAAAACCAGCATTATCTTTATATTTTGGTGATGTCCATACTAATTTACCATTTATACCTCCACCATTTGAATACGATTCCGCTTGTAGACCAAAATTAATCTTACCTTCGTTACCTTCATAAAGTTTCCCTAATTCAGAAGGACCATAAACTAATGTTCCTTGTTGCACACCAAGATAATTAACCGCAACTTGATTAGCAGGTTGAGTTATAAGTGATGGTTCAGCTTCTTCACTACCAACATAGTATCCACCCCCACCATTAGGTCCAACACCAAATAAATTGGATATTGCACTTGTAAATTGTTGTAGTGGTGGTTTGTCATAGTTAGGTCTATATAAGTTATATTCTAAACTCTTAAATAAAACAGATTGTTGTCCATTACCCGTGTTTGCAATGAATACCTCCGAAGGACTTCTGAACTTATTTAACACAGAACCTAATGCACCACCCGTTAAATTGTTAACAGTATTTAATGCGTTTTCTGTTTGTGGTGAAAATACCGGATCGGGATCATCAAAATAATCACCAGGTATAAATGATACAGGAAAATATGTTCCCGTTAATCTATTAGCAAAACTTACAGCTGCTAATAGTGGATTCTCAGGTACGGTAATCTTCCAATTCTTTGTGAAGAATGGTTGTTGACCCGTAGCTAACATAGATGCACTAAAAGGGTCTTGTAAACTACTTAAATTCGCACTACCTAAAGTTAATTGGATTAACTCTTGTGCGATTCTATCTTCAAAATAACCTTTTAATTCTACCGCACCTATTTTAGCAAGGTAAGAATCTTGGGATAAATTCCCTAAATCACCACTTGGGTTATCAGAAAATAAAATAGAATATGGACTATACGTTGATGGAATATAATTTGTTGGTACCCCATCGTAATATGGTAAATAATAATGGGACGCCAATTGGACATCCGTAACTATAACTAAATCTTTATAACCACCTTCGGGACCATATATGTTTGTTATATACGCTGCATCAATGTAGAATTCATTTATTAAATCTAATTGAGTATCGTTTGGTTCATATGGACCTTCGTTAGGTGGAATAGGGACTAGATTACCAACACTATATTTACCTTGGAATCCCCCATCAGGTCCCCATTGATTTAATGGGTATAAATTATTTGATAATTGATTTGAAGAAATTAAATTGTCAGGAGAATCTATTACGTTACTATCATTTAACGGACTAATTTCATATATCGCATTTCCAGGTGGGGGAGTAAATACTCCTTGAACTTGATAGGGTGCTAAATTTCTAGCAATTAATAAGTCCCTAAAAGACGATGATGATGCAAATGATAATACACTTTCTGGCATTTTTTTACTTTATATATAAATACCTTTACTCCTTTTTTTATTTATCATTTTTTGAAAATCGGTTTTTGTCCACTTGATGTTCTGATCTGATCAATTCTCATAAGTAGATTTTCCATATTTTTTCTTGAGTCAGGTCCGTTAAAATAGTCCGACACAGCTTTATTTATATCTTGTTCCGCCTGTGCACTTATTTTTTCATCCGTACTTACCTTGAAATCTACACTGAATTTATTATCAGTACTGATAGTCATTGGTTCATATGAAATATTTAAATTCGGATTATTTAATGATTGTATTAAAGTTTGGTTAGGACTTGGGGTGTCCACACCACCACTACCAAACAAACTACTAATTTGAGATTTTAATAAATCAAAATATTCACCTGCCTTTGTTGTAAATGTACCCATTAGATCGCTAAGTCCGGCGTTTTTCATGAAATCACTTACATAACCAGCAGTATTATCTGTTCCTGTTCTCCAATTTTGCGTTTTCTTACCTTCACTTGGTAATTCTTCATTTATCATATTTTGGAACATTCTTAATCCTCCAACATAACCTTCTTGTGCAACGTTAGAACTTGCAATTCCATATTTTGCAGCCCCAACAAAAGCATTTATACCTGATGATATTCTTTTTAATTCTGTTAATTGATCTTTTGCAATTTCATCCATTGACTTAGCATCACTTTTTTGCTGTTCAGCTAACTCTTTAACATCATCAGTATTTAATTGACTCACTAATTTTTCTATATATTCTCCCGTACCTCTTCCTTTTTCATCTTTTTGTTCAATTCTAACAACCGCTTGGCCTGATTTATTAATTTGAGCCATTGTTGCGATAAGTTCTCTATCTTCTTTATTAACAATATCTGTTGGGAATTTAATCTGTTTTAACTTCATTTCAAACATACCAGCATTTACCGCCATTTTTTGTAGTTCACCTGAAGGTAATCCCATTGCCTTACCAATTTCTTCAATACGTCTTTTCGCTCCAGGAAGTATTTCTATTTGATTGTTTTCTTTGTTGAATCTTGTGAATTCTTTAGTCATATTCACAATTTGGTTTTGGAGTTCTGTCGGGTCGTTTTGAGCCAAATCCATTAATCTTAATGGGTCCAATAATTGACTTGAAGTTACCCCTAATCTTTGTAATGATGCTGCAAATTCAATCGCACCTTCAGGATTAAATACTTTATCCACAACCGTAAAAATACTTTGCATATTAATACCTAACCTTGAAGCTTGAGCCGCCATTTTTGCTAATCCTTTTACCCCTCCTTCAAAATTATAAAGATTCATTTTATCTAAATTACCAACAACTCCTTCAGAAACCGCAGCAACTGTCGTACCGGCTTGTTGGGCAATTTTAACAACATCCATCATTTGATCACCCACACTAGCAATACTAAAACCAACATCTCTAAATTTAACAGCTAAATCGGATTGTTTTACACCTGTTACTTCAGCAGTTGCCGCAAAATCAGCAAGAACATCACTACTAAGCATCAGGTTAGTATTCATACTTTGACCTAATGTCTTCATTGTTTCACCAACATCTCCAACATCGAGACCCATTTCAACAAACTTAGGTATTGCATCAGCAACCGTTTGGGTTAATTCTCCCGCCCTTTCTTTACTAATACCAAACGCTTTTACCAATTTAGTTGCCTCAGCATCTAAATTTCCTAACGCAGTTAAAATACCTTTAGGTCCAAGTTGTTCATTTACTTGCGTTAATATCGCACCAATTCCTTTAAAAGGATCGGTAAATAAAGTACCTAAATTTGTTATTGTAGTATCTAAATTTAATAACTCATCACTTAATTTAGTTGACGTACTTTGATCAGCATTAGTCGTACCAACTATATTATTAACGGGTCCTTTTCCAGATGGATTAGTTTCAAGCATAGAATATGAATATTTTATAATAAATACCTTTTATTAATCTTTTTTGTGTTCTTCAATAATCTTATCTACAAGATATCTTCTCACATATGTAGGCATTTTTAAATAATCGGAATAAGATGTCCTTAATATTTTTGCTAATAAATAAAATTCGTCTAATAAAAATTTGGAGTAATCAGAAGAAAGGCCGAAAAAATTCCACCCCAAAAGCAATGTTCACCATTACTCTTTCTCCTGACGGGGCGATAACTTCTTTTATAAGGTCTAATCTTGGTTCATTTTGTGACATGAAATTTTTAATATGTTTTGAATCCATAATTGGCATATTCTCAATAAATTTATTAATATCTCCTCTATCTGAATTACCATCAATATCAACAATCATTTTAGATAATCTTAATGTTGCAATTGGAGCCGGTCTACCAACAGGATATTCACTAATAATTTTTTCAATTTCAATTGTATCTCTCATTATTAGAAACTTTAATCTTACTTTTGAACCACTTCTTGGTAAAGTGGTTGTTAAATAACCATCTGAATCAGGCTCAACCGATACCTTATTAATATTTAATTCATCAAGTAAAATAGTTGCATTAAATTCTTTATTTGTTTGTGGGTCAATTACACTTACCACATATTCAGGTCCAAACGATGTATTTCTTAAAAAGATTAATAAAGCTTCAATATCACCATCTAAAAGTTCTTCAGGTCTAAGATCCGTTTCATATAACTTATTTCTTAACAAAGGTAAAACAATTGATTCCTTAATTGTTTTATTTGGATTCATATTTAAAAGTGTGTTCTCATCCGCGGCGGTTAAATAACCAATTTTAACACTTTTCTTTTTAGAGGCATAGAATTTACCTCCAGATGGTAACGTTACCACATCATGTGGTAGATTAAAATCCATTTGACCGTATTGTTTTGAGTCGTTTTCCATAATCGTATTTTTATCTTAAATATAAAATCATTTACTTTTTAGTAAATAAAAAAACCTATACGGATTTCTCCATATAGGTTTATTATAATATTATCATTAAATTCTTAGTAAACCAAGATACATCTATCCATACGAAGAGTTGCCGTAATGTCAGCAAGAGCATCTTGTGAATATGATAATGAACCAAAATTCACATCTGTCATAAATGTTCCTTCTAAAATCCATTTTTCAACAACTACACCTGTTGGATCCAACATCTCTAAATCAATGTTCTTTTTATACCCTGCAGCATAACCCATACGACCTGTAACAGATTCAGCACATAAACGAACCCATTCCATCAATGCTTGAGCCGCTGAAGGACCGATAGGGTCTCTAAATTTAACTGTGATCGGATCCCAATTAAATCGTCCAGCAACGAACGTAGATGTATTTAAGAATTGTATTTCAGTTGAACCAATTTTTATTGATGGTCTTGAAGCACTTTCCACGAACCATTCATTAATCCCTAGTGGACTAGGAAACCTAAGTATGAATCTATTCTGGCGTTTCGGTTCATACGGAACTGGCATTTTCATCAGTAAATCAGCCATAATTTTTTGTTTTAGTTTTAGTTTATTTTTATTATAAATATACCCTAAACAAAAAATTTCTATTTACTTTTACTTTTTTTTCAATAAATTACATCTAGAACTAGACATTACTGGATTTTAATTATTAATACTTTCTTTTTATTCCTCCAGCAGTTAAGTAAGTATGTAATATATCTTCATCTTTGTCTTTGAAATGTTTCTTCATAGTATCTACATTTCTTACATCGTCATCTGAAAAACCAATATATGGTGTAAAATAATTACTTATCTTGTTTTTCATAAATGCCTTCTTTTGTAAATGGTGAGATATTTGTTTTACATATCTAATAAAATCTTCCATTGCCTTTATCTTACCTTGTTCAGGATTAGTTTCAGTACTTACACCAAAAGACACCGGATGAAAACGACATAAATCTAAATAACTTCGTATAAGTTGGTCTTTATTAAGTTTATCTTCGTCAGCCAAATCTCTATATCTCATAAGATTTTTAACCAATTTATTTGAATCAATTCCATTTTTATTGGATTTAATTAATTTGTAAACCGCTTGTTTAAGAGCCGATGGAGTATGTCCTCTTGCTGTAATGATTGAAAAGATTGATCCGTTATTAATCGCCTCCACAAAATCATCCCATGCCGGTCCTGTTGGGGCTACCATACTATCGGTTAAAAACTTTCTATCACCTAATACTCCGAAATCCTTAAAGGCATTTGGGTGAAACCCAACAATTGTATGACCATTATAATTAAATGGTGTCTTACCTACTTCAGTTCTGTGTTCGGAAAAATCCTCAGTTGACATACCTACCGTATTACCTTCATCATCTAAAAGATAAATTTTTGTCGGCATATACATTAGGTTATCATCCCAATCAAAGGAATAATATTTCATCACTGGAGTTGAGTTGTCTTGGACAATTTCACTAATAATTTCTTTGACAAGTTGTTTATGTTCCATAATTTTCTTACATTTATAAATACAAAGGTAATAAAAAAAGGGAGAACTTGTCTCCCTTTTCGTATTTTTTTTCATTTTTAAGATTAAATATCCTCAAATGATGCTCCTGTAGGTGTAATATAGAAGGTAATATCTATAAATTCTAAGGATCTTGTTGGTTTAATGTAAATCTTACCTGTCATTTGATTTCTATCTAAATCAGCAGTATCTGAAGAAACTGTTACTCGGAAATCATACAAACCTCTATCTCTTCTGATAGCGTCTAATATTGGATTTACTGAGTTTAAGAAATCTTGTCTTACTTGTTCATCATTTTGATCAAACAACAATCTCACAGAAACCGCTGAAATCAATTTACGAGCTTGTAATAACAATCTTCTTACGTTAATTCTATCAAGTGCTGATTCTCTAACTTGAAGAGTTTTGTTACCCCAAATCACAGTACCCACATCAGAGAAGGTTGCGATCGGGTTAATTCTTCCTTGGTAAAGAGTATCTCTATCTTCTTGAGTCAACTTCTTACGTGCTTTGATTGAGTTCACGATACCTCTTGTATAACCCGCAGCTGCGAACCAAGGGAACGCGATGTTGTCGGTTAATGCCAAGTTTCTTGTTACCTCAGCCGTTGCTGGAATATAGATTTGAGTATTGTTAACCGTATCACGAGTTAATACCCAAGGGTAGTAAGTTGCCGTGTAGTTAGAGTCAATTCCTGTTTGTTCCAAGTTGTCAACCGCTTCTTGAGGATAAATCATTCCATCACCACCTGTTGTTGTTGGTAAGAATAGGTTGTAGTCAGGGGTAGTTGTAATATAAAGTGAATCCGCTCTATCGTTCTCAATCATATCAATTGTTGCTTCTACTAAGTCACTGTTATTAACGTAGTCAATACCAGGGGATACAAATACGTTGATGTTAACTGCTTCAGGATTTGCGAATGTTTGAATACCTAACAAATATGCGTAGTAATCAGTATTTGCGAAATCTTGAGTTCCATCACCAACAGCGATTTGTTTGAATGCTCCCCAACCAACAGCATTCGGATATCTGTTATCAGGACAAGCACCATTTAAGTAACCTGATCTTCCTAATACATATCTATCTCCGTTAGTTCTATATTCTCTATAGATATCCCAACCATCAAAACCACCTTGTACTAATAAAGTGAATTTTCTTGAGTAAATTCTATAGTAAGGGTTTGTTGGGTTGTTTGGTTCAGATGAGAAATTAGCATCACCCACATCAAATCTTGGTGTTCCTGATGTTGTAAATGCATCTGAAATTGTAATACCTGATGCATCTTTATCCATGTGGAAACCTTTTGATCTGTAGTTCCATTCACCACCTTCTAAATCACAAGTTGAGATAGGGTTTTGTTTACCAATATATTCAAAATAGTTACCATCCCAACTATTGTTGTTAGAAATACCTAAATATGTTCTTCTAACATTATCACCGGGACTTTGAATTGGTGCACTAAACGGTGGGTTAAATATTACTTCACCAGGGAAATCATATTTTGTTTTATACACAGGGAATGGTGATGTTGCCGTTCCGTATGTTCTAAAGTTAAATCCTTCAAATCCACAAGGTAATGCATCTACAGGAGCATCTTCATTCATTTCCACCATTACATATGTAGAATTAAGTTGGAATTCTCCATCCAATGTTCCGATTTTCTTAGCAACGAAATTATTTTGACTTGGATCCATACTACAGTTTGTGAATTTTTCCACAACAACTGGATTAGTATCTGTATCATAATAATCACGAACGAATACATCAAAAGTGCCATTTGCGAATGAAATGTTTCCAATAGAGATTTTAATTTCATAATTAGCAGCATCCCCATCGGCAATTGTGTAGAACTTAAATAAGTTATAAACTTTTGTACCTCTAAGTTCAGATACAACCCATGGTGAACTTGGTGTTTGATATCTGTCTAAATACCATGCGATTGAATCACTAGCATTACTTTGAGCAGAATCTAAATCAACCAATGTAGGTCTTAAACCTCTAATGAAACCTTTTCTCCATCCATAATTTAATAACGCTTGGAATCTTTCTTCAACAAATAAAGGAACTACATTTCTTGGTTTACCAAAATTAGTAGTACCAAATACTTTAGTAAGGTATTGAGCGTCCGATGTTGAGAATGATGCTTCAAAATTAAAGTTAACCCCATCTTTATTTGTTACATTTACACCAAATGGTAAATATGGGTTTTGTAAAACACCTGAGTATTGACCTGTCATGTTTAATGAAACGTCATTTAAATTAGGTACTTCATATACTGGGTTATTACCATCAGCATAAGTTGATATACCTCTTGATCTGAATGTTGATACAACCATATTATCATAATTGGTATATGATGTACCTGTATAATAGTAGATTACACCCATTACTGACCCTGAATAACACTCAACAGGTACAGGAATTGTTGTAGTTGTTGTGGTTGTTGGAACAGGAGTAACACAAGGGTTAGTTGTTGTTGATGTTGTGGTTGGTGCCGTAGTGGTTGTTGTTATTGGTGTAATGTTTGTCACACCTGTAACGATTGACCAAAATGAGAAACCAGAATAATTACCATTACCATCCTCATCAAATAAAGAATAATACCAAGATGTATTAGCCCCATCACATAATGTGTTTTGATCAAATGGTACTGCAGGAACACCATAAACATTTGTTGTTGCGGTATATGTTCCATTTACGGTTAACGCACTATAATCATTACCATCAACACTACCAAAATAACTAATATTAGTATCTTCAGCGGTTAAAGGGTTTGAACTTGTAATAACACCAAAGATTAAATCTCTAATGTTACTATCTAATGTTGATGTTCCACCTTGAGGTGTTTCATAACTCACATTAAGTAAATCTTGAATTTCTTGTGGGAAATTACTTAAATAATCTATACTTGTTGTTGAATTAGTACATCCTGTAAAATCAACCACAAATGGTAATTCTAATGGTGTAACACATACAGGATCACATGATCCTGATGGTGTAACTGCACTAAAACAATTAATACCAATTGTTGAACAATCTACGTTTGCCGTAGTTACGATTGACCAAGACGGACCAGCGTCATAACCTGAAAGTCCTAATATTCTCGTTACGAATAATTGATTAGATTGTTGTAAATAAGATTTTGCGATATACGCAGCCTCATATTTAGGGATTTGTGTGTTCACAAATTTTTCAGGTACAGTTCCCCCAAAATAGGTTTGGAACTCGTCAAAATTTCTAATGAAGATTGGTTCGAATGCGGGACCCTTTAAGGTCTCACCTGCGATACCTAAAGTTGTAACACCAACACTTTGTGCCACAAAACTTAAATCCACTTCAGAAGTATAGACGCCTGGTGATACAAATACTTTACTATTAGCCATTGTCTTTTTTTTTGTTTATTTAATTTATTTCTATATAAATATTAGTTTTTTACGCAAAAACTTTACTTCTTGTAAACTATTTATATTTTGGTATGATTTAATTCTACCTTTTTTCTACCTATGGATAAAGATACTAAGAAGATAAAAAATTTGAAGATTTCAGTTGAGGTTCACGAAACCCTAAAAAAGTATTGTGATAAGCGTGGGATTAAAATGTATCGGTTTTTGGAAAACCTGATAATGGAAAAATGTAAGGAAAAAAAAGATATTTACGGAGAGGATTAATTAAAGTAACTCCTGATTAAATATTAAGAATGATGTGTCGTTTGGAAATTGTTTGTAGATGATAATTTTTAATTCATCCCCACTATTAATTTGTATTTCCCTAACATCGTTCCCATAGTAAAGACCATTAATATAAACCTCATATCCTGATGGGGGGGTCCCACTTGATACATTATCACTATCAACAAATCTTAAATTAACATTATAATCAAAAACCTCTATAACTTCATTGGCAGTGACACCCGTTGCAAAATCATATCTTTTTACTGAAGGTGGGTTTGGTTCTTCTTTTCTTTGTCTTTTCTTTCTTGTTTTTGTTTCTGTTTCAAAAATTTGAAAAACTCGTGTGATTGCTGGAGTAATCTCAAACTCGTCCTCATCAATAAGGAAACCTAATAATGTAAAGGTATATTTTTGAATATAAAATTTTCTTTTCTCAAGGTCTAATACTGATTCATCTGTAATGTCATTCATTACAATAGGAATATAATGTCCTTTTATGACTTGGTATGCTTGTCTTGATGCGAACTTTTCAAGAACAATTTGATTGAACTTATTTAGTTCTCTCATTCTATTACATAAGATTGCCACAGTATATGTTATATCAACAGGTACTGGTTGGGGTATTTTGTATATATCCATACCATGTCTTTGTCCGTCCCATGTTGGTACTTTCGCGTAATAGTATTGTCTTCTATTTGGTATATTCCATCTTAATGCGGGATTTGATCCATATTTAACTTCGGGGGTTCTGATCGTTGTGATAAATGGGGGTTCAGCATTTTTGTCAATATTTTGGAAATCCCATGTTTCCACAAACTGAGACCAGTTCTGTGTTGTGATCATAATGTCAACAGTTGGAATTAATGATCCTTCAACAACACATCTTAATTCATCTTTAACAAAATCTAAAAATCCACGATCTAAATCGGCGTGTAATAAAGATTTCGGAAGATAAGTTCCATCTTCTGAAATCATGTCCGCAATCTCATGTCTTCTCGGAGTTAAGATTTTTTTCTCAATCAGAGGAATACTTTTTTTTATTTGTTTTGGGAACCCCATATTAATTCACTAAAAATATTTTATCTTCTAAATTTATCATTTCAACTTCATTTGCACCAAAGATTGGTTCTCTTGTTTTCTTAATTACAAAAGTATCATCAAAATAAGGATTATATTTAATAACAACATTTGAATCGGGTGATGGAATATTATCACAAGGAAACTCACAGTAATCAACCAATGTTCCTGTTACATAAGCATGAACATTTTTTTGTTTAACTGATCTAACTTTTTCTTTACCTTTTTCCCCCACTAAAAATCTTACATTTTCCAATCTAACGTAATCCGCTTTTAATACGACAATACCACCAAATGTAACTGAGAACATATGTCTCGTAATATCATAATAAACTTTAACTTGTTTATTAATCAATAAATCCGGGTCTCCCTTAATTGAATAAATTAAATCTTTACTCTGAGATTCGTTTAATAATAGTTTCATAATCCTCTAAATTCATTTGGTCCTACAGGTGAAGCCATTATCGTACGATAGAAAGGTTTATACCCTGCATAAGTATGTTTATTATCCGACACCACACGACCATCATTATTGACGGTGTAATATCTAACTAATGTTTCCGTTTCATAATACCCAATATAATCACCAAAATTAATATCAATTCCTAAATCATCTAAAGTTTTTTGATAAACTGAAATTTTAATATTACCAGGTTCCATTTGATCAACTCTTGTTGATCCTAACATTTTATTTTCAGGTGCCATTACTTGAACGAAACCATTGAATTCAATTGGAGGTAAAAATTTAATACCGTCTGATACGGTTTCACCATATACATCATCGGTTTTTGTTTTGTATCTATCAATGCGATATAAAACGCAAGTGAAGTTCATATCTCCCACTAACCATTCTTCACCCATTGAGATATCAAGGTCAAAATCGTTTGATCCAAAAAATTTACCTATCCTTGTAATAGGAACTTTATTTGCCATATTTTCGGTATTTATTGATAAATATCTTTTTTATTGTTATTTTTATTAAAAAGGAAAATTTGGATATTAATCAATCATTAATAGAACACAAAGCGTTGGAATTGTTAGACACCTATTCGGGTGCCAATAACTATATAATATATCTTAAAACCAAAAAAGAAACCAACAAAAGATTTTATCCGACAAGAACTCAAGCGGATTACATTATAAATTATTTTAACACCACACCAAAGATTGCTCGTAAGTGGGTGGAATTGGATACTTACTTCGCTAAAAAGTTTGCTGAAGAAAAATATCTTTTAGAAACACCTGAAAACATATATATTGAGAAGTTATTAGTTGAGAAAGAAAAATCTTACCACGTTTGGGCCAAATTCTTTGAGAAAGATAGGTTAAGTGAGTTTTGGGTACCTAAGTCGGCTCTTATTAAATCACATAATGTTGAGAAGATTGAAGTTGATTATTCTAAATACGATCATAGACCACCACTACAACACCAAAAAGAAGCAATAGAAAAATTGGCAGGATCAAGAAGATTTATTCTTGCCGATGATATGGGTCTTGGTAAAACAACGGCTACGATTATTGCCGCTTTGGAGACGGGGGCGAAGAAAATATTAATTATTTGTCCCGCATCTTTAAAGATTAACTGGCAACGTGAGATTGAAAATTATTCAGATAGAACCGTATATATTGCAGAAGGTAAGAAATTTTCAACTGAATCTGATTTTGTTATCGTTAATTATGATATTCTAAAAAACTTTCACGATATGAAGGACAAAAGTAAGTCCTTACTAAATCAATCTGATTTTGAGTTGGTTATCTTGGATGAAGCCCATATGATATCTAACCCCCAAGCACAAAGAACAAAAATTATTAACCATTTTGTTAAAAACATAAAAAGGGTTTGGTTGTTGACGGGAACACCAATGACATCTCGTCCAATGAACTATTATAACCTATTAAACATTATTGAGTCCCCCGTTGCTCAAAATTGGATGGCTTATGCTATTCGTTATTGTCAGGGATATCAATTTACTGCGGGAAATAGAAAAGTGTGGAATGTTACGGGGGCTTCTAATTTGGAAGAATTAAGGGATAGAACTTCAAAACAAATTCTTCGTAGATTAAAAGAGGATGTATTAGATCTCCCTGATAAAATTATTTCACCTGTATATCTTCGTTTGAAATCAAAAGAGTATGAGGAATTAATGGGGGAATATTATGATTGGTTTGACAATAAGAAAGATGAGTCATCTTCTCTTACGGTTCAATTCTCAAAACTAATGAAAGTTAGGAAGGTTATTGCTAACGAGAAAACAAAACAAACTATTGAGTTTGCTGAGAACATTATAGAACAAGGTAAAAAAGTTATTATCTTCACAAACTTTACCAACACATTACAAACTATCTATAATCACTTTGGAAAACAAGCGGTTTATTTGGATGGTAGTTGTTCTAAACCTCATCGTCAACACGCAGTTGATGAGTTTCAGGATAATGAAAAGATTAAGGTATTTGTTGGGAACTTAAAGGCTGCTGGTGTTGGTTTAACTTTAACCGCCGCTGAGGTTGTTATTATGAATGACTTATCATTTGTTCCCGCCGAACACGCTCAAGCTGAAGATAGAGCGTATCGTTATGGTCAAAAATCAAACGTACTTGTTTACTATCCATTGTACGAAAACACTATTGAAGGTGCTATTTATGACATCTTAAATCGTAAGAAAGAAATCATCCGAACCGTAATGGGGGATGAACAACCTGAGAATAGTGGAGATGTTGTTGAAGAAATATTAAGTTTAATAAATAAGAGACGATAATATTTGTTTTTTTATGATATTTATTTGGAAACATATAAATTATGAGTAACAGTAGAAGTCAAACTAAAATTAGAAAAACACAACAAGTTAATTTACTTGCCGAAGAAAGATATTTGAAACAAAAAGGTTTATTATTTGAATCTACAATAGAAGATTTTATGGAGTGTTTTGATGCTAACGGATTAACAATGGATCAAATACCCCAAAGTTGTAGATCAATTAACAATAAAGAAGAATTTGTAAAATGTAAAAATGATATCAATACTGCTATGGTTAGCATGGGAAGACCATCAGGTCAAAGTTTTGAATCGTTATTTACGTGTTTAGAAACTAAAGCAATGAATTTAGGTTTACTTGTTGAACCGGTAACACCTGAAGAGGAACCACCATCTGAAGAAGAAGTTGAAAATCCTGAAGGAGAAAAATAATATTATAAACCCACCACTCGGTGGGTTTTTTGTTTTATATGATATTTATGATTAATGAAAGTAACTATTAAACATATAAAATGCGATATGTCCAAAGAGGACAAAGAATTAGTCGGAGATTTCCTAAAATACTTACAAAAAAAATATCCTGTTAATAATGATGTTACTGTTTTATTTTTGGGTGAAAAAACTGAAGGTATGTCAACTGGAAGTAGAAACGATAATTCTGAACTTAAAGTGTTAACTAGAGGACGAATAAATCGTGATGTTTGTAGAACATTGGCTCACGAATGGGTACACGAATGGCAACGATCAACTAAAGGTGTTGAGAGGGGTCCTGATATTGGAGGTCCAAATGAAGATGAAGCAAACTCAGAAGCTGGTTCAGTTATTAAAAAATTTGAACGTGATTTCCCCCAATATGAAAAGTTAATGTATGAAGGGTTAGTTGGTATTGGTAAAAAAATCAATTTAATCAATGAACAACTTATATTAGTTGAAAAACAAAATATCCGTGAAAACTTTATAATGGAAATGAAAAAAATTGGTATTGAGAAATTACCATATTCATATTCGGCATTAAATAAGTTTGTTGATCCTGAAACTATGGATGTTCATTATAACAAACATTATAAAGGTTATGTTAAAAAATTAAACGATGCGTTATCCAAAAAAGATTATGGTGATGTTGAGTTAGAAGATATTGTAAAAACAATCGGTAAATACAATACAACAATTAGAAATAATGCTGGTGGTGCTTTTAATCACGCATTGTTTTGGAAAATGTTATCACCTAAAAGACAAAAACCAAGTGGTGAGGTATACGAAAAAATTACCAAACAATATGGTAACATAAAAAAAATGAAGGATGAATTTAATCAATCTGCCATGGATAGATTTGGTTCAGGATGGGTATGGTTGGTTCTTACTAAGACAGGAAGATTAAAAGTCGTATCAACACCAAACCAAGATAACCCTATGATGAGTGTTGTTAAAGATGGGGGTTACCCTTTATTAGGTCTTGATGTTTGGGAACACGCATATTATTTACGTTATAGAAATAAACGAGACGAGTATATTAAAAAGTTTTGGGATCACGTAAATTGGGAGTTTGTTAATGAGTTGTATCTGTTGAGAACTAAAAAGTAAGATATTTATAAAATAAAAACTATGTCAATAATTTCAGAACCAGAAAGAAGTAAATTATACACGAGAATTCGTCACCTATTAGGTGCACCACTTCGTAGTGTTGAATTAGAGGATGAACAAATGGATACTCTATTGGAATTCTCTATTGATGATTACTCACAATACATACAAGATTGGTTGATTGAATCTCAGTGGTCTAATCTTTGGGGTTTGAATATAGAAACTCAATCAGTTGCAAAAGCATTCATCACGAAAAGTTTGGATTACGAAACAAGATACACTTACGCTTATTCCAAGATTGTTGGGTTACAAGCCGGTGGTGATTATGTTCTGAAAAAAGATTATATACAATTAGTTGAGAACCAACAAATTTATGAAATCCCTGCGTGTAGAGAAATAAATGAATTATTATGGTTTTCACCGGCAGAGTTAAACAATACATTAATTGATCCGTGGACTTTTGGTGGTATTGCTGGTGGTGGTTTAGCAGGACCTGCGGGGTTTGCCCAAATGGGAAACTTGGCAGGTAGTTACTTTATGATGCCAGCATTTGATATGTTGTTAAGAATGCAAGAAATTAATATCCAAAGAAGAATTATACAAGGTGATTTAACATATAGAATTACCGCATTACCTGATGGTAAAAAGGCCATTCACTTAATGAATGTTCCTGGTGGAAAATTTGATTTTGGTAATGGTTCATTAAATAAAGGTAGAGTATGGTATTGGTATTATGATGCTTGTGAAGAAGATAAGGACGATTGTTTAAAAAATAACCCTGATATAATTCAAATGCCATCGGATGTACCATTCCAACAAATGTCTTGGTCAGATCTAAATAATCCGGCACAAGTTTGGGTTCGTAGATGGTTTACCGCTTATTGTAAAGAAACGTTAGCAAGAGTTAGAGGTAAGTTTAGTGGTAACATCAAAACCCCTGATTCTGAATTAACTATGGATTACACATCATTAGCTACTGAAGCGAAAGATGAAAAAACAAAACTTATAGATGAACTTATCGGACCTGAAGGTAGATTGACAAGATTAAAACCTGAGAAAGTAATGGAACGAGAAGCGTTAATTGCTGAAAACTTAAATAAATCTCTTAAGTTTAGAGCAATGCCAAGACAAATATATGTAATCTAATATGCCGGAAATTATTAAAATACCACAAAGAAAAGTTATAACTAAGACAGTACAATCACAACCAACTTTACCGGTTGATTATATGATCGTATCTGTACCTAATTACAATTCTAATGGCGAAAAATTAATTATCGCTAAAGATGTGGATGAAACAGTTATAACTTTAGATTCCACAAAAAATCAAAAAATAATAGTAAAAGTATTAACAAATGTTAGGGTATTACCTGACATTGGAAAAATTGATGAGGAATGGGACGAACTCCAATTAGATTGGGGGGCTTGTGTACAGTTTCAGTTTGTTGAAGGAAACTGGTATATACTATCTTCAGACGGGTTGAAGATGTCTTAAACCTCATCATTTAGGAAATTAAACGTGTTGTTCCCAACCTTCTTCGGCCAACTCGTACATATAATTAGGGTCAATTCCAACGGATTCCCAAAACTCAACTTCTCCTTGTTCCATTTTAATTAAGTTTTCATAAATATCATCCTGATCCTCAGGACTAAATGGTTTACCATTAATTAATCTACACTGTTCTGTTGTATAAAAACTTCTATCTTCAGGATTTTTAATTAACAAAGTATCTCTAACCTCATCATCAAATACAATTAATAAAGGTTCTACTCGTTTATTAAATGTTGCAATCGCTCTTTGGATATTATATTCTCCCAACATTTCAGGATTGTTTTCTAAATCTGAAGGGTCAATACGATAACAGTTTAATTCAATGTGTGAACCAAGTACCGGCATCTTACCGTGTTTCTCAAAGTAAGCGTCTTTTTCTTTCTTTGTCATTTTCTCATTCACTTTTTGAACATCACCATGAGACGCTTTTGTACCGTTATTAACATAAAGAATCATATCCCCAAGATTTGCTTGAACTCCATCTCTAATAAGAAGTTCCATATGTGCCATTCGTGAATTAAGATTACCAGCTTTGGTTGTTTGTTTACTACGTTTGATGTAATCCTCAATCGTTAATTTAACTTTCGCCTTAGATGCAATTTCAGCTAATGGGATTCTTTGGTCAAATATTTTTTGTATGTATTCGTAATACCACTCAATAAATTCTTTACCCTCACCTTTAAGTAATTGTTTTACTCCTTTATCTAAGAACTTCTCAATGTACTTTGGCATCTTTTTAGATTTGATACTATTACCTGTTAATTTGATCTTACCATTATGTTCCATAGTGGCATAGTTCTTACGAGCCAAGTTAATACATGAATCCCAAGTTCCGTCACAATCAAGTCCCATTTCACCTTTCATAAAAATGTCATTAAACTCAGCAACATCGGCATCATATCCGCGATACTCCTTACCTTCTTTAACTAACCAATTATTACCTTTACCGATATAAACTCTATCATCAACACCACCCTCAGGTAATGAGAAGTTCATACCATCGGTATCACATACCAAAGGACTATATCCTCTCTTACTGAAGAAGTTTAACATCTGTCTTAAGTATTGTCTACCCGTACAAGTAATTTGTTCCCCCATATCAATATCTCCCCATGGAAATACTTGTGGTGCGGATAATGATCCAAAGAATGCGTTAATAAAGATCTTAATTGGTAATTGTTTACGGTCATAAGATGTTGATTTCTTTTTATCAATATTCTTATATTCCGCAGCCAAATTCTTATACATAATACGAGAGTTACGGAAGTAGGTTAACAATCCCTTCATCGCTCCCGTTATATCACACTCAGGGAACACATCGTGAACTAACTGAATGGATGGGTATAGTGACGAGTAGTCAAGTTTTAATACGTCCTTAGAATAACCTACTTTAAGTAATCGGGATAATCCACCAACAAAGTTTCTTCTCTCTTCTTTCTTAGGAATAGCTAATCCGTATTTATAAGACCAAGCTAACATTACCATTTTCCATAGTGTTGCGGTTCCCATTGTGGATGCTCTCTCATATGTTGTTGGAACCAATGATGCTAATAGAAACGTTGCTTGGTTGAACTCATCATCCACAACTAACGTTTCTTCAAGGTCATCGTCAAGATAACGCTCAACTATGTCGTCCCCCGTTGTTTTAAGATATACATCTCCTCGTCTCACACATATTTCATCCACCTTTGGATCAATACCAACTCTTTTATATTTACCATTCTCAACATTCAACCAATATTCTTCTTTCTCGGCGTACATTGGACCAATACTTGTATGATCAATATAGATACGGTCTTTTGCCTCAGCGTCAATATATTTCGTAATATACTTCAAACCTGCCTCTTTAATATTGGAATTGATTGCTTGTGCTCTACGAACTGAATGGATGATATCAATTACATTATAACCCCACATTTGAACTTGGTTATATCGTTCAACCTCATTTGCTAATTTTAACATTGATTCTTTTTGTGAGATTGTTTTCTTACCGTTCATTGATACCGCAATCTTTTTGATATCTAAATGTAATGCTTTACATCTTTCAAAAATCCAAAACCAGTCAAAGTTTGCTGAATTGTAACCCGCAATAATTGATGGTTTAATATCATCAATTGTTCTGAAGAATTCAACAAGACCTGCTCGTTCCTCATCTTCATTTGAACATTCAATAACTTTTTGGAATCCTTTATTTGTTTTCATCCCGATCATGAAGATACGACCGTCTTTTGGTTCTAACGCGGTCGTCTCAAGGTCAAATACAAATCTTGTAATATCATTGTATTCTTCAAATCCTTTAAACAATCTTTTCTCTTTTGAGATGAGGTATTGTTCTACAGGGGAAACCATTAATATCTTGTCTTTTGCTTTTTCACCCCACGGGTCAATTCCTCCGTCACGGAAAAATTGGGTTAATGACCGATAACCTTTAATTGATTTAACCATATAAGTTAAACCATTTTCTAATCGTTCATTACCATCTGTTCGGAGTTTATCTATAACAATACCGTATTTACCCATTGCTTGTTTTTGTAAAGCTTTGGACCCTTCGTAAAAGTTAAGACCACGTAGATCACCAACCCAAGCGAATGCTATGAGAGAATCTTGTTGAACAACCTTACCTTTTCCCGGTACTTCTTTGATTTTAAAAATGTGGTCTGATACATAATCAAACTCTACGGCAACTATGTGCTCTTCAGGGTCATTTCCTTCTAGGAAACTTTTAATTTCTTCTTGTGATATCATATTATTAATATTGGTTCATTGGCTGCCGTGTATAACGACATTCACCTTATACTAATAAGTATAATATAAAAATAATTTTAAGTCAAATTATTGACTACAAGTAGGACAAGCCCCAAGTAAAGTAACAACAACATTAGCCGGAACTGATGGTGTTGTGCTTGAACAAATTGATGTTGCGCCTAATGCTGAAATTATTAATGGAGATATCTCAGTATCACAACAAGGTGTAAATGTTATTGAGACATCTTTTGTTTCATTATTATTAACAATTCTATAATAAAAACAACTTGGGGTTGAGGTTGGTGTTGGTGTATTTGTTGGTGTTTTAGTTGGTGTTTTAGTTGGAGTTACAGTTTTTGTTGGTGTTTGTGTTGGTGTTTTTGATAGAGTTACCGATGGTGTTTTAGTTGGGGTAACAGTTGGTGTTGGTGTTTTTGTTTTAGTTGGTGTTGGTGTTGGGGTAACACAAGGATTTTCAGTAATACAATCTAAACAGCTACTATATGTTGCATTTGACCATCCTATTGTTACAGTACCGACTTGTACTGATATAACAGTATAACAATTGTTATTTGTATCAGAGATAATATCACCCGATACAAATGAACTTGGTAAGTTTGCATATAATGAAACTCCTGTACAACAATTTCTCACTAAATATGGTAAATATATTGGTTCTTGAGTTGAAGTTGGTGTTGATGTTAAAGTTGGGGTTGGAGTTGGTGTCACTGCAGGTATTGCATCAAAATCACATAACGATGCGTAAACCACAGAAGATCCATTCCCCGGACCTGATATTGTTAATACTGTAAATGGATTGGTTGCGGTGAAAGTAAATAAACCACTACCAATACCAAATGTGCTATTACAAAATATGTTTGTTAAATCTTGTGTTGCGGTAATCACGTTACCGGCAATCGTTGCGCAACAGTATTGACATGAAGTTATAGTTGGATTACCTGAATTTGTTGTAATCGTAAACGAGTCAACACCTGTAGGTAAAAATCTATAATTTGATAATCTTAATGTAACATTATTTACAGGATTACTAAAAGATATTGTATATGTGAATGAATTTTGACCCAATAATAATGGTTGTGTAATTGTAATTGTTGATGATTCACATGACGGAACAAAAGTTATGGATGAACCTTGATTAACAGATCCAATATTTGTTGGTATTAATGTAACACCATTTATTGATACCGGATTTTTATATGGTAAATTATAATTTTCAGGACAACATCCACCTATTGGATTAGTTGGGGTTGGTGTAGACGTAGGCGTTGGAGTTTGAGTGGTTGTTTTGGTTGGTGTTACTGTTGGTGTTTTTGTGTTGGTTGGAGTAATACTTGGTGTTGGTGGTGGATCCGTTGGTGTTACAGTTGGTGTTGGTGTTACAGTTGGTGTTGGTGTTGGGGTTGCCCCACTTGTGTAGAATTCGCTATCAGAACACTCTGGTATACTTGATGCCCCACCAATACCAACAGGTAAATTTTGTATTAATGTTATGGTATATGGGAAATTTAAATTAACTTCATATATTTGTCCAAATCCGGAAGTCATATAAATTTGATTATTCCAAATAAACAAACCGTATGGTGTGTTTATGGAATTAATATTTATATCAATTTCTAAAACACCGGTTGAATAATTATACTGAGATAAAAATTTGTTATTAGAAGTATCTTGTAGTAATGCTAATAGTTTACCTGTTGTTGTATATAATAAATCACCTAATACATTTCTATTAACAAATGGGTAGTAAAGATTAGTTGCTGCAATTGTATTTGTAATATCAATTTCATACCAAAAAGTTCCAAATGAGAAACCATTAGTACTAATTAAGGTCGTATTATTTTTTGCCGTTAACCCATTTCCTAACATATATGGTGCCGGAATATTTATTGTTCTATTGTAAGTTGCACTAAATGGACAATTTGTGTAATTATATTCATATATTTGAGTTAATGTGTACATGAATATTTTATTTGATGTGTGAGCAATGTCGGGACTATTTGGAGGTATAAACCCAACAATATATGGGTTCAAATATGTGGTTGTACCCAATACAAAATCATATAAATAAATATCACCACCTGAATTTAATAATATGTTACAATCGTCTAAACAAGGAACACCTGTTGTTGGTGTTACCGTTGGTGTTAATGTATTTGTAGGTGTAATACTTGGTGTTGGTGGTGGATCCGTTGGGGTTACAGTTGGCGTTGGGGTTACGGTTGGTGTAACATCTGGAACCGTAAATTCTAATGTAATACAATCAGGGTCTTGACCCGAATCAAAAGATCTAATTTGTAAAAAGTTTCCAAGATAAGAAGTTGTGTATGGAGGTGAAGTTTGAATGGTATAAAGTTCGCCAGTAAATGACCCAATATAAAAGAACCCATTCCATTGGAAAAATGAATGTATGTAAGTTGTTATTGGGATCGGAATATCTATTTGTACTTGCCAAGACCCCCCAACGTAATGAAATTGTGTTACATATTTTTGATTTGTTGTTGTATCAAATCCTATTGTAATCATTTTACCGTTGTTATTCATAACAACTTCACTTATTTGTCTATCACTTGATAAATTACTTAATTGATATAATGTAGTTTTGGACCAAACAGACCCACTAATATCCACCAATACAATATCAAAACCTGTGTTACCGAATCCCTCAGATACTAATAGATTAGGATTAACAATATTTGTTATTGGGTCTCTATAAACACACAATGCTGCGGCTAACCAATTAAATGGTGGTGGGATAGCACTTGGTGGGGCAATATCTCTAGACCATACCGCACTCCAAGGGTTTAATGTGATATTCCATTCTCTTATTCCTACTGTGTCTTGACATATCCATAATTTTGTTGAGGTATTTGTCATGGATTGACCTAACATATTTAAAGATTGTGGTAAATTGAGATATGTTGTTATATTTAATGTTGGATTATAAGAATAAAGACCAACAGAAAACGGTGATGATGTATCTAACCTTGTCATTATTAATGGAAAACAATCCACATTAATTGGTTCAGGTGTTGGTGTTGGAGTGTTACTCTGTGTTGGAGGTGGATCTGTTGGTGTTACAGTTGGGGTTGGGGTTGGTGTGACCGGTGGTTGAACAGAGTCGGTACATATATCTACTATGGTTCCCGCCGCACCTCCAGGACCACTTATTGATAAACTCGTAAATGGTGATGGGTTGGAAATAGTAAATGTTCCTCCTCCATTTTGTGGGTCAGGGGATCCTGATGGGCAATATGTTGCAGTAACTACATTTCCATTTATTGTGGCACAACAATAATCACAAGAAGATAATGTTGGATTTCCGGTATTTGTTGTAAAAGTAAACGATTCGGTATTTGAAGGTGTTATACTATAATTTATTAATCTTATAACAATATTATTTACAGGAGAACTAAAAGTTAATATATAGGTAAATGATGTTGGTCCAACACCTGAACCTAAAAATATGGTATTTAATGCGGATCCAGGTGGTGTCATACACCAAGCAAGTACACCACTAAATGTTGTTGACACTATATTACCAAAACCTGATGCCGTAACAGTAACACCATTAATAATAACTGATGATCCTACCGGAGGTAAGGTACTTACATTAGGACATATTGGACAAACAGGTGTTGGGGTTGGTGTTGGAGGAATAATTGTTGGTGTTGGGGTAGGTGTTGGACTTATAATTGGAGTAAGAGAATCTTCACATATATCAATAATTGATCCGTTACCTCCACCCGGTCCTGTTATTGTTAAAACTGTAAACGTTGATATTGAAGAAATCCTAATAAGACCGATACCCGTATCACTACTAGTTGGTGAATCACACTCTGCAGTTCTTCCAACAATATTTCCATTTATATCAACACAACAATTATCACAAGAAATTAAAGTGGGGTCACCGGCATTTGTGGTAAACGTAAATGTCTCCCCAAGATTTATTAACCATAATCTTATTGCAATATTATTAACCGGAGAACTAAAAGTTAAAGTATATGTAAATGACCCATTTTGACCTAACCATATAGGCCCAATTAGATTTGAGGTAAAGTTACATCCTTCACCTAAAGGTCCATATGATGGGTCATACACCGTAACGCTTCCTGATCCCGATGCACTTATTGTTAAACCATTTAAATACGTATAAGAATTATCTAATTCCGGTAAATTAGCGACATACTCACAGTCAGGACATATAATAGGATCAACACATGGGTAATCTATCGTACAAGGACCACACCCACCTATTTGTTCAATTAAATCAATAAAAGCAACTGAAATAGTTGGTGTTAATGAAAGGTCTGCAGGGTTTACACACCCCACAAAACCACTTGATTGTAATAAATATGAATTATTTGATAATGGAAAAAAACTACTCGGTACATCACTTACACGAATAATAACATTTGAATCACAACAGGATTGGAATGTTGCTACTCCAGGTAAAGGGCAAGACCCCATGGAAACATCAAATGATGTGTCAGAGCAATTATTATTCGGATCATATATGTACCAACCTGTATCAGGAAAAGAGTCGCTATCTGTTGATCTTGGTTCTCCACAAAAGATACCCTCCCATCCGATCATTTCCCAATAACCATTTGAGTTCCATCTAATTGTTAATGGTGTTGCACCATCATAGGCCACCCAAGAAGGTTTTGAGTTGTAATAACCAATAAAATTAAAATCATAATTCATTTTTTATATCGTTTGTTTCTTTAATTTTAACTACTAATAAATGTAAGTAAATTACTTGTTATCTGTCCACCACCAGCGGCTGGTGTTAAAAATGCGGTAATGGATATTCTATAGGTATGACCCGGAGGACAAGGTCCACCATATCCATTTGGATTAACCGAATTAGGGAACCAATCCGTTTGTTGTATTGTTGCACCAGCCTGCCATCCTGTTGGTCCGGATGTCCATAAATTAATTGATGTTTGGGTTGGAGGTATGTTTGTAACTTTCCAATGAACAAAATATCCGCTTGGACTTGTACCTCCGGCATTTATATCCTCCATTAATAAACTATAAGATAAAACATCATTTGTTGTAAAGTCAGTTAAAGACCATATTAACCCAACACTATAATTAAAACCACCACAGTTAGGATGTCTAACCACATAACTTAATGTTTGACCATTAAGGAATTGTGGACTTTGAAGTAATATACTTTTTGCTCCGAAATTTGCCCCTCCACAAGAATTTTGTGTCATTGTTGTTCCAACCTGATAGTAATAACTATTTTGACACGTTGTTGCTGTAATAGGAGATAAACCCGGTAATGTTATTACATTTATTGATAAAGGATTAACTAATGGTGCCGTTCCTCCTGTCCATGCTTTTATTCCTAATTGAGATGCGACATCATCTATACGACACGCAAAACCTAACCAATCTGTGTAATTTGAGTAAGTCCAATTAAAAACAGTATGGTTATTTGCATCCGGCCACGTATTTGGATATGCTGGTTGACTATTTCCCGCAAAAACTAAACCTATTACTTTAAAATTTGGTGAAGCTTGGGTTCCAAAATTAGCAATTAACATTGATCCTGAATCTCCGGCTGCGCACGGCCATAAACAATGAGGTTGGGATGGGTTCCCACTTGGTTTGTAAAATGCGATTAATCTATTATCGTAAGCGCCATTTGTACCATACTGATTTCCACCTGATAAGTGCCATTTATAACCCCCAACTGTTGCCGCTTGATTAATACCATATAATCTTAATTCACAACCAGGAGTTCCTAAACCTTTTGGTCCTGTTGATCTACCTGTACTATATAATTGTGGGTTTGTAACCATCAAATTATCAATCTCCGCTGTTGTTGCAAAAGGTAACGGAGTAGTCATTATAGATTCAAATCCCGAAAATTTCCAAGATTGATTAAAATCTATTTTACTACAATCAATACTTACTAATGCCCCATCTACTCTATTTTTAGGGACTAAAGAAGGTGAGGTGGATGATCCTCCAGCCGTTAAGTTGATACTAGTGTTCGGTATTAAAGGTACATATCTCACAACTTGACCATATTTAAGATTTGTTTGAAAACCAAACTCACCGGGTTGACAAGTAAAATTACTATTTGGTAAAATTTCATTTGTTGTTGGGAAATTATTTCCTAAGTATACGTTTAGATTTTGGTACTGAGCGGCAATTGAATTACCAATAACAACGTGATTATTTGTTAAACCAACTAAAGCATCTGTATGAATGTCTTGAACGATCATACCTAATGTCCCAACGGAATTACTTTGATTAACAGAAGTTATTGATATACCTCCTTTTAATGTTGCGAATGCCGATCTATTTGTTGGTGCCGTTAATATAAAAGGCTCACAAGGTTGGTTAGCGGTTATTGGTGTGGTCCTACTACATTGTAATGCATGAATCTCACCAACTTGTATTACATCAGTTTTAAGTGTTAATTTATCATTTACATATATTTCTGAAGGTAATATTTCATCTTCGGATAATTCTGATAATGGTTTTTTTTCTTTTACTGTAAATGATATACAAATTTCTCCGGTATAAACACCATCTGTTTTTTTAAAAGAATAACCAACACCAATATCTGATGGTGTTTTATCATTCCATTCTTTTAATTTTTTATTTATATCTTTTGTTATCATTATTAATATGTATTTTTAACAAGTTATATTAGGTATTGAGGTGAATGGGTCAAATTGAACTATAACACCATTATTATCGGTTCTAACCATATAAAGATTTTGTAAATTATTACATAAACCATATTGGATTGGATTGTAAATAAACCTCTGATTTACTTGAGGTGGATATATACCTGATCCGTTAGGAGTAAAATCATAAATTGTTACACCTAACGCCGGCGGACTATAACATCTTTTGCTCATTCCTTGAACTTGGGATGTAACCCCACCACAATTAGTTAAAGAACAAGCGTAAGTGTTAAGTTGACATTTTATTAAACTATCACTTATAGAAGATGGGTTTGTTATAACAACATTAGAACCATTACAAATAAGATTATAACCTGTTTGAAACTGATACGGTGTTGGAATAATATTTTGTGTTGGAGTTGGTGTTGGGGTTTTAGTTGGTGTTGGAGTTGGTAACGGATTATTACAATCGTACGCCTCAAATGAAACAAATGATGTAAATGGACCAATCGCAGCATTAACAGGAGTTGGTGTTGGTGTTTTAGTTGGTGTAGGTGTAGGTGATAATCCTGGAGTTGGTGTTACTGTTTTAGTTGGTGTAGGTGTAGGTGTACTTGTTTTAGTTGGTGTGGGTGTTGGTGTTGATGATGCAACAGGTGTAGGAGATGGAGATACCGGACATGGGTTATCTGCCACACAAGTTGAGCAATCGGTATATAATGATTGACCATTCCATACAACACTTATTGGTCCTGCCTGTTGATTTAATACAGTATAACATTGGTTATCGTTACCAACAATTATATTACCAGGTACCATATAATTAGGTAAAACAACATAGAAAATATTCTCAGTACAACAAGCAACAACTCTATATGTTACATATGAATTATTGGTTGGTGTAGGTGTAGGTGTTTTTGTTTTGGTTGGTGTTACGCTAGGTGATAACCCCGGCGTTTTGGTAATTGTTGGTGTCACCGTAGGTGTTTGAGTATTCGTTGGTGTTACTGTAGGTGTTTGAGTATTTGTTGGAGTTTGTGTTGGAGTTGGAGTTTGTGTTGATGTCGGTGTTGGTGATGGTTGAACTGAAGGACATCCACAAGGTTCCTGAAGGTAAGTTGTACCATTACCACTAATTAATTCGGCAGAAGTTGCACATATATAACCCGCTTCACTTGTTGCGGCGCTGAATGTATTTGTATTACCTGAACAGTCAACATATGTGAATGTGGATCCTGTTGATGAGTACCCACCATAAAAATACCAAGTATCACAACAAGGTATTGGAGTGTTTGTTGGAGTAAGAGTTGGTGTTGGTGTTGGTGTTGGAGTTTCCACAAACACAGACATACAGAATTCATCAATTGGAGCCGGTTCAGATACAAATGGTGTTGGTACAGGCGTTTCCGTTGGTGTTGGTGTTGGAGTATCCTGAGGACAACAACATACGGTCGTTGTAGTTGTTGTTGTCGGACAAACTGTATTACAACAAGGGAAATCTATTAAGTAACAATCATTATACGGTAAATCTTCCGCAATGAAACTTTCTTGTACGTTAATGTATAATTGTTCTCTTATTGGTAATATTAAAACTCCTTGAGAATTTCTTAATAAGAATTGAGCTTCGTATCTCGCAACTTTATTTGTATCTTGTGGTTTGAATTGGTAATAAATATAATATTCGGGATCGGCATTTGGATCCATGAGTTCTTTCTCAACAAATCCTGCTGGGTTTGTGGAAATTTTAGGGATTCCAGTTTCAACATTAGTCATTGAAAAGAAAATAGCTGACTCCTCAATCATATCCATGAAAGAATTGTAATCACTTCTACCGTCTTTAACGACTTGTAATTTTAATATTGGGAGAGTAGCGTTCTTTTTAATGAAAAATTCCATTTATAGTTTTTACTATAAATATACCGAACTACTAAATATTAACATTCTTTTCTTAAAGAACCATCATAATGATCAAATCTATTATGTTCAGTCGGAGTTGCTAATAAAAGACCTGGTTTTATATTACCTTTTACGGTTTCTTGATAACAATGACTCATTAATGTTTGTTCGTATGGATTTTGGAATTTTGTTTTTAAATAACAATTATAATTTCCTTCTTTAGTCATTAATATTGGCCAATTGGAAAGGAATATTTCACCTGAAACGTAAGGAACTCCCCTATATGATTTAATATGTTTATATTCTAAATTAGGTGAATTTGGGTCTAAGCCTTGTTGTGGTAATCTTGGGTTGTTTGGCCAATGTGATTGTCTAAATTCTTGAGGGACATTATACCACGCCCACTGTTTATCGTGTGATCCATAAAATTCACTAAAATTTAATTTTAAAAAATCAAAATTTTCAGTTTTAATAATATCTAATGTTGTATCAAAAATATTTTTTATGTGACGACTAAAACCATTTCTACAATTTAAATCATTTCCATTATAGAAAAACATATCATCCTCAAAGAAATAATAATAACCCAAATCTTCTTGTTCATCAAAATGTTCGGCAATAAATTGTCTACCTCCTGTTATACCAATGTTATCTTTTTTAATATGTTCAAAACCATATTCTTCACATAATTGGAGATATTCATCTGTTGTTGATAAATCCGTTGAGTTATCCAATAAAAACTTTTTAGTTTGATTTATAAATTTAGGATCATAATCTAACATGGATTTTATTAGTGTTCTAAATTGATTGGGTGAATTAAATGTGATGACATATACGCCAACATTATTTGATCTGTTTGATACTGTTAATAATTTAGTTTTATTTTTAACTTCCACATTATCATTTTTTACGTCCTCAAAAAATTTAGATAACAAACCATTTGAATCTATCTCACAATAATCTATAAGTTGTGGATTTTGATATAATAATAAAGTAAATAAACTTTCTTCGGTTCCCATAAATCCACCATTTAATGTTTGTATCATTAAATTATAATATAGTGAATTTAATTCTGATATTGAATCTTTATCCCCGCCAAAAAATCCTCCTCTTGCAACAATATTTGGTTCATCGTTTGTTAATCGTTTCATTTCATTATAATCAAAACCATGAATTTCATTACTTGCTCCATAGGGAAAACATACAAATAACATTTTATTTGTAATATTTTTTATTTTATCTAAGACATTATCGTGAGTAAAATATCCTGGATGAACGGTATTTGATAAACCAGCATCAATCCAAAATAATTTTTCTGAATTAAATTTGTCTAATATTTTTGCATCATGAAGTAAAAATACTTTTGACATGACTAATGGATTATATAATTCTAATTTGGCTTGAGTTGAATCAGATAACCAACCTGCGTTATTATACCATTCCGAATTTAATCTTATATTTTGTATTTTTTCATAGTAGTCATTATTAATAAACCAATCTAATTCTTTTAAAATAAATTGAGTATTATTTGGTGATCTTCTTTCCTCAACAAACTTTTGTAATTCAGAATCACCAAAAATTATCATATTAGATTTTATTTTTAATAGTTCCTCAAATTTATTTAAATAGTGACCACCAAAACTTCTTGACCATCCTTCTGATAATTCAGATCTTTTAATATCCCATAAACCAGTTACTAATGTTAATCCTCCTGTTTCCATATTTTCTTCTTTCTTTTCAAATGAAAATTTTAATTCATTATAAACATCAACTCTTATTGCGTCAATATCAAAATCATATAATAATTCATAAACATATCCGTGATCGCTTAATTTTTTTGTTGTGTTAATTTTTTCTTCATCGGACATATTAATCCATTCTAAACGAATTAATTTTGGTCTATACTTATTAAGATCTATTTGTTTAAATATTGTATAATCATGACCCTCAGTATCAATAGATAATACATCAAAATCTTTTATATTATGTTTTTCAACTAGGGTTTCCCAAGTAATGCAATTTACCTCAACGTCAATGGAATATTTTTCAACAAGTTCTCTATCCTCTTCACTACCCATACCATTCTTTGATGGGTCAATAACACTCATACCATAAAACGCATCATTAACGATACCATCGTCAATAATTTCAATTGGGATAGTTTTCATTACTACAGTACCATTGAAGTCACTGATAGCAGAATTCTCAAATTTATTATTAGGGTTATTGCTCTTATTTGATAATAATCTTTCATAATGAGGTTTCATTGGTTCAACATATAAACCATCAAATTTATATACATCAATATATGCCGACATATCATCAAACATTAACCCATCCATTGCACCAATATTTATGATGAACAACTTCTCTTCTTTTTTACCGTAATGATGTAATACTTTATCAAAAAAACCTTCCATTATGTAGTATTATATTTTATTTATGTATAGTTTTTGTCTACCGTCAAATAATAGAATATATCCTAACGATAATAAATGTGGAGATAATAACGCGTCTTTACCTTCATTTGTTAAATTAAAGTCGGTGTCGTCAATTAGGATTAAATGAGTGTCAGATAATTTATCTTTACATACTTCAAAAGCCTCCAAATGTTTTTCCTTATATTGTTCGGTACCAACATCCCATCCGTCCAAAAATAGAATATCAATATTTTTGTCAAATTCTTTTAAAAATTCAATACCATCTTTAGGGATATTTAAATGTAAATTTTCAGGTATGGATCTATTTAATGAACCAAATGACCAATCTGCGTGTATTGAGCAATTCTCATCAATATCAACTGAATAAACATCAAAACCTTCTAACGTAAACATTATTCCACCGTGACCATCACCACAACAAGGTGGTGAAACAAAAGGATCATTACCTAAAAAATAATAATTAATACATTTAGGTGTAATACCATGTCTTGTTGCACCAATTTCAACCAAAGTTTTAAGACCTAAAATTTTTGCAATTTCAGATGTCTTTTTAATGTAAGGTGCTGGTTTACTTCTTTGGTTGTTATGTTGTTCACCTGTTAGTTGAGTAGTATCCCAAAAACGTTTTTCCATTTTATTAAATTCGCCAACCAACTTATAAATTAAATCTCTTGAGTTATGTATTTCAGTTATTTCCGGAATGTTTGGTCTAACAATACCATTCTCTATGATTACTTGACTTATAGGTTGAGTTATAACTTGATTAGATGGTTTGTAATTAGGATTTTCAATAATCTTGAATTCTTCAGGTATAAAGAATCTTGGTTGATCCTCTAACATTGTTGGGTGATTACACCCCGTATTTAAAACACTATTTGAATGTCTTATAACGGGAAATGTGGTTACACCTTGAAACTTATACCAATCATCATAAGTTGACAATTTATCAATATCAGGTCCATAAGGTACAACAAACATTTTAATCTTTTTGAATTTAAAATAGAAAGACATTAATACATCATCCGATTTTGTTTTACCAACAAAGTCATTGAAAAAATCTTCTTCAAAATATCTAACAAAATAAGATGCTGATTTGTAATGTTGTAAATCTTTTACTTCCAATGGTTCATTTACACTTAAAACCCAAGAATCTCTTAAATCACCATATTTAGGTGTAACCAAACTTCTTCCATCATATAATACAACAGAATCAGGTAATTCAATATGATATTTAATATGTTCTAAAATCATATTTTCATGATAAATTAAATCGTCATCAACAACAATTAATAATGTGTCATCCGATTCTCTAATAATAGTTGGGATCACTTTTGTTGGTGGTCCCATATCTTCAGTTCTAAATATTTTTAGGTGCTTATATGTTTCTTGATATTCTTCTAACCATTGAGGAATTATATATTCTTCACCTGTTACATTATAAATTAAAGGTAAATTTAAATGAACCTCATAGTTTTTATAATTTTGTTCACAAATTGACTTCATAACCAATCTGAATCCATCATCAACGTTTTGTGTTAAACGTTCGGGTACGGTTGTTAGGGAAATTATTATTTTATTCATCTGAGCTTGCATGATTCATTTTAACATCTTTATAACCCTCACCAAAAGTTTCAACTATAATATTTTTATATCCAACTCTGATTTTGTTAAATTCTCTAATTTTTATTGCTCTTCTACCAACTTCTTCTAACCCTAACTCACCTTCTTTACCTTTTCTAATATCCGATTCTAAATCCCAGATATCCCCATTAATTGCAATTAATTTATCAATGTAAGTTTCAATAACTTGGGAATTAATTTTTTTATATTCCTCAATTACTTCCGACAAATCTTTTAATTCAATATCATTATCAGCATCTAATCTTTGTTTTTTTAAAACGGCAATTGAATATCTGTCTAAAATTTCACTTATTGGGTATTCCATTTTTATTATATTTTTTGTTTATATGATTAAATCAATATTAAGTATGTTTTTTAAAATATCAACATTACCTTGAGTTGTACCATTTTTCATGTACCACTCGTGTCCGTTCTTAGATATTTCTCTTAAAAGATCATCATTATCTTTTATTTCATTATATTTTTCTTTTATAATTTTCATTTGTTCTACATGATCAAAACTTACATCAAATGGGATATAATGAACATTAGGTATTAAATCATCGTGGAATTTCTGTCTTAATAATGGTCTCAATAAAACAGATCCTGATGATAAAATTTCCATATCTCTATTACATATTTCACCAACACCATTAAGAGATAAACATATTTTATTATTTGTTAATTCCGTAAAATAATCAAAAGGTTCTATTCTTTCATCACTCATTGGGATTTCGTTTAATAAATGTAACTTTTTTCTCATTCCGTGTAAAAATCCCCTAAAAAATAATTCATTATTTGGTTTTTCATCAAATGGTACTATATTTTTGGTGTATTCCTCAAATTCTATTGAATATGCCATGTATGAAAAAGGAGTAAAATTAAAATCATAATGAACACCACTTGATGTAAATAAATCCACCATATTATGTACGTCCCACCCATATTCGGGATTATATATGTCACCTGTGTAATCCCAATATGATACAACGAAATACTTATTATTAATAAGATTTTTTATAGTCATATGATGTGGAGAATTAGGTGATCCATAACCAACACAGGTTGGGGTTCTATGTATACACTCATAATTTTCTGATAGGTAATTAAAAAATTTTTCATACATATTAGTAACTGACCAAGTTACACCGTTAGGTTTTTGATATGTGACTTCAATCATTGTGAAAGTATTTTGAATATTCTTTATTTTGTGAGGTAATGTTATTAGAAGATAAGAAATTATTTATAAAAATTTTATTATTTTCATGAGAATAAATATTAAATTTACCGTGTCTCATTATCTCAGAATAAAGAAATAAAAAATAATCGTCTTCACCATTATGTTCATCAAAAGCGTAATTTGTGGTTAATGGATTTTTCTTTAATGCAATATGTTTAAAGTTATAATCCCAAAAATCAGATGGAGTTTCATAATTTTCACCAATTAAAACATTTCTCACTTGTCCTTTCATATTTTTAATGTAGCTCGTATCAAAACTGTTTATACTGACATTAATATTATTTTCTAATATTTTAATAAGTGAATCTTTTTTCCATATACATGGTTGAACAGAAAACATATAAAGATATTTTTTATTCATTTTTACAAAAATATCATCATCTAAATTATATGACTTGTAATCAATGTCTAACAATTCCCAATCATCTCCTTCATATGACATTAATGAAATGTGATCTACATTTTCATTTTTCATAAAATTAAGTATGTTATTTAACACATCAACTTTTATATTTTTCATTAAAATATAATCTTCTAAAAAAAATAAAATGTAATCAGAATCAATTTGATTTAAAGAATTTAACATAACTTTTGTAAAATGAGTTCCTCCATCACAATGTGGTATGTTACAATTTATTTTTTTAAAACCCATTGACTCAAAATCCGTTTCACATTTAAAATTATTACTCACAACGTATTTTGGAATATTTAATCCATTTGAGAATTTATTAAACTCTTGGACAAATAATTTTGCAATTAAGGTATTATTCACGGATGTATATAATACTAACGATAGTTCTTCCATTATTTTTTATTTAGAAAAGTTTTTAAATCTTCGGGGGTACCAAGACCCCACATATTTTTTATTTCGTATATTCTTATTTTTTTATTATCTTCTATTGCCTGATTAAAAACGGGACACACATAAAATTCATTATTAACCCTTATGTTTTTCTCTACCATTTTTTCCGCGTATTTGACAAAGTCGGAACCTTTTTTCCAATAGTAAAATCCAACGGTTGCATTATCCGATATGGGATTTTTTTCAGCAACTTCCGTTACCATATTATTTTCGTCAACTTTGGCAAAGGACCATTTTGGGTGGGAAGATTTAAACGTAACGATACCACCATCAGAATCCGTCTCATTCATTTTATACATAAATTCATTTGAATCCCACTCCGCATATTGGTCTGAATTTGCAAAGAATAATGGTTTGTTATTATTAATGTATTCTTTTGCCAATAAGGCGGTACAAGCGGCTCCTTCAGTTATACCATCCACCTCAACAATCTTACAATTAGGTGTTATTAAATTTAACATCGTATCTAAGTTATATTTTTCACGATGTTCTTTTTGCACAACATAAATGTAATTAGCATCAATATTTAAATTATCAACAACAACTTGTATCATAGGTTTATTATTAATATCTATCAACGGTTTAGGAAATGTATATCCCGCTTGTTGAAATCTTGATCCGGCACCTGCCATTGGGATCAAAATATTTAAATTTTTATCTTCCCATTTTGGTATACCAATATCATTACCCATTTCTATTTCTTTTATTTTATTTGTTATGTTATCATAATTAACCTCAGAGGTTGATTTAACTCTTAATACATGGGATTTACTTCTGGATGCGGATAAAAGACCATATGGGGAATCTTCAACGATTAAAGTTTCTTCAGGTAAACATTGGATTATTGATATTGCTTTCCAATAAATTTCAGGATGAGGTTTTGAATTTTTTACATCTTCATTTGAAAGTATTAAGTCAAAATATTCAATGATACCTAATTTTGATAAAACAGTTAGAACTGTTTTTCTAATACTATTAGAACACACGGCCAATTTATACCCATCTTTAGAGAGTTTAGATACCGTTAAGATAATATCGTTATTTGGTTTTAAGTTTTTTAATGACTCTAGTGTGTATTGTTGTTTTTTATCCCACACGTCTTTAAATAACTCTTTAGGTAAATCTTTTCTGTCGTGAAGTATTTCTAATTTTTGATTTGTTTTAAGCCCATCATATATTGATAAATGTTCATCCCAAGATATGGAATAATTACCAAGAGCTTTATTTAGGGATTCATAATGTATTTCTTTTGCATCAAATAATACTCCGTCTAAATCAAATATAATTAACTCAATCATTATAATTTTTTATATAATCAGAACATATCCCAATACATTCCGAAACATCATCATTAAACATTTCGGGTAATACTGAAATACTATTTTTAATGGGTTGTTTACCCGGATATACCCAAAGATACCCATTTGATGTTATGGTTAAAGTATCTTCTTGATGCCAAAAATAATTAAACCCACCAATAATATTAAACCATTCTATTGCTCCTATATTTTTACAATGTATCCATAAATGTTCGTATCGGGTATTTAACCATTCTTGAGTTATACCATACTGTGGATCATCATGACCTAAAAATAAAACGCCATCAATCATCCAAACATCAACCTCAACATTATAACCTAAACTTAATGCTTCATCAATATATTGAGGTTTATTTTCAAGATCTTCTTTTTTACCATTAATGTTACCTCTATGAGATATTAAAATCATAAATTTCCTGAGATTCTTTCACACCAACCTTTTGATGTACTATAAGGCCATACAACCCAATATTTTGGTTTATGTGCGGTTTGGAATTCTCTCCACACTTTACAATACCCATCAGGATCATTCATCATCATATTAATTTCGTTAATATCGGCATCTTGTCTATGAATGGTTTCATCATTTTCATCATGAAATGCAACAACCCAAAACTCATAATCTTTTTCAGGAACTTGGGTAAACCCAATATCAATACAATGTTTGAATATGGATGCATAACTCGCCATTAATTCTTCTTCGGTTTCAAAAATATGGGGGTTAGGTGGGTAGTTTTTATCTAATGTATATTGTTGAACTGCTCTCTTTGAAAATAAAAGACCCGAATAAATTTCATAATCTCTTAATGTTCTTTCGGTACCAAAACCATATTTACCAAATTCCATTGTAACTTCTTCACCGTCCATACCAAAAAGCTGACGATTTTTTTGGTGAGATAAATTATTTTTATTAACCCAATCTTTATCATCATCCCATTGTTTAGTTCTACCCTTACGAGTGTATTCGTGCCAAATAACTACTTTATGTGGGTGGAACAAATCATAACCATGAGTATATGCTCTTACCGCAATTGATATTTCTTCCCCGTGAAAATAAAATTCAGGATCATGTTGTACCTCTTCGCTAAATTGACCTAAAGTAAATGCGAAGTGTGCCGAGTAAAATCTTGCAGGAACAGGTTCTTTCATTTTTTGCCAACCCGGAATTGTTTCAGGTAAGAAGAATACAGCACCTTCAGGAATAAATCTATCAAACGCCATTCTCCATGGTTCTTGAACTCTTCCTGCTGGGTCATTATCAGGATCAAATGATGAAACATAACCCGTTAATAAAGGTTTCTCAAAACCTTTTTTCTGAAGTTGTTTAATCATTTTAATTAATGTATCATCCCAATCCTTCTCAAATCTCATATGTGAATCAATTTGTAGGGTATATTCTTCACCTTCATATAATTGTTGGACCTGATTTCTTGCCCAACAAACTCCTCTTGAATCTGAATATAAAACATCCAATATTCTGAATCTATTGTCTTTACGATATTCCTCTAACAAATCAAATTGATCATCAGGATTGTATTGTCTACAAATACCAATTCTTAAATTTTTGGGTCTTTTAGCGTTTTCCAACATATTTTTTATTGTTGGCTCCAATTGAGGATCTCTATACGCTGCGATTTGAACAAATATTTTCATATGATTTTTTTATTTTAATAATAAAATATCAAATGAAAAAAACAATAGTAAAAATTTTTATTATCCGTCACAACCATAAGTTGATATACAACTACTACAAGTAGTACCAATCGGTAATAATGTACCAACGTTTAATGGTGTTCCACTAGTTTGAGCAATTGTTTGATAACACTGACCACCAATTAAAACTAATCTCGGACCTAATCCTGCTGATGGTAATATAACGTATTTTTGTAACCCCGGAATACAACAAGAATTTGCTAAATAAACCGTACCCGGTGTCGGAGTTGGAGTTGGTGTCTTAGTTTTGGTAGGTGTTGGTGTCTTAGTTTTGGTAGGTGTTATTGTTGGTGTTGGTGTTATTGTTCTGGTTGGAGTTGGGGTTGGGGTAGGACATGGGTTATCTAACTCACATTTTGCACATTCGGTATATGATGTTGAGCTCCAATATAATGTTATTGTACCACTTAAAGTTGAATTAATTTGATAACATCCTCCATTTGTTGCCAAAACAACCGTACCTATACTGAATGATGATGGTAACAACATAAACCCATCAATTGGGTATGATCCACCGCAAGTTCCACAAGATACAACATAAAATACCGAATAGTTTATTGTTGGGGTTATAGATGGTGTTATCGTTGAGGTTAATGTGTTTGTTGGTGTTAAAGTATTTGTTGGAGTTAATGTGTTCGTTGGTGTATTAGTTGGGGTTATGGTTGGCGTTTGGGTGTTGGTTGGCGTTAGGGTATTTGTAGGAGTATTTGTGGGTGTTACTGTATTTGTTGATGTGTTAGTTGGTGTTTGTGTAATAGTCGGTGTTAACGTGTTGGTCGGGGTTGGTGTATTTGTTGGGGTTAATGTATTTGTGGTTGTTACAGTTGGGGTTTGGGTATTTGTAGGGGTTAATGTGTTAGTTGGTGTTTGGGTATTCGTTTGGGTATTCGTTGGAGTTTGTGATGGTGGTAATGGTGGATATGTTGATGATAAAGTTGGTGTTGGTGTAATAGTGGGTGTAATACTTGGTGTTGGCGTTATGGTTGGAGTTATTGTTGGTGTGTTTGTGTTGGTTGGCGTATTTGTGTTGGTTGGCGTATTTGTGTTTGTGGGTGTTAATGTATTTGTTGGGGTATTTGTTGGGGTTTCAGTTGGTGTTGGGGTATTTGTTAAAGTTTCCGTTATGGTAGGTGTGTTAGTTGGAGTTTGAGTATTTGTAGGGGTTACAGTTGGTGTTAACGTATTTGTAGGTGTTACGGTTGGTGTTTGAGTATTTGTGGGGGTATTCGTTGGTCCCAAACTTATTGTTGGGGTAATAGTTGGGGTTGGAGTTAAAGTTGGTGTTGATGAAGGTACGGGAATACAATCACCGTTAACACAAGGGTTACCCATTGATTGTATTAACCCAATAACATTTGTAATATTTCCACCACACACATAATATGTTAATCCTGGGCTAACAGGCACACTCGTCTGTTGATTACCATTACAATCAACATAATCAAAATAACCGATTATGGTTGTTGTTGGGTTTGTTAATATTAAACAATTACAAGGGATAATTTGTGTTGGAGTTGGGGTTACAGTTGCGGTTGGAGTTACAGTTGGTGTTACCGGACATTGGTACAATTCAAAGGTTTCACATCCATCAGAATCAATAAGTTTGATTATAACTGATGTTGATGTGTCTAATGGTGGTGGTACGGTAAATTGATAAGGTAATGTTATACCATTGGCAACCGGATAACAAAAAGTATTTGTTATATCACAAACAAAAACATTATATGGGGCAACACCTGTTGAGGTAAGTATATCAACTACTTGAGACATTAAATTATTTTATTATAAATACTACTTTTTATATTATTTCCATAACTTTATTATATACCATCAATGGGTTTGGGTGACACTCAAAAGTTTCTTTTCTTTCCAAACAATTAACTAAAGATGGTATTCCTTGTATTGATTGCCATTCTCTAACCCCATATTTCATATCTGAAGCACAATTTAATCCGCAACCACCTCTAACATAATGGTATTTATATTCTTGTGATCCTTTTCTAAATGGTGATCTGAACTCAGGATTTATTGAACTACCCAATTGAATAATATGTACATCTGTCGTTCCCGCCAAATGTAATAAACCTGAATCCATAGTGATAAAACACATACTATTATTAATTAAATGCCACGTTTGAGATAATGTAGTTTGGTTCATTAGGTTCATACCTAATTCTATTGGGAAATTGAATACCGGTTTATCAACATTAGATCCTCCGAGTTCGGAAGAATCTTTACCGACCGACACAACGGCAATACCCCTTTCGTTTAAAAGTTTTGTGAGTAGTTGCCATTTTTTTGCATCCCACGTTCTTGAGTTCCAATTCTGAACGGGGTGTATTAAAACGTATTTTTCAGGTAGACCTTCAATAGGTTCGTACGGATCTGAAATGTAATCCAACACCATCTCATCTTTGGTTAACATAAACCCAAGATTAATTGCGTGGAACTGTCTTATATCCATCGTATTATGTTTATAACAAACACCATTTGGGTGATACCCAATGTTGAACGAATTAAAAATTTCATATTCTTGTTTTTGTTCATCGGTTATCGGAATAGTTAGTTCGTTGTATACCACATCAACGTATGGGTTATTATGAAATAAATATGGGTGGTGAGTTATGATGGAAATTTTTTGATTATATGAATGATAGAGTTTTCTTAAAGTGGGAGTTGAAGCCAAGGTATCACCTAACGCTCTTGCGCCCGAAACATCCAAACAAACTTTTTTCATATCTTAATTATAAAGGCTATGAGATAAAAATAAATAAGTTATGGTATTATCATTGGAGGGTTCGGATCTGTCCATTCTGGTGTTGCCAAAATTACTAATATCTCTTCATAAGTATAAGGACCCTCCTTTGTTGTTAGATTAGTTACGCATTCGGGTATTACATTCTCCCACTTTACAAATGTTTTTAATTGGTCCACCGATTTTCTTACGGTGTCTATTGATGTTTCTAAAACTTCATTAAAATCAATTTGATTTAATTCAGTTACTGAAAATATCATAAATCTTCTATTATCATATTCTTGAGTTTCCATAACTATAAATACCAATCATTATCCTCAATAATTTGAAGGGTACAATCACTGTAAATGATTTCATTTTGAATCTCATTAAGTTTTTGTTGGGCTTCTTCCATAGTAACATAACTATATATTTGATCCCCTTCTCTAAATGGGTATATTAAGATTTGTTCTCCAATAATTCCCATAACATTTTTAACTATTATATACGCCATAATTATATTATTTTACAAACCACATATGGTAATGTTGACCACTACCACCGGCACATTGTACTTGGTAAGTTAAACTTGAGTTAGTACCACTACCTATTAATACCCAATAAGTTTTTAATCCTGTCATGTTTTGGGCTCCACAACAAGTATTAGCAAAATTACCATCACCCCATGTACACATTGCGGAAGAAGTGTAAGTTCCGGTATATTCTGGTCCGGTATAATATCCATTACTAACCGTATCTGTTATATATGAACATTGACCTATGGTTGTAACTCTTTGTATTAACAACATAGTTTGACTATGGTTTAATCCGTTTACACTTGGGCTACGTAATTGATAGTATTTTGGAGAACCACAGTCACCTTCTTGAACCGTAACATTTAATACTTGAGAGTTGGCACTTTGTAATCTTCTATTTGTGTTAGTTTCCCAAGATGCTGATGACCCTAAATTTGCAATCTGAGGGCTAAGTTCACTTGTAACTCCCATCCATCCTCCTTGAGACATGATGCAATATAATTGTCTCGGACCTAAACTGGTATTAATCCAATAATATCCATCCGTTGCGGATGGGTTTACAGATAAAATTGACGCAGCTGAATTTGCGGGATTATATTGTGACCCTAAAAATGTGGTTGCATTATAATTTTGTAGAACTTCTGAGGATGATAAAGCTCGGTTGTATATTTTAAATGATGGTAAATACATGGATGTGTAGTAATTCGGACCCTCCCTACCAATCTGCATATTCGTATTGTTAGATAACGTACCTGTTGAATTGGCATTTGTTGTGGAGGTTAAAGTTCCATTAACATATGTTTGCCATAATAAACCTGATTTTATACCAACCAAATGAGAGTAATTATTGTTGGCAACCACTGTTTGACTATTACTAGTATAATAGGTTCCATCTCCATTTCTTCCTGCTAATACAAATTTCCCTGACGAATCTAAAAGAAATTCCCAACCCGTACCAGAATATTTATTTGCAATAACTTTTATATCACCTATATTTGTGGAATTAATTTTAACTATAATCTCAATAGTAATATTATCTACAATCTGTAAAGACGAATTATTATTTATATCAACATAATCGTCCACACCGTCAAACAAAATAGTACCACCATTATCCGTACTAAAGGTTGTCCCATTAATTAAAGTCCCATTATTACCACCACCACTTATATCGTACCATGTGGTGCCGTTTTTTGGGTATGAAGGCGTAAAACTTGCATCAATATTTAAAACTAATCCATTTGTAATAATTGCTGGACATTCTTTATTGGAGATAACTTTATCTGTTTGGGATGTATAATAATTTAAACATTCATTTGCCGTACTATAACTTGTTCCTGCAATTTTATTAGTCATACTTATTAATTCAGTATCATCATAAGCAACATATATTGATGGTCCACCTGATGCTTTGTTTAAATATATTGTATACCCACCGGATGGGGGTGTGATCCCATTGTAAAATCCTGAGGTACTTGTCGGACCTTTCCCAACATCACCAGTACCAATCCAAAAGTTACCTTTTTTAAGTGATAAAGTTTCCGCACTTGCATTATATTTTATTGAATTTGGCATTTAATCTTTATTTTATAAATACTTTAATTTTAATTCTCAATAACCTATTTTTATTATTATGAAAAAGATTAAATTATTATATATAACGCCCCACTTATCAACAGGTGGTATGCCTCAGTTCGTATTAAAAAGAATTGAGTCATTACAAGATTATAAAGATCGGATTGAATTATTTTTGGTTGAGTATTCTCAATTCAGTTCTACATATGTGGTTCAAAGAAATAAAATTATTGAATTATTGGGTAACGATCATTTCTTTACATTAGGTGGAACTGATGAGGTTGATAAAAAATATATGTTAATTGATATTATTAAAAATAATAATATTGATGTTATTCACTCAGAAGAAATGTTAGATGGGTTTGAATCTTTTAATAAAATACCATTAGATTTATTAAATCAATTATATTCTAATAATAGGACTTGGAGAATTATTGAGACGTGTCATAACATATGGTATGACCCAAAAACAAATAAAAAATTACAACCTGACGCATATTCTTTAGTTACACCATATCATATGGAAAATACATTTAAGAATACAACACCCATGAAATTTTTAAATTTGTATCCTTATGAAAATAAAGTTAGGGAGATATCAAAAGAAAATGGTGTAGATTTAAATATTAACCAAATTCCATTAATTCAAAAAATTAAAGTTAGGGATGAACTTGGAATGGATATGTTTAAAACTCATGTATTAAATGTTGGATTATGGACAAGTGGAAAAAATCAAGGTGAGGGAGTTGAGGTTGCAAGAACTTTGGTTGAATCTAATCCCGAAATACAATTTCACTTTATTGGTAATCAAGCACCTAACTTTGAAGAGTATTGGGGTCCAATTATGAAGAACCTACCATCAAATGTAAAAGTTTGGGGAGAAAGAGATGATGTTGATAAATTCATGCAAGCTTGTGACGTGTTAATGTTTAATTCAACTTGGGAGTGTAACCCTTTAGTTTTAAGAGAATCTATTAACTATGGGTTAAAAATCCTAACAAGAAATTTACCACAATATGTTGGTATGTTTGAAAACTATATAACCCCAATTGAAGAAGGTATTGATAATATCTCCAAACAATTAGTTAATTTAATTAATGACGATAAAACATATAAAGTTCCTAATGATGAAAACTTTGGTGAAGAGTTATTAACTATGTATAAAATGGTAATGGATTTAGAAATTACCGAAAACAAACCGATCACAAATAATTATACATTTATAAGACATTATGTAACCCAACCTTACTTTGAGGTACAAGGAGAAAGTAAAAACTTATTCACGATAAAATTTTATGATAACAACAATAATGTTGTTTATCAAAACCAATTATCAATTAATAGTTGGGTTAAATTGAATACCGAATATTTTGTTAAGTGGAGAACAACCGTTGAAGAAGAAGGTAAGACCATATATGATCAAACTTTGAATTTAAAGGATAATAGGGTTTACATATCGTTTGGGTCTAAATCATTGGGAGATACATTGGCATGGATACCATATATGGAAGTGTTTAGACAAAAACATGATTGTAAATTGATTGTATCAACTTTTATGAATGATTTATTTAGAGATCAATATCCGAATATAGAGTTTGTTGATCCGGGAGATGTTGTCCCAAATATACACGCTCAATATAGATTGGGTTGGTTTTACGATAAAGACGGAAAGTTTGATAAAAATAGAAACCCAATTGACTTTAAGAAAATACCACTACAAAAAACTGCAACCGATATTTTAGGTTTAGAGTATAAAGAAATAAGACCAAAATTAAATCTACCTAAGACCACAAAGAAAAAAAAGGTTGGGATTGGGTTCCATTCAACCGCACAGGCAAAGTATTGGAATAACTCTGATGGTTGGCAAAAAGTGGTTGACTACCTAAACTCATTAGGGTATGAATGTATGATATACTCTAAAGAAGGAAATGGTTATATGAATAACCATTACCCAAAAGGGGTAACCATTTTTAAAGGAGGAAACTTACAAGAAGTCATTAACGACTTATCCGAATGTGAATTCTTCGTTGGTTTAGGTTCAGGTTTATCTTGGTTGGCTTGGGCTTGTAAATTACCCGTTGTTTTAATCTCAGGGTTTAGTGAAAAATGGGCGGAAACAACTTTGGATACTTATAGGGTCATTAATGAAAATGTTTGTCACGGATGTTTTAATTCGGAAAGATTAGATGCCGGTGATTGGAATTGGTGTCCATTACATAAAAATACCGATCGGATGTTTGAATGTACGAAACGTATTAGTACCGATATGGTTATAAAAGAAATAAATAAAATAATAAATAATGAAGTAATGGAAGAAATGATAGATGACAAACCATTTGATTGGGGTGGTAAAACTGATTGGTATAAAGATCAGGCAACCAAAGAAATATTTGAAGATAATACCTATGAAAGATTTTTTGAGGTTGAGGAAGGTGATATTGTTGTGGATTTAGGGGCATCATTGGGTCCATTCACATATAAGATTTTACCAAAGAACCCTAAACAATGTTACGTTGTTGAACCTTTATCATATCAGATTGGAGTTTTACATAATAATGTTGGTCAAGACAATGTTAAAATTATACAGGGAGCAATAACAGATAAAAAACATATTACCATATCGTGGGATAATGTTACAGAAAATGTACCAACGTTTACCTTCAAAGAATTTTTGGAAGAAAATAATATCAACCATATTGATTTCCTAAAGTGTGATTGTGAAGGTGGAGAATACGACGTATTCCAACAAAGTAATATTGAATTCTTAAAAACTATCCCAAAGATTGTAACTGAATTTCATATGAGGGAAGATGAAAATTTTCATAAATGTAAATTCCGATGGTTTAGAGATAACATTCTACCTCAATTTGAAAATTTTCAAATATATTCGGTGGACGGTGTAGATATAAAATGGGATTTATGGAATGAACATTTTATGGAATGGTATAATGAGATAATAATTTATATGGATAACAGAAAATAAAAATTAAACCCCATCTTTAAAAGGTGGGGTTTTTTATTTTATAGATTACTATTATTTACATGGATTACCGCTATCCCCCGAACATTCGTCACAAGAGCGATATACACTAACGATACTTTCGGTTGGTGTTGCAATCACGGCTTGTATTACCTCATAACAAAAATCGTTACTACATTTAACAAACGCACCAGGGTATATCATTCCAGCCCATCCTAAATCACTAACGTAATCTGTAAATGAATATGATGGACAACATTGAATTTCCCATACACAACCGTATATCTCCATACATTCTCTACAATCTGTACCAACATAAGTGTCAAATGTTACGGTTGGAGAACCTGTGGATGATGTAGTGACCGTCCAACAATTACCATTAGTATCAACAAATACATCTCCTGCGGATAAAGTAAATGTAACCTCAACCACACCAGGAGTTGCTCCACCATCGCAACACAAACGAATATTATATTTGTATGTTGTTGATCCACCCGGACTTGGTGTTGGTGTTTGAGTATTTGTTGGTGTTTGGGTTCTTGTTGGTGTTAAACTATTTGTTGGGGTATTTGTTGGTGTGTTTGATGGTGTTCTCGTTGGAGTTACCGTTGGAGTTAATGTATTTGTTGGTGTTTGTGATGGCGTTCTTGTTGGTGTTTGTGATGGTGTTCTTGTTGGTGTTTGTGTTCTTGTTGCTGTTACTGTTGGTGTTGGTGAAGGACAAACTTGACTACAAGCTCCTGTTGCTTTTATGCCTGAAGTGTATGGTTGAGTAACATCAATACAAGTTGTTAAATTCAATGTTGTATTTGCAGGAACAGTCATATTTTGTTGAACACCACAACAGTCATACCAAGTAATGAATACCGCAAATCCATTAGTGTTAGCGTAAGCACCATTTTTACAAGCTCCAGGACTTTCTGTTACGGTTACGGTTGGTGTTAATGTATTTGTTGGTGTGTTTGAAGGTGTTCTTGTTGGTGTTAATGTATTTGTTGGTGTGTTTGAAGGTGTTCTCGTTGGTGTTATGGTTGGAGTTAATGTGTTTGTTGGCGTATTTGAAGGTGTTCTTGTTGGTGTTAATGTATTTGTTGGCGTATTTGATGGAGTTCTCGTTGGTGTTATGGTTGGAGTTAATGTATTTGTTGGTGTAAATGTTGGTGTAACCGTAGGTGTTAATGTGTTTGTTGGTGTATTTGACGGAGTTCTCGTTGGTGTTATAGTTGGCGTTAATGTATTTGTTGGAGTAAATGTTGGTGTAACCGTAGGTGTTAATGTATTCGTTGGAGTAAATGTTGGTGTAACCGTAGGTGTTAATGTATTCGTTGGAGTATTTGAAGGTGTTCTCGTTGGCGTTATAGTCGGTGTTAATGTATTTGTTGGGGTAACCGTAGGAGTAACCGTTGGAGTTAATGTATTTGTTGGTGTTTGAGTATTTGTTGGTGTTAATGTGTTTGTCGGAGTTAACGTATTCGTTGGGGTATTTGTTGGTGTTAATGTGTTTGTCGGAGTTAACGTATTCGTTGGAGTATTGGTTGGAGTTTGGGTATTTGTTGGTGTTAATGTGTTTGTTGGCGTATTTGTTGGTGTTAATGTGTTTGTTGGTGTTAATGTGTTCGTTGGAGTATTTGTTGGAGTTTGAGTATTTGTTGGAGTTAAAGTTGGTGTTGCCGTTCTTGTCGGAGTTTGAGTATTTGTTGGTGTTAATGTGTTCGTTGGAGTATTTGTTGGTGTTAATGTGTTTGTTGGTGTTAATGTGTTTGTTGGTGTTAATGTGTTCGTTGGAGTATTTGTTGGTGTTAATGTGTTTGTTGGTGTTAATGTGTTTGTTGGTGTTAATGTGTTCGTTGGAGTATTTGTCGGAGTTAACGTATTCGTTGGCGTTAATGTGTTCGTTGGCGTTAATGTATTCGTTGGTGTATTTGTTGGTGTTGGGGTCGGAGTGTTACAGATTAATTCAACAAGATTTACTTCAAAAATATTTAAACGGTTTACACCATCAATTTTTGAAATTGATTCGCATAAAACACCATTTATTTTAATAAGATTTGACATAATATAATATATTATAAATACTCAAACAAGAAAAATAAATGACCTTTTATAAATTAAGATAATTCAATGAATGTATTATCAGGGTTAAAGAATAAAACATCAGTTGAGGAATCTATCATATACCCAACTATTCTAACAATATCTCCCGATCCTGAAGGTTGCGTTGAAGTAATTGATCCTGCGGTTGTTGACACATATAATATATCTGCGGTTGCAAATGTGTATGAAGTATTTCTTACATACCCCCTTAAAACAATACCATTTGAAGGTGCCGATCCTAATGCTATACCTAATAAACCACTAGATGTTGTCACCGAATCCGCGTCTGCAGCAACCCAAGCTCCTGAACTATTATAATAATAAAGTTGACCGGCACTTAATGTTCCTGTTCCAAAAGTCACAATGTCCCCATATCCTCCATTACCAGTTAAAATGGTCGTTGGATTATTAATTAATGAATAACCCCCACCTGTTTGAACTATTGATCCCGTAACGTTTAATACGTTACCATCAAAAGTTAAGTTAGGTTCGCTATCGGCACTATTTGGTGTTCCGTTGGCGGTAAGTATGTTATTTGCGGTTGTTGGTGATATGGTGTTAAAACCAGTTCCCGAAGTACCATTTGTTCCACTAGTACCCGAAGCCCCACTAACACCTGAAGTACCATTCGTACCGCTTGTACCGTTGGTCCCACTTGAACCATTAGTTCCGTTAGT